CTAACCCTTATATCCATATGCGATCATAGCAATAGGGACATATGTAATTTTAATTGTACACGGGCGATTAACCACAATTCGATTTTTAACTGTTTCGTCTACATCTTGATATGTATTGATTAATCTAGGCAATAAGAAATTACAGTCCTTTCCTAATTGCCTACCATTTATGTTACTTGTCACAAGTTGAGATGTCCCATTAATAGTAATAACCTCACCCATACTGCAATTATCAATCTTAAATTGTCTGTCAATAATCAATAATTTATTCTCTTGGTTTACATAATAGCTAGAAACAGTTAAGTCGCCAGCTTCTTTACATGTAATAATATAGTCAGCGTTTATATAACCATATTTATCACTGTTGATTTCAAATTCTGTTTCTCGAATATTCGCTGATAAATCACAATTAATAAGCAAATCATCTTGTAAAGCATATGGTGTATTGGCTGTAAAAGTCAAATTAAAACCAATGATTTGATCATTTATCATCACTTGTTTTGCAGAAAAATTACCAATCCAGTAGATATTCTCATAACCAGAACAATTGATTCTGAATTTCTTGTTTTTGAGAGAAAGCCACTTTTGAATTTTTCTCGCTTGTGCAACAGTCAGATAATCTATATCTGAATTACACATGTTTACACATATAGAGAGTGGAAGAGTAAATGGCTCATCATATGTCGTAGAATATAAATTGAACCAATCCGATCCAGATGATTTTTCTTGATTTAGTTTTAATTCCACACCGACTTCCACCATACCTGAATTACTATCAAAATTACAACATATACAGTTAAAATCTGCTAATGTTTTATCAGCAAAGGTAAAATCATTTACTTTCACATTTTCACCTCCTTTATAACATAGCAATCCATGCTACAGTTGTACTATTAGCATCGGTTCGATTCAAATATATATCAAATCCTTTAGTTGTAACATTTGATACCGACACACATTTTACATATGTTCCAGGTTGTGCGGAGATAGGGGTAACAACAACAGTTGGCACTGCACTAAATGCGCTACTAAAGGCAACGGATGTTTTTGTTGGAGTATTTGCAGTTGCTTTACAAACAACAGTTCCTTTTTTGCAAAATCCAGAACTAGATCTAGCAAATAATTTTCCTTGTAATGTGACACCAAAATAAGGATTTCCAGAACTCCCTGTTTGTTCCATAATTAATCCATAATTAGTCGTAGAATTATTAACATTAATTGTTATTCCCATATTAGTAATTAATGTAGATGCACGTCCTCGTGTATCATCATCTACACCTACATTTACTTCTGTACCAAACACACGCCCATCTTTGCTTACTCTAAATGGGCAATCAGAATAATTATCGTGAGAAATTCCTCCTGTTGCAAATGTCCATGTTGTGTTTGCAGTTGGAATTTGCATTACTGAAACCTTTTCGCCACTATTAGCAGGATCTCCACTATATATTTTACCATCTGTTATAGTCCAACCTGCCAGACTTGCCCATGAAGCTCTCATTTTACCATCTTTACTTACTCTAAAAGGACAATCACTATAATTACTATGAGATGTGCCACCAACCGCAAATGTCCATAAATTATTCTTTTGTGGCATCTGCATAACCGCTACAGGATTATCTGCTGATCCATCACCACCATATAACTTACCATACTCAATGTTCCAACCGCCGATCGAACCTTTAATAGAATAGATACTGCCATCATATCCAACATGAAATGGTGCATTATTGCTATCATTACTGCCAGCCCAAAAAGCTTGGTTTTCACCCATTCCTGTACATGTATCGTCACTTCCTGTTATAAGATATGTATCTGTAATATTAAATCTACCAATCGTACCCTTCGAAGCATTTATCGTACCACTTATATTTGCATTGCTCGCATATAAATCGCCACTTGTAGTAACACCAAATTTCGAACCAGCGGTGAAACACCAACCAGAAATAGCGGATGAACCACCAATCGCTTTATTCTCTGTAGTTCCTATTGACATTAATACTGATTTATCTGTACCCCAAATTCCATTACTGAGATTGTTTGCACCAATTTTGAATCCACCAAGTTGTCCAGAATTACTTATAATAGTACCGTTCAGATATACATTATCCGCATATAAGCCATAACCGACACAATCATAAGTGCCACATTTTAATCCGTCAAGATACCCTAATCTTACACTCGGAATAGTATACACAGTGTCAGGATCAGAATTTGATTTACTTCCCCAAATGTCTACATAAGGTGCAGAATTTGCACTACCTATAGCAGACATTCTAATACCGACAGGTGAATATACATTCTCAGTAGTTGAGCCAATTTTTTTACCATATCTCTGATAGAGCATTACACTAATATCACTGTATGATGCGCCTTTTTTAGCCGTAGAAAAATGATCGGCTATTGAAGATTCGACAGTAAGTGTTAATGACATAGTATTAGCAGTTGTATTCAATTTAGCAGCCATAACACCGCTACATCTAATATTTAAGCCATCAATTTTACCTTGAAATTTAATTTTAGAATTTTGTGCCCAACGAACCCCTTGAATAGAATCAGAAGTAATTGCTGTTTTATCTAAGATAGAAACAGTAATAGTTGTAGCACTTGCTTTAGATACATTAACTGTTGCACCTGATTGAATATATATTATAGGAGCAACACAGAATTCACCACCTAAGTCTTGAATAGTATTTAATTCATACTTAAATGCTTTGAGGGTATCATTAACCGTTACATTGGTTGCTGTGATATTATTAGCAGCGAGAGAGTTATTAATTGTGACTGGGACGCCAAATTGAGCAGAAGATGTGTTGAATAAAACTCTGCTACCAGAATCGCCTACTTGAAAAGTCCCGTCCGTTCGTACCGTACTTTTGCCAAAATATACTCCACTACCAAAAGCAATTTGGTCGTTTATTCCTAGCCAACTATATCCGTTATCTCTGATAGCTATTTTATTATTGAGAGACAATTTTCCGTTGGTTGCCGAATTACCAACATTCAATGTACCAGTAGTAGTAGCATCACCATTAACAGTTAATTCACTTGTCGTTACACTCGTAGCAGTTATATCATTAGCATTTAATGTTTTTACGACCAATGAATCGCTGATATTTATATCTTCACAAAAAAGCTTGCCAAGCAGTCTAGTTGACCCTGTGACAAGCAAATTTCCTAATTGTGCCAAGTAAAATCACTCCTTTCTAAAGAGAGCAATTTACTTGCCCTCCACAACTGTATCTTCTTTAACTTCGTCATCTTTCTGAACCTTGTCCATGAACGAAAGCATATCAATATCACGGATATTTAATCTACAATCATCAGGAAGAGTATCATACACTGATTCCATATCGAATACAGAAAGAGTAATTTCGGTTCTGTCTTCTAATACTTCATCTAATTTACGCTGGCATTCCGCTGCATCAGCCTGATATTCCTCTGCAAATTCTTTCTTTACTTCAATTCTTTTTGAGCCATTAACCTCTACCTCTTCAGTCTTACCAGCTTCAATATATTTATTTCCTAATGACTGTGTTAATTCATTTCTCATTTCAATTAAACTCTGTGCAGTCTTATTTACTTCCTGCATATTTGTACGAAGTGCTAACTGTACTCTAAACGGCAGAACATTAAACTTTTCTTTATCTTCCTGTCTGCTCTGTGCATACCATTCTGAAATATTTACCAATTCAATGTTGTAAAATTCCTTTGTTGTAATCTTCTTATTAAATGACATAATAAATTCTCCTTTTTCTCAACTAAAATTAGGGCATATAACAGCCCATTAACTTATTCTCCATACGGTCTGAATATATGTCCGAACACGACATAGTAAGGTTTATTCTCATCATGAAGCACCTTATATTCAAACCAGTCCAATATAAAAATTGATATACATACAATCACAAACCAAGTGCAACAGAAGAGAACATTAAGTTGATTCTGTGCAAATGTTCCCCAAAGTCCCCTGTAGTCCCATATAGTAAAATCTTGATTGAATGTAATACCAAATAAATATTCCAACATGATAGAAGTCAAACCACCAAATAATACTTGCCATGCTAAATCCATATCATATGTGAACATATTGTTATACTGTGAAATGATAATTCCCACAATAAAAGCGAGCATGAACATCGTCCAATGTGTCCAACCTCGCCATAACATTTCTAAACTACAATATATAAAACCAGATACTATGCCAATGCTAGTTAACTGTAGTATCTTTTGTAGTAGTTTCTGTATTTTCGCCATCTGAATCACCACTTTCTGATGTAGAGGTATCCGTGTCAGGTGTATTATCTGAGCCATCTGTAGTTCCTGAACCACCCATAAATCCAACAATAAGTCCCTGTATAATCTCAAGAGTATTAGCTATAATCTCGTCATACTGTGCCTGATATGATTCATTAAGAGGTGTGTCATATGTATAAGACATAATTGTATCTCTGTCTGTCTCTCCGTCTAACTGTACACGAAGCAGATTACATTTAGTAGTTTCCTGAGTAATCTTTAACTGCATCTGAAGATAGAGTGATATAATTACTTTAGCAGGAAACATACGACATTCGTTGCCATTTGAGTGATATGGAAGATATGCAACTGCTGGATTCTGCATTGCAGTCAAACAGAGAGAAGAGATATTGTTCTGATCATGTTGTTCAAGGCTGAATGTCTCTGTGCCCTTATCTGTTTCTATTTGTACACCCTTTGATATTTCTGCTGTACAGGTATTATTGAGTACACCTTTCTTGTATGTCTTAATTTCCTCGTCAGACATTGTATTAAAATCTATAACAGGACTAACAATATCCTGTAAACTCTGAACTTGTTCAGCAAGATTACTCTTTGTTAGTCTAACCGCCAAGCAATCTACAAACTGGTTCACATCTTCATTGTACTGTGCGCCACAGTCTGTAATGTCAGAGTATGTATCATATATCTCATATAAGCCAACAGATATATCATTCTGGAATACCTGTATAGCTGTTATTTTCTTGAAATTCTCCTTCACTCCATGTAAGTAATCTGTCTGCAAATATAGCACAGGATCATTCGCAAAATCCTGTGCAGAAAACTTCACAAGAGTATAGGTTTCTTGATTATTAACTAGAACGTAACTTCGCATTTAACGCTCCTTTCTGCAAAATAAAAGAGCCTACCGAAGTAGACTCTATGTGTGTTAATTATTCTATTTTAAAATTCCCATATTTCGTTACAAACGATAAAATCATTCGCAATTCTGATTTTGATGTTATCGTTGATTGCGTATTTTAATAGATTCTCATCTTTAACAACCGCATCTGTTTCATATATTTCAGTAGTAATTAGATTCCCCTGCTTTGTTATATTACTCATTCTTCAATTACCTCGCCAGCTAACATTAAGTTTCCATTATTATCCACTGAAGCAGAGGATTGATATAATTCAAGAATATGAGAATCAGAAAGGGCAGTAGCATAGATGCGGAAATCAGAAAGTTGCCCATTAAGATAATTTGAAATACCATCTCCACCTTGAGAGGATGCACCAATTGTACCTACGTTTGAAATTAATTTCATATCTCCAACCGTATTTACCGTTTGTTTTAATATTCCATTAACATACAATTTTTTACAGGATGATGACCTAGTTACAACTACATGTATCCATTCGTTTGCTGATATTGTATAGTCTGAAAAAGTGCACTGTCCATTATCGTCAAACCTAATCTTATTGCCAATTTTAAATAAAGCAATTCCATTTCCAACGGCAGTTCTCATAGTGCATATAGTTGAATTACCAGTTATGTCATCAAATTTTACCCAACAAGATATTGTAAAATCTGTTGAAGAAGATGTTATAGGATTTTGAAATTTTAAATATTGGTTGTTTCCATTAAATACATAACTTCCTTTGTATCTAGGCGTATCACTTGACCAAGTAGGGCATGTAGAATCTGTTACACTACCATTGTTTTCATATCCACTTGTATCATAAATTATATTGTCATAAAAGGAAGCATCATCTTCAGGGGCTGATGTCCAAGGTGTAGCGGTAGAAGATTTTTCGAGTTTGACATTTTTAAGTCGTGCTGTAAAACTTGCTTCGACATTTGCGTTTGAATTGTAGAAAGATATATAATTTTGTTGCCCAACATTTGAAGATGCTTGCTGAGGAATAGTAACGGTTTGTTTTACATGATACCATTTATTTAATTCACATCCGTTTTGTCCTACTACGGGTAAAATATGTCGAGTTACCCCTCTCCAAGCTCCAGTTGCGGTTTCTCCACTTGGGGCATTAGTATATCTTTGTCCCATCCAGAATTCCCCCCTATTAGAACCTGTAGGAAAATTCCAAGCAGTGTACATTATGTCATACGACCATGTATATTTTTCGCCAACCGGGTAATCTCTGCATCCATATACAAATCCGTCATAAAGACTAATAGTTGCATAAGTTTTTTTTGATTTTAAAGTGAACTCTCCATATTCGTCTGTTACAGTTGGAAAATTTTTGAAAAAACCTGCTTTCTCGTTTCCTTTACCGTTTTTGATCAGATTCCTACCGCCAATCTTTCCGTCAACTTCTCCAAGAAGATAATGACAGACTAATCCTTTTGATATTTCTTTAACTTGGCGTGGGGATAAACACTCATTATAAATGCGGAAGTCGTTTAATTTTCTATAAGCATTTTGCCAAACAACCCTTGTCTGATATTCAAAAGATGATGAATTACTTACGCCGCTATATGTATATTTTTTGATACCATTAATATAAACTGTCATAGTTGGATTATGATATGTTATGGTAACATGTGTCCATTGATAAGATGGTAATACTCCCTTGTAAATTGGAGTCATCATAAATGCTTTTGCAGCATCGTTCATCCAACTTAGATGTAAATCATTACATGTAGGATATTGAAAAATAGAAAACTTCCGATTATTAAATTCTACATTATTATTAATATTTCCAAATATTGTGCTACCTTTTGACCCTTCTTCTGCATTTACGTATATCCAAAAACACATTGTCAATGCTTGGTTATTTAAAATTTTAGATGTCATTGTAGCACTCATATCAAACTGCCCTTGTTCAAGACATTTTCCTAACTTACCATCATTAGAAAATGTTGGGTCAATACTGGTAATAAATTCATCATTAATCAATCCTTGATTTTTTATCACCCCATCTGTAAATGGTAGCCATAAACATAACAATCTATCACGCCCCTTTCTCTAAAAATGGGAGAGTAGCACCGTTCTCTACTCTCCTAAAATATTATCTATGTTCCTATGCAAAAACAAAGTTTAAGCACTGTAATTCGGCGTTATATTCTAACGTAACGGCATCTCCAATCATTGCCTTATCTGCGCTTATTTGTCCCTCAGAAGCGATTCCTCCCTTTACTTTCAGTGCGCCAGTGGTCTTACTGGTCGAAGCTGTGGCAGATGAAATCGTTGTTTCCTTCGAGAAGGTTTTTGATCCTGATATAGTCTGTGTTGTATCTATTGTGACATATTTAGATGTAATTACATTGCCTGCACCATCTTGGGTAGCTTTGGTAGCTGACGAAGCATTTCCAGAAAGATTACCAGTTACATTGCCAACTACATTACCTTCCCAACCATTAGATGTTATCTTGCCGAGAAGTGTGTTTGTGCCTGATTGAGATTGATAAAATTGAAATAATCCTCCAAATTCATAGAAGTTCATATAATCTTGTCCTGTATGACCAAGCAATAAAGCATGATCAGTAGACGAACTAGATCCACCCAAAAGGTATCCATCAACTTTTAAATCACCTGTAATAACTCCACCAGTAAGAGGAAGATATGTTGAACTAATCACATTACCATTTCCGTCTTGAGTAGCTTTTGTAGCAGAGGTAGCCTTCGTTGCAGTAGTAGCATTACCTGTAATAGATATACCCCATGTGCCACTTGCACCTGTACCATCTTTTTTAGGAACATAATCAGTGTAATTATTACTTGATAAAACGGTCTGCCATGAACCATATACACCTGCTTTTTGACCACGCATTTGTAATTCTGGATTATCATTAGCAGACATAAACAACTGACCATCATATCCTGCTGTATTATCCCAATAGAAATGTAAAATATGTCCATCAGATTTTGGCTTATTCGTAGTCATTAATTTTGTTGCTTTAAATGTAGCTAATCCACCACTACCTGTAATGGCTATATTAGCATTTGTAGGACGATTACTATACAAATTAGCTAATAAATTAGCCTTTAAAGCATTGCCACCAACACTGTCACTCAGAGCATACTTCGTGCTAGAATTTAATGCATCAGTAATACCATAACCACTTAGCGTAGTAGGATTAGTACCAGCCGTTACATGACCATAAGTGTCAACAGTAACAGATTTATATGTACCAGCTTTCACACCACTTACATTGTGTGTAATCGCAACTGTCTTATCATCACCTACCGTAGCAGCTAATGCACCACTTGCAGTTACACCTGAGAAGTCGATTGTACCACCGCTAGAAACCTTGATAGAATCCAGTTTACTACGTTCCTTTTCGGTCATAAGACCAAGACCAGTCGAACCTATTGCAGTCTGAAGATTAGCCTTTGTTATAGTAATCACGTTGCTTACACATGAATAGTCCGTACCAGCAAGAGTCACCTTTGAAGCATAATTATGTGTATGACTTGATGAAGACGCTCCAATATCAGAGAGAGAAAATGATATGTCTGATGCGCCATCAAATGACTTCTTAGCTGAACCAATTGTAATATTTCTAGCCGTTGTCAACTTACTTGCCGATAAAACATTCTTGGTTGAGTCAGCCGTATTATCTACATTACTAAGACCAACTTTAGATTTCGACAATGCAGGGATATCAGCTTCAACAAGTGTTCTAAATGTTGCCTTTCCATCTGATCCATTAGGAGCTGCAAGTATAGTATTTTTTGTTCGAGTGCCTTGAGCATTATAAACATAAGTTTCCCAATCAGATATATTAGCCATAGTATGTGTGTGTGCAGATGGTGCAAATGTCTTTGGTTTATCGGTAATTCCACTCCAAGGAACATTAGATGCAGTTCCTTTTAAGTTACCAATCAAGCCATTGGCGAATCTAGCTGCACCACTAACAAGAAGTGTTCCTGCTGTTAGATCATCTACGTCTATTGAGCCACCAAATGACACATTCTGACCAACAGAATCAAAATCTTTTCTAAGGTATGTGTCTGAAATTGTATTGCCGTTTCCATCCTGAGTTGCTTTTGTTGCACTTGCCACATTAAGAGTAGATGGATTAACCCATGATGGGGCAGAAGTGCCACCACTCTGTAATATGTAACCAGCAGTTCCAAGAGATAACTGCGATAATGTTCCACTTGCACTTGCATATACAATACCGTTTGTAGTCCAAGATGATTTTCCCGTACCACCATAAGCAACGCCCATAGTTCCAACTGTCAAATCAGCCGAGCCATTCCATGACTTTCCATTAACACTCAATGTATGAGTAAGTTGATTAGCCTTACTAGCTATAGCAGTGAGAGTACCATTAACAGTTAAATTACCTGTGACTGTACCACCTGAGATTGGGAGATATGTACTACCTACAGCATCCTTACGAGCATATTTATCTGAAAGCTTTGTACCATTTTCATAAATAGTACCATCTTTATCTACCTTGAATAGATATTCCCAAGTAGACTGAGAAGAAGACGGATCTTTAACTCTACGAATATATAAGAATTTATTATCCCATTCGTTCTTAGAGCCGAAGATAGGTTCAACCATACCCATATCATAGTATTTCTGTGTTTCTTTATCGAAGACATAGTTACCACCATTGATGGTTGTCCATCCCGATTGAATACCGAGACTACCATCTTGAGACATAAGATACCAATGACCAGCCGTAAGAGCAGCGTTACCCTTAGAAATCAATGCACTATATTCTACACCGTTCACAAGTGCATCATCTTTGTTCCTAATATTATCAAACTCAGCAGAGCCAATATACCAGTTATTATTGGCATCACCAAAGTAACCTGCATCAGCATTGACTGTACCTTGATAAAAGGCATTGCCAACTGAATCTAAATAGAATCCAGGTGTGTGAATTTCTCCATTAGACAAATCAAGAAACGTACCAAGTGAACTATATGTTCCATCGTTACCAGCTACATAATTGTTTGACTTCAAGGCATCTGTTTTGAGCTTTCCACCTTCAATAATCGTTGCTGAACCATCAGGAGATTTGATGATGAACTGTTTTGTGATTGCCGCAACAGCAGAATCTGTAAGAGTAAGGGAGGTGGAAGATGAACCTGATTTTACGAGCCATAAGAACTGATCCAAGGACTGTTGTGCCTTTGTTTCGGCTTCTTTTGCAGTTGTATTAGCTGAAGTAGCAGTGGTCAATGCATTAGACGCATTTGTATTAGCTGTATTAGCCTGTTCTCTTGCGACAGTAGAAATAGAAAGAGCACTATTTAATCCATTAGATACGATAGGAGTAGTTGTCTCTTGTGTATTGTCGTCATAAATAACAAGTGTTCTTGTCCATATATATTTTCCCTCTGACCATTCTGGTTCTTTATCCGACCAACCTTCATTTGGTTGTAAAACGTTGCTGTCAGAAATGGCATACTGAGGAGTAATAGATTTTACACCTTTACCCTTTATACCATTTTCACCTGGTTTACCATCTTGACCATTAGCACCTGATATACAAATAGCTTTTGCTGTTTGAGAATTATCTGTTCTGTCCTTGTAGTATGTAATAACTTTCTGCCACACATATTTTCCGCTTATCCATGTAACACTATTTGTTGTCCATTCGCCACCAACTAACTCTGTAGCAGAATCAGATTGGTAGAAATAGGTTGTTACATGATCCACACCTTTTTCGGCAAGTTCACGGATTTTATTCGTTTCAACCTTTAAATCTTCTGTAGCCTTGTTTGCTTTATCGGCAGATGCTTGTGCTTTTTCGGCTGCTTGTTGAGCAAGTGCTACTAACTTTTTAGCTGTGTCAAGGTCAATGATAACCTCTGATATGGTCTTTCCATCAGAACCAACTTCTGTGCCTTTAATCTTCAGATATCCACCATCAATTGTAAGACCATTTTCGTCTATAACAATAGACTTGTCTTCATTGTAGATTTGAAGTTCCTTACCTATTATAAGATTACCAACTACAGTCTTAGCAATGATGCCGTAATCTTCAACAAGATTACCGTTGATATCAGTATATGTAAATCGTCCAACGCCCGTTTCAATTGTCTCCCAACCGTCTTTGGTGAGATATAGTCCGTTGTTTACAATCTTTAACTGCTTTAACGAAAATTCATTATACACATCATCCCAAGATCGAGCTAATAAACCATTTTTGGTAAGTGTTACTGTTTGCTCTTTAGAATTACTGAATGATATATTATCACCAAGTAATCCATTATTTGTCCAATCTGAAACTGTTTTTGTCGTACCTTTTGACTTATCTACTTGATCTTTAACAGAAGAATAAGATGTAGACATAGATTTTGCTGACTGCAATACAGACTCTACATCTGAATAACCAGAATAGATTTTTTCTACAGTAGAAAATTCTACAGGTATTTCTGACAGATTATCGTAATCAACCTGATAAGAGAGCAGACGAAGTGAGTATACCTTCTCGTCAATACCGACCTTAATAAAATTACCAACTTCAAATTTATCTACAATTGGTTTGAATTCTGGCAGAGCAAGTAGATTGCCCATTGTTGTGTTAATGGAATACTGTAAGTTTCCTGCCTTATATAATTCTCTCTGCGCTGCCTTAAATAATTCGGTGGCTCTCTTGATAAGTTCCGTATTATTTAATCCAGTAGAAGAGTAGTTTGAGTTATTATAATCATCTTCACGCCGATAAGAATAGAATAAATTCCATAAGTCAGTGCCGAGATATTTCTGTAAATCTAACTCTTTTTGAATTGACTGTTTCAAAGTTTGCAGAACACCAGTTGACTTGACTGGATCAAATATAGCTTTAACACTATTTAATTCGCTAGTTCTTGTTTTGATCTCATTATTGATCCACATCAATCTGTTTGCGTAGAATTTTTGATACTTCTTTTTAAGCTCGCTGTTATTATATTGTACATCTACAGAATCTTCTGTAAATCCATTTGTTACTATATCTTGGCAAGCTTGGAATTCTGTATACATATTAGTAAGCTCAGTCAATGAATAATATGTCAATTCCTTTTTAAAATCTGTATCTGATAAATCAAAACTGGTTATCTGCTTATCTTTGAGTTTCTTTGATTCAGCAGTCATACGCTTGATTTTTTGCTCAATATACTTCTCGTTATTTTCTAATACTGTACAAGTTATATCAACAGATCCTGTCAGATATTCTTCATTTTCGTCCTGTTGAGTTAAACTTGTAATTGTAACAGTACAGGAATATGTTTTAGTTTTCGTGGAAGAATTGTAAGCAGACAGCGATTTCGTTTCAACCGAAATATCATAATATGCTGTGCTGCAAAATACTTGACATAATTTTTCCAATGTATTTCTTACTACACTGGATTCAATTGAAGATACTTTTGTTACAGCAACTCCACCCAATGCTTTGATACCATTTTTTATTGATGTTAAACTATCCTGAACCCCTAGTCCATTTATATCAATTACTGGCATCATACTATCATTAATGTAGTAATATAAATCAGTAGCATCATACCGAGCAGCGATGAGAGATGAATAACCCACAAGAGGGTTAGCTAACTTATTAAAAGTAACTTTATCCTTATCATCATCTGAAACATTAGCAAATTTCTTGGTTATGGAAGTAACGACATTATTGTAGTTTGTAACTTTCGTAGAATCCAAAGCCATTTTTCTTGTTTTCTGAATTTCGTTGTACAGTGCATCATATGACTTTAATTTATTTTTGAGATTGTCAGGCATATCTGATAAAACATCGTCAGAAAAGTAATAAATATACTGTGATCCGTTTGGATTAATATTACGAATAGTAGCATTCATTAAATCATCTGCACCAGTCACATAAAAGCAGTTCTTTAAAGAGTCTTGATTTGACTCCAAAGTAATACTTTTTGTTAAATTGGTACTGTTGATTAATACATTTGTATCTTCACCATATTTATTAATTACTTTTGTTGATCCACACTCAGGACATGTATCAAGAAAATCTCCTCTGTATTTACATGCAGTGCATGTGCTATATAAATCATATACTGAAATAGTTCTTTGTTCAGAATTAAAAGAGAATAAACAATGATACGCTTCGGCAATATCATTTTTTAGTGCCGATAAGGTATCTGTTCCATCAAATGTGAATTCGTGTACTGTTGATAATTCTCTAAGAGTAGAATCCACATGAGCAATTGAATAATGTGGTGCTTTTTCTAATACACGATGCAGAAGAGAAGCATGTGTAAGAATATATTTCTTTCTAGCAATTACAGAAGCAGTTGTTGGATATGCTGTTTTATCTTTAAGATAATCATATTTTGACTTTGCCCATATTTTTAAATTATCTTCTGAATCATAGTCATCAGGATCTCGATATAATACAGTTGGGAAGTTCTCATCGTACAAATCATTTGTCATGTCAGCTTCCGTATTAATCTGTACTCCATGTAGATTGATATTCGATAATTCAGATTCACACAATGCTGTACCTGTAACAGATTTTGATAAATCATCTGGATCTTCTTCATTCACCGAAACAGCAATTTGAAATCGTTCTTTCAGTTCAGGTATATATATAATTCTAAAATCCACTAACTGATCCCATAGTGGATGTTTTATTCCATTGTTAAATTTATGTATTTTAAATGATATTTCATTTGCATCATTAAAATTGTTTTTATATGTTAAGCCAGAGACATTAGTAATTCCTCCATTACCGATTGTTTCAAAATTTTTGTGCTGTAATAGGAGAGTAGGAGTCTCTATTAAACCTTGGCTATTAAATAATACTTTCGCCATTTACAAAATGCCTCCTTATTTTAATTTTATTTATTATCCATTTCTTGATTCATCTGTTCGTGATATTCATTTGCGTCAAGTTGTAATTCATTTATCATGTGTTCGTAGTCAGTCTTGAGCTGTTTACACTCATCTAATAAGTCTTCATATTCTTCCTTCGCTACGAGAGTAGCTTCGATCTGTGTAGCGAATTTTCGCACATTATTTTCCCGTATATACTTACGCAATTCTTCATTTTCTGCCTTTAATTTTTCGATTTTCTTTGTCTTGGATGATTTATATCTCACAAATATCCACCTCCGATTTAATGTGTTTTGATGAGAAAATAAGCATAATAAAAGAGAGGAATTGTGACATTCCTCCCTGTTACTATGTTAATATTTAATTTTTAGTATTTCCGTATTCCAAGTGAGTTGTGATTAGGTGATAAAGATCCTACTGTAGTATCTTTAATCATATTACGAACTCCACCCGTATTATTTTTAATAGCGTCCTTCATAGAACTAGCAAACTGCTGTGGATTCTGTACTCCCTCTAAGTTTACATCACCAATAGTGATATTGATGTCATTATCCGTTCGATTAGTAACAGGCATATTTGGCATTCTAAATGCATTACCAGTATACATATTACTAAACATCATAGGATTCTTTGCAAAATCCATCAATGTTTTAGCCTGTTCAGCAGTGAATATCATATCATTCTGACCAACAGATTTCAGTACACCCTTAGACACATCATACTGTAACTCTGTGCCATCTTCACCGAGATTAGCAATCATATCATAAGGAATACTCTCTGAACCACGTCTGAATCCTTTAATACCAGATTTGTGAAGTGTCTGCCAGAATGGCGAAGTAGCTTTATTTGAGAATGCGTAACCAGTCAAGTTGGCAAGATGTTGTAATGCTTCCTTTGACAAAATCTTACCAGTTTTACCACCATACGATTTCCATATAGCTTGATTAAAAGCATCATAATCAGATATTTTTTTACCCTTGGCAGGATTAATTAAACTGCTATTTATGAAATTCTGAATCTCACGTACCCTGGACTTTGACAACTTTTTACCTGCATCTGTTCCAGAACTTGTCGTTTTTGAAGTAGATTTGTTTTCAGAGCCATTTCCACCACCATAAGCTGATGTTCCACCAGAAGAATTACCAGATTTGTTCCCTTCAAGTTCTTTAATCTGATCTTGTAAATTTTTAATGCGATTCGCAACATCCTGTTTCTGTGCTTTTGATGTTACCTTTTCTTCTTTTAGTGCTTTAATCTGCTGATTTAATGCATCTATCTGTTCTTGTTTCTGTTTCAGTTCTTTTTCTTTTTCACTTGTTGTCTGTGAATCATGAGCCGTTTTATCATACTTTGCCCATGCCTTTTCTAAGAAAATCCTAACTCCATTAACCGCATCCGTTGTATTCTTGGTAATGTCGCCATTAGCATACATTTTAAGTCCATCTTTTGTAGCACTATAACCAATAGTAGATAATGTCTTGTTAATGACATTATTATCACTTGACCAATTCTCGTTGATTGTATCAATAAGACCTTTGAATTTATCATCCAATGTGTCAATGATATTCTGGATACTTTCGTCCAAATCATCCTGGAAGTCTGAGAGCATATCCTGTGTAGCAGAAACATACTGGTCAAACTGCGTATCTTTGAGATCTTTCTCAGCATCTTTGAGTGAAACATTTAATTCCTGAACTTTTGCTCTTGCTTCTTCAGAAACATCACCAGAATATGCCTGAAGTTGCTTACGGATATTAGCAATCTGTTGAGTCTTATCACTAATATTGTTTGCATAATCATAAGCATTCTTTTCAGAACTAATAAGATCATTATATTGGTCGATCAAATCAGAAATATGATTCCTGAGTGAAGTATAGCCATTTTCAATGAGATCAATCACGGCATATTTTTCATCTTGTGCCCCTGCAATTGCATCCTGATATGATTTAACCAATTCTTCTTTGTGGGCAATCAGTTTTTGATTATACGGATCGTCCGCAAGTTGTTTATTAATCTTCTTAATTTCACTCTGATACTTTTTGGCTTCCGTTTGGTAGACTTTGTAGTTAGATACATGTAATCCGGCAACAGCGTTACCTTCTTTTGTTAAGCCACCAGTCTTATCGGATGTCAAATCCTTACGAGACAATTCATTGATAACGAAGTCAGTCTCTGTTGTAAGATTCTGCAACTTAGAAACATATTCATCTACACGATCCCAACGTACCTGTAAAATCTGATTATTATATTCAGCAAGTGCCTTTTTCGCATCATTAATGGAATTGGTTGTGTCGTCAATTTGCGACTTCATATCATACCATTCCGTACTTCCTTTTTTGATGCTTCCATTAGCTACACTGTCGTCTAATTCTTTGATCTGTTTCTTACGTTTTTCTATAAGAGAATCGTATTCTTTTTGTTCGGTCTTTTGTAAACGAACATACCAATTAGCAGAAGCTCCATTACCACGCTCCTCATATAAAGACATTTTGGCATTTAACTCTGTAGCAGTTTGTTCATATTTATGACGTTTGTTATCTATCTCTGTTGAGATATTGGAGAATTTCTGCTGTGCCAATTCCGCTTTCTGTGTAATAGCGGTCTGCTTATCTATTTCAGCCTGTTTTCTTGCCTGATCTAATGACTCACGAGCATTATTATAACGGATACACGATTCATAGAAAGAGCGAGAGATATATCCCCTTTTATAGTATTCTGTGATCTTAGATATTAATGATGCAGAAATTGGTTTCTTAGATTTTGCCTGTGAACGTGCCTTTTCAACGACATTTGATACTGCTTTCTGACCTTTGCTTCCCAATCCGTTATAAGCCGTTGCTGTGGCAGACTTATTCATAGTCTTTCTTGCAGATTTTACAGATGAAGCATATTGATCAATTTCAGCTTGATTATTCTTAGCAATTGTATCATATCCAGAAGCTTGTTTATTAAGATATTTGTTCTTAGTCTTTGCCGTAACAGCATTATCAGATTTTGAACTATTCAAATCCATAGTATCATTTGTGGCATCGTCTTTGTTACTATACTTCTCTGTAATATTCTTAATCGCATCGGTGTAATTGCTAGAATAAGCTGTTGCGTATTCCATCCTAGCAGTTTCAGCATTATCAAGAGCTACATTGTATGCATATAACCGATTATACACGTAAGTAGAATGTGCACTGATTGTAGATAAATCCGCATCAGATACAGCAGTCTTGTTCTTAATCGCTTTCTGAGCATTCAACAGAGCAGTGCGATATTTAGTATCTTTCGTTCCTTTAATAGCATTAGTAACCGAGCCATTTGCCGATGCAGCCACCCCATTTGTATCACGGGTTACATTCTGCACATAGTCACGATATGTTGCGTTCTGTTTGCCAAGAGAAGAATTAGAAGCATTAAGCTGTGAATTTTTTGCTCTGGCTGAATTAGCTACTGTATTTGTCGCAATATCATTATAGCCTGTAATCGAATCGATTTTAGCGTCACGCTGTTTATCACGGACATCCTTCAGATCCTGAATATAGGTGCGAATATTCTTGTGCAGTTCTTCTAATGCGTTAGAAGCATCCTTACCTTTGTTATACCATTCTTGATAAGCAGAGATAACTTCCCGAATCTCATCTGAGTATTCTGAAATATTCATGCTACCATCCGCAACACGAGTCGCAATAATATCGGCTGTTTTCTGTGAGATAACCTTACTTGCTACCGCTTTATTTAGAATTTTATTTGCTTGTGCATAGTATTTATCTCTAGCAGTTTCTTCATAACGAACCTGTACATTTGTTGTGTCTATGGCATTACTATAATTCTTAGCAGAGGATGAATACTTCTTATCATCTAACTGGGATTCAGCCTTTGAGATGTATTTACTAATCTTATCCGTCTGACGTTCCAGTTTGACTTCTATCCAGTCGAAGAGAGTAGAGAGCCAATCTTGAAGTTTTTCAAGTGGGGTTTTCTTTTTGGTGGACGAACTAGAACCGCCACCGCCTCCATTAGAACCAGATCCACCAACACTAGGCGTTGTATTAACTTTCTGTTCAATATTGACTTTAGTAAGATTTTTCATTGCAGCAAAAGAGTTATCCAACGCTTCCTGTTTTTGAATGGCTTCTTGAGAATTATTTGCTTTAATATTACCATTGTCGTCTAATACAGAACTTTTGATGTTTTGATATGCTCGAATCGCTTGTGTAGCTAGATCTAATCCTTCACATAAAGCAAGAAGATTTTGAATATCTCCATCTGTCGTTAATGTAGGATTGTTTAATTTCTTTAATGCAAGCAAAGCAAGAGCCTGTGCGCTTACACCAGATTGCTGTGCTTCTTTTGCTAATTCAGCTATTTCACTTACTGTAGCATTGGCAAACAAATCCGTTGCATTTTCAGCAGTGATTTTTACACCATTTAAATTTAACCCAGCTTTTATTGCTTCTTCAGTTGCAACTTTTTCTTCACCAAGATTTTTGGCAAGTGCGGCTTCCACTACAGCAGTCGCATTTGTGATTCCCATTTTAGATAATTGTGCTTCATAATACTCTCTATTTGAATCATTCAACAAAGAAAGGGTCGCATTCTCATTAACATATTCAGTTGCAAGTTTATTTGCAGCTTCCTGACATTCAGCCATAGAAGAAGAGGAGTCACCAAGTAATTTTGTGAATTCATCCCATGAATCTAATCCCTTGATTGTAGCATCGAATCCTGTGAAATCATCTACGCTAACGATACCATCAGACAATTTTGTTCCCAGAGCACCAGTAATATCCTGAATGTTCTTACTCATTTGTCCAAGTTGGGAGTTTTTGTCGGATAGGCTGTTGATGTATTTAACTGCTTCTTCGGCAGACATACTTAAACCGTCAAAGTAATTCTTTGCTCCATCAGTCTCAGAAAACGTTTTGATCGTAAGTTCACCCTTATCTGCTAAAGCAGTCAGAGCATCGGCTACTCCTTTTGTAGAATCATCAGTAGAAGCTTTAAGCTGTTTCCATGCCTCTGCCATAGTAGTTGGAAGTCCTTTGACTTCTCCACCAGCTTCTTTTACATGATCCGTCCATGCTTGGATTGCTTCATCAGCATCTGTGATGTCGGCAGTTACTTCATTAAATTCCGTGAGAGAGTCTAAGTCCTGACTAATTCCGTTCATATCAAGGAAGGTGGAGATTTTGCTTGCATCTTCATTACTTGGTTTATCTTGAGTACCGTTTTTAATTTGCTGTACATCTCTAGCATCGACTTTTGTTTTGAAACGGTTAACAATACTATTATAAGCAGCATTAATCTTTGGTAGTTCTTTTTCATAGTTAGATGCGTCATCATCTACAAAACTAAATCCTAATCTAATTTTTAGATCTGCCCAATCTTCCTCTCCAATGGCATTGGCGAGATTTTGAACTAATTTGTCTATTTGTTCTTTTATCTCTATTGGGTTTAGTTTAGTGTCATCAACATCGAATGTAAATAATTCAGTATATGCCTCTACAACTTGTCCCTTATCTGATTTGATATCATTAATTAAATTATTTACAAATTTGCGAGTTGCGTTTTCACTATATAACTGGTTTTTATCAATTACATCTTGAGACAAACTATTTACATAAGTGTCAAATAATTGTTGCTGCTGATCAGTTAATGTATAATACGCATCACCTGATTGACCAATAGCGGATATTACATCACGAATTGAAGCTACACTAGCATCTATTTCTGATTGATACTTTTGAATTAATGCTGTCTTTTCTTCTATATCTTCGTTTGTTAATTTATGTTTTCCGAAAACGCCATCGTATCCCGAATCAATTTCAGCTTGCAATTGAGCAATCTTTTCGTAATTACTACTACCAAACATCTTGGGATTTCCAACTGTCGTTCCTCCAGCATTTACATGATAAATTTGATAACCATAGTTTTCAAAAACATCTTTAACAGAATCTCCGTTATCATTTTTCCCAGTGACGAGATCCAATGCTTTTTTCTTTTTATAATTATCATATTCAGCACTAAGATCTTTGAGTTTACCTTGAACAAAACCGATTTTGTTACCCTCATCATCATAACGAGCAAGAAGGTTTGGCATCATATTAGATATTTCTGAAATTACTTGCTTATAAGTGTCATATTCATCAGTAGTAAGACTAACGTTTCTACCTAATGTATCTACGCCTTTTGATAATTTTGTATATTGTTCTTGTAAATCAGATAATTTACTATCGTTAGAGGTAAATTCTTCATTCATGGATTTAAAAGAATTAGAAAAACTTTCAGATGATTCTTTTGCGTTATCTGCCGCATGAGCTAAATTATCTAACCCCTTGATTGCTAATGAGATGATAGCCGATATTCCGAGAGACACTAACATATTACCTGCCATAGCAAGACCTTTGAGAGCAACTTGACCTGCTTTTACACCAATGATCATTTGCTTTAATCCGTTATTATAAGCAATAGCCGATTGTTTTGCTGCATTCTGAGCATTTTTTACATCATCAAGAGATACCTTGGTAAGATCATTTGTTTGAACGAATTTTGTTTGCCATTTTTCACCTTCTGCTAATCCTTCAAAGTATTTTTGCCAACTAGACTGATTAGAATCAACTAATTCTTTTTGTTCCAATAGATTATCTAAAATACCTTGCGGATTTTTTTCATAAACAGAAAGATCTTTTAATTTATCTTGTATATCAGATTTAGTAATAATAAATTTATCACTTAAGTCTTTCTTAACGGAAGAATTTTTCCACGCATTTGCAATATTAGATATTGTATAATCATTTGTTACAATTAATTCTTCAGAAACTTTTTTGAATCTATTTCCAATATCTTCAAATGATTTCCCCAATATTCCAAATTTCGATGAAAATGTATCTTTATCACTGTCAAATGTTTTGAATATCATACTATTTTATTACAAGTTGTTTGAGGACTTGTTGAATTTTATTATATGTGATACAATTTTCATAAATTGGAGGTGTGTCATCATGTTAATGTATTGTAAAAAATGTGGAAGAACAATTATAGATTCAGAAAAATGTGACATTTGCAACTCTATAACATATGAAGTTCCTGAAGAATATCTATTACTATATAATGGAAAAATTTATAAAAATAATTTGAATGAAAGCAAAAAAGACCAATTCATAGAAGAGTGCGTAAAATCTTCACCAGAATTTGATGAATATCTCTTTAATAATAGAGACAGAATTAAAGCACAAAAATCTGCTGAATATGAACGAGATATGGCTATCGGTGATGCAATACGTCAAGGTGCAGATGTTAAAACTGCTTTTCGCAATGGTGGTCAAAATATGCCGAAATGTCCTACTTGCGGAAGCCTTAACGTCAAACGTATTGGTGGAGTAGAACGTGCTGCTTCGGTAGGAATGTTTGGATTATTCAGTAAGAAGATCAATAAAACTTTTAAGTGTGGTAATTGTGGATATACTTGGTGATTTTGGTGAGACTTGGAAGTGTAACAACTGTGGAAATAAGTTTTAATAAGATATGGAATAGAAGAGTAGTGAGAAATTGCTACTCTTTTTTTAGTCAGATTGAGTTAATAGAACATAATGAAAAGAGCAGGAAATAATTTATCCTGCCCTTTTCATTACTAACTTGCGGACAATATTAATTGCCCCATTCTTTTTCCTTTAAAATAATCATAGTTTTAATCCTCCTTAAATTGCCAATTAATTTTTATAAGTGAACCAATTTTAGGCTTAGTTATCTTACATGTATATTTATGGTATATAGTATTATATGAGTGTTCCAGTTTAGGATGAACTACATCTTCTTGTTGATTTATGGATTTTAACATACATTTTGGATCTCTTTCAAGAAGTATATCACTTTCAAACGAAATTGTATAGTAAAAATTTCTGATCGGGTTTTTAATTCTAAGGCTAGTGCTATTACCAGATTCTAAATCATTCAATAGCTGTTCGTCATTTATTGAATCAATATCTAATTTCCCATCCTTAATAGGGAACATACCCGGTATACTCATCACATAAACAATTTTATATTTTTTATGAGGCTGAATTCTACTATAATTAAACCTAAATTCCCATCTGAAAACCTTGTTATTATTTTTAAGAGTTATATTCTCCACATCATTTTCGTCATCTTCATCTGTCCAATATTTCTCTTTAACAGAAGATATGATATTGTCATCTGAATAATACCAAAATCCATATTCATGAAACCTATCTTGAATACTTGTCTTTTTCATATTGGTCAATGCAGGAAAACATGCATTCTTCTTTCCATCAGAGATATCTAATCCTCGTTTTAAAAAAGATTTTTCTTTTCTATTAAACACCATATCAAATTCATTGATAATAACGCCAGTTCCATCATTATAGATAGTTACATGTTTGTGATAATTTTCAAAATAATGTGTTACTCTTTTGTTTCGGAAAGAATGGTGAGATCGTATAAAATAACCAACATCAATACCATTTTTTATCATTTCAATTAAACTTTTTATGTCTGAAAATTTGACCATATTACGCCCCCAATTATTAGTATTTTTTTTCATTATATACCAATAATCGACACAATACTATCAGAACATTTGTACGCATTCAGAACTCTTATCTATTTCTTTGCCATACGAATGATATAATGTATATATTACTTATTCACAAAAGGGTAGTGGAGGCACATATGATGACAATTTCATATCCCGAAGGGACTACAGTTTCTGGTGAGATTATCAAACTTGATAACTTTGTTGTGATCACACGGACATATTCAAATGGGGTTAAGATTATGCTTCGTGAATCTGAGAATGGAGTGTCAATTAATATCACTGGGCTGGAAGAAGAGTAGTACAATAAAAGACACCTTAGTTGGTGTCTTTATTTATATTCAACATATTAATTATTCCGTCTATATCTGGTGTCATAAAATGTTTATTACCAGATTCACATTGTTTTAAATATTCCTGACAAGATTGTATTATATCTGATTCGTTATCGTCAATTATTTTCTTTACCAATATATCAAATGATTCACTTATCAAATAAGATTGTACATACATGTCATCAATTGGAAACAATTTAATATAATGTATTCCATGCGAATGACGAGGCTTTGTTTTTGAATTTGGTGGTAATGAAAAATATTGATCTTTTGGCGTTTTGGGTGATATATTTGAACGAAGAGGTACAACAAACTTATGATATTGTTCCTTATACTTTAATTTTACAATTAAAACACTTGGACGACCATCTTCGTTAAACATAAGTTCCTTATGCACGTTGTTTTCTTTACATTTATTGAAAAATTCATTAGATATTTTAACTAACCTCATCTTTTGCTCCTATAAAGAAAGAGCCATCTCTGGCTCTTTCTAACTTACAATTGGATAATATTCTAATTTTACATCCCGTTATCCACGGAGATATACTTACAATTGAATGATATTCTAATTTTAAGTCCCGTCATTCACGGAGACAAACATACAGTTGAGTAATATTCTTGCCGTTACTCACGACTTACTAGAAATCATCTGATTTCTTACTTATATTATATATTGTAACACATAAAAAATGTCACCAAAACAAGAAAAGTTTTTTGTGCATAATTACTATTTGCTTAACATTTCCTTTAACTCATCAAAGCTCAAGCCTTTTTCCTGAATCAGCTCGTCCAACTCAGAAAGTCTTTGCTGATGAATCTGTTCTTCAAGTTCTTTCTTTGCTTTCTTCATTTCTTTTAATGAGTTTTCCATGTTTTCGATTTCAGTTGTGATTTTTGTTAATTGTTCATCTAATGTGAGATTTTTGCGTCCTCTTGCCATAATTGACCTCCTGCCTAACTTTTTGAAAAAAGTATAGTGCAAAAAAGTCTTGATTGTCAATGGTTTTCGCATTCCATAAATCGACAAGAAATCGAGATTTACTTGGTTTCGTTCCATCTTATCTACCTCTAGGAACTGAGAGGTCAAACTGATTTACACGAGGTATGAGATAAGTTCATATCATTTAACATGTCGTGCCATGAGTACGGAATGCATATTATAGTAGCATCGTTTCATATAACTACTACCAACGGTTGTCACTCTCTGAGGGCTTACCATTTTAAAGGTCTATCCCTGCGAACCAACTGAATTCATGAATTTTTACTGTGCCTATTTAGTTTCCTTATAATAGGGTAGTACCATGAGTTTTACAGCCTTCCTCGCATATTGCGTCTTCGTTTATCGTATGTATAGCATACTTATCATAGTCCAAACTATCGTATCCGATAGAAACCCTATGATGTCGGTACGTTCAAAACAATAACAATGATTTGATTAATACGCCACTAACGTATCAATGCCGACATTTTTAAATGAAAATGCTGCTGCAACTCCTGTGAGAATAGTTGGTAACAATCCAACTGTGTCTACAAAATCAGTAGCACCTTTAAGAAGTGTTGATAATAAATCAATTCCATTCTTGATAGTTTCGGAGTCGATTACTTTAAACCAGAACTCCTGGGCACGATTTTCTAATTGTGCCATTTTGCCATCAATACTATCAAGATAAGAGTTTAATTCTTTTTCTGCTGATCCCTCTGAATTTTGAGCATCTTCATATACAGAACGAAGCATATCTCCATTCTGAAGAATACTTGCGGCAATGTTTGATCTGTTTTTCCCTGCGATTGTCTCCAACAAAAGATTAAGATTATTTGTCCCTAATTCTTTATCTTTTTTTACAATATCGTCATAGAGATCTGCCAATCCTTGCATGATTTCATATGTACTTTTATAATTTCCATTAGAATCAAGAATATCAAAACCTTTTCCATCTGATGATGCGGCTTTAGTTGCATCCATGATTGTATCTCTAAGTTTAGAAACGGTTGTAATCATTCCATCTGTTTCTTCGCCTAAATCTGAAAGCTCCTCCTTGGCTTCCTCTGTACCAACCAATCTAAGAGAAATCGTTCTTAAACCTGCTCCTACCTTAGATGGATCTTGAGTTATAGCATTGCCAGCCGTAGTCAACGAAACAGCTTCATTAAGATCGTTGTTTGCAGTTACTAATGCACTTGCGGAATCTTTAAGAGCAGTTGCTAATCCATCTGTAGAGATACTATAATTGTTGCCAATATTATTGAGAACATCAATTATATCCATTTTATCAAGATCTTTATACGCCTGACTCATTGATACCAGAGACTCCGTTGCTTCGTCTATTCCTTCGAACTCTGATACATTGAAAAGAACATTAGCATCCTTCGCACTTTCAGCAGCTTGATCCATTGACTCTCCGAGACGCATCCAGTCTGCTGTAGAATTTTGTATCTGCTTTGCAGTTGTACCAACTGCATCTGCCGTATCGAAAGTAGTAGCTTGATAATTTTTCAAACTTTGAACAGTCTCATTAGACACTTTCCGCATTTCTGTAAGGGCAGTGTTAAGTTCTCTTACAACATTAAAACCTTTTTTACCAAGGTTAATAACATCATAAAATCCAAACATACCTGCCATCTGAGCAGCTAATTGATGGAATCCACTATTCTTTAATGTATCAAAGAAACTTCTACCAGCACGACCAGCAAGTTCTTCGGCATTAACAATTTTCAGTATTTCGCCATGTATTTTTTCCAAACTGACACTAGGATTCCCAGAAATAAGTTCTTGCTTATATGCTTTAATTTTAGCTTTTGCTTTTGAAGACATTGCTGAATTTTCACGAAGTATTTTATTGATTTTATCAATTTCTTTTTGTCCTGCTAATCGACTATATCCCTTTTCAGAAGCCGACATATTAGTAACAGTAGCGATAGTATCTTTGATTTTCTTTTCATACTCGTCTAAATTCTGAATATCCTCATCAGTAGCGATACCATTTTGATTAGTCTTTATATTGTCGAGAAGAGTTGCGTACTGTTTGACAGCATCACGTACAGCCTGTACATTTTTTAAATATGTATCACTTGTCCAACCACCATCATTAAATCTGTCAATAGTGGCTTGATATTTATCAATCTTACCGTTGTAAGAATCTAACCGTTTATCATACTTATTGAGGTTTGCATTGGCATTCTGTTCTTTAGCCTGTGTATTTTCCTTAACTTTCTGAGTATTCTGCTCTAATACATTATTCTCTTCTTTGATAGCATTGATAACACCAGAGGTATCAAAAGCGTCTGAGTCGCTTTTAAAATTGTTAATTGTATATCCATATTCTTCAAGAAGTTTGGATAATTGACGAACACGTCCATCAGCACCAGTTTCATCTATTCCATCTGTAGTCCATGATAAATGAAAATATTTGCCATTATGTAATGAATCAAGAATATTTTGTAACTCATTTGCATCTGTAAATATTTTTTTAATCTCTTCTTCAAGATTTTCAAGAGATTTCACACTTGAAGATGTATCAATGTCACTGTGAAATGCGTCTTTCATTCCAGATGAAATATTCGTTTCACTAGCAGGAGAAACAGTAGCAGGCGTGACATTCTTGATCTTCGCTAATTCAGTTTCAAGTTCCTTAACACGATTAGTAAGATCTATGACCTCCTGAATAGAAGTGTTTACATCAAGTCCATTCTTGAATACATTTGTAAAATTATTTGCAGATGTAGAAATTTCGTCAAGTTTATTAACAATAATTGTCAATTGACTAATTACTTCTGAAAGATCAGTTTTGCCAAAAAGATTTTCTATCGAATTATTAGAAGTGCTTTCAGATTTGATTACATTATTCAAAGAACGCTGTGCACCAGAAACTGCTGAATAATAAGATTTTTCTATATCAGAATATAAATAATCTTTACCAAACTGTTGTTTGGACATTTCTCTCATCTCAGTAATGAAATTCTTATATGCAGCAATTTTAGCATTCATGTTATCATATTGATTAATGTCGAAATTATCAAAGTAACCTTGCATATTAGAATCAAGAGTACCTGACATTTTTAGCCTGTTAAACAGATTCTCATAAGTATGTAACAATTTTGCAGTCCTTGACTGAACTTCGGCAGTTATTTTATCATCTGAGCCAAAATCTAAATTCATATTCAGATTTAAATTAGATGTTTTCTTAGCTAATTCAGAAATAGAAGAATCTACTCTGTTGATCATAGTTAAAAGAGGTGAGAACTCATCACCATCTCCAACATCAGATATAACTTTCCGCATTGAACTAAGATGAGATTCCATTTTCTCGAATAAATTAATAACTGTCTTGAGTTGTTTTTCGTCAACTATTGAATTACCAATACCTTTTCCATTACCTAAACCAGTTCCAAACGCCTTACCAGAAGCAAGAGATTTAACAACCTCTACCAACTTATCCAAACTTTTAACAGTCTCATCTATTCCTTGATCTTTTATCTGCACAACAAATTCTTGTGAAGATAATTGCTTTCTATATTTTTGAATCACCTTTTCGAATTCTGCTTGATTCTTTGAATTAGAAAAGTCAAAATACATTTCAAGTTTATTATTTTGTAACTCTTTTTGTCCTTCGGATAACCCTTTTAATATCTGAGCAAGCAAATCAGATTTATCCAGCACAATACTGGCAGTCATCGAAGCAGCTACATTATCTGGCATATTAAATACCTCCTATCTTTTAACATATTTATTTACAGTGGATTCCCAATCTTTCTTGAAACGATCTCTCGTATAAGATTCAAGACTTTCGCCCTGATTGAAATATGGATTAGTCCACGAATTCTCACTTCCAATATTTCTATTTCCAAACAAAGGGTTAGGTCTTGACCAAGTCAAAGGTAGTCCATGTATTCCCTGATTCCATTGTAGATCCAGTAAGAATGAGGTTGGATCAATTGAAGCACTATATTTGTTTTTCCATCTATATATAGAACTATCATTTTGTGTAGATAATCTTTCAAATTGGTTCATATCGACATATGAAGTAAAATATATGATAGCTTTACCATTTTTCTGTACAAGCTTATGTGTGTAATCTAATGAGTTTACCATTGTACCTTGACTATCAATAAACCATTCCAAAGTAGACTTTTTTCGAATTTCTCTTTGTGCTTTATTGCCAGCAGAGATATATCTATCCACGTATTTTTCTGTTAATCTATCTGCGAACTTTTTCAATTCTCTATCATTTATCTTTATGCCCGTAGCTCGAACAGCCATTTTGTATCACCTCCGTTTTGGAACATTAAAATAGGAGAGTAGCAATATTACTCTCCGTAAGAAAAGCCCTATACGCTGTGACACGAATAGAGCCTGTTTATTTTATTTATTATATATGATATAATTATTACACCTGTGGTAAATATAGGTAGATAAGGAATTACTGTAATGGAAACCGCTTGTTCAGTCGTTTCTGCTTGTGTTGCAGTCTTAGGGTTTGTATACACAATATACAGAGACAATAAAAAGAAATAATATAACCTATTATTTTAAGTACAACAGATGCGAGTATCTACTTGATAAGGTTGATGTGATAGAACGGTAGAAGACCAGTCACCTTCTGCTACACAAAACTATAATAACAAAACCTATATTTACATAGTTCTTGAGGGACAACCTAACCAAGTAGAGAAAGTATTTGCTTGACAATATGATTATAAATGCTATAATCAACAATAGAACAAGCAAATAATAAAATCCATTACATGTACTAATCCATATCTTCATTGCAATCTGACTAATTGTAGCCGAAGACTAAGAAGTACACTAGGAGGCAGGAGATAGCATCATATTATTCGTAATGTGGTGCTATCTCTCGTTTTAGTAAGAAATTTGAATTTCCTATACACCTTTCAAGATGTAAATAGATTCATTATTGTGATAATCTTCGTTTGCTGAGTAATTGTCAAATTCAAAATTATGATATATTGATTCACATTCGATTTCATTTTGTGTATTTCTTGGATCAATTCTCAGTTCATGTGTTCTAACAGTCTTTATTTTATTGCCTGAAATCATACAGTCATATAATAGAGGACTAAATGACAGTAAATGGATTACCATATTACTATTAGAAGTGTAAGAGACAGACTGAATTAAAGCTCCGTCAAGTTTGATCGTAACATCGTTATCTAAGATGAAATCTACAGAAGTGTATTTATCAAAAATTAAGAAATCATATTTTTTATCATTTCCAATAATTTTAAATTCTCCAAGATGATTTAAATTATTCATATTCTTATACCTCTTTAAAATTTGCGGTACTGCTAAGTTTATAATCATCAAGAATCTTTCTCAACTCATCATTGGATAAACTATCAATTTTCTTATTCACAACTTCGACAAGCGGTGTGAGAGTAGCATTCGTCAAATCAGAAATCCTTCCAATCTGTTTGCTAATAAACGCCTGAGCTGTTGTCTCATTGAACTGAGTGTCTGACTGCTTCATTGTTAAAATGGTCTTAAATTCACTCAGTTCGCTCATAGGAATAAGTGGATCAGCTTTATCAGAACCAACCATTAAAATATCAAGTAAGCCAGATGATTTAAGTGCATCATATCCCTTGATAAACCCTCTATCGTCCTCGTCAATCTCAAGATCTGTATATAATTCAATCACGGCACGACAGAACTGTACATACTGAGCAACAGAATTTACTCTAATCTTATCTGTTTTACGATACTTTGTTTCTCCATTGTCATCATAGGCTTCCTGCTCAAATGTTGTCTTATCTACAATCAACTGTGCATAAGCATCTTTCTTAATGATTGATACATAGGGGGTGATTTTAATTTTGCTTAACAACTGTTCCTTTAATGTGTTATTTGCCATGTTGTTATACTTTTCTACAAACTCTAAAAGTTTCATATTCCTTCTATCTCCTTTAATCATTTATTGGTGAGAATTTTTCACATTCTCCATTATGTATTTCTTTTTGAATTCGACCTTCTATAGCTTTCTTTAGAAGACTACAGTTTCGTTTGTATCTTTTACATCCGATGCAGTGAGATTTAAATTCATCAAACTGTGAAGCATTGTCAAAAACTCCAATGTAGTCAACAGGATAGATAGTCAGTTCAATTCTAGGATTCTCTGAATCATAATAAATTCTCTGTGGTCTAAATAAAGCTACATTGTCATCTTTCCAGATTAATTGTGTTTCAGTAATAGTGTCATCTAAACACTTTTCATAGTTCGCACAATCCTTGTCAATTCTGTCAAAATAAAAAACAGCATCTATATTAAAATGCTGTGTACTGTTTACTTCCAAATCCCAATTTTGTAATTTAACTTGTTCTTCAATTATTTTCTTAAATTTCTTTTTATAATCTTTTGCTTCCTTCGTTTCATATACCATAGCCATAGGTCTACCATTTTTTATTATAGTTCTGACTGAAGTGTAATGATTAACTGAAGGCGGGAGAGGAGAAGTAAGTTTTAAAATATTCCCCATTATTCCTCCATAAAATAAAAAAATGACTTTACTATATATAAGTAAGGTCATTTTAAAAGTTATAATATTTCTAACCTAACTGGGTGAGAACCAACACCCTCTATTCCCTCATCAAAGACATCGGGAACTACCTTTTTCATAATCTGATAAGCACCATTCACATCAGCATTTATTGTTTTACCATTGTTTGCAACGAACAGACCTCTATATACTCTTCTTTCTTTATTATAATTCTCTTTTACTGGCTGTTCTTTATCCAAAAATGATGTTCCACTTGTGTATGCTTCTTCTGTTGTTACTACTTCAATACCCTGTTCTTCACACTTACTTTGGATTTGCTTAATCAACATATCAAATGGAATATATGTGAAATTCTGCTTATTCTCATTTTCTTGTTTCCACTTCTTATTTAATCCAATAATCAATGTATCAATTTCATTCTCTACACAATAATCCACCACCTTTTTACTTGCACAGTGCATCAAATATTTGATCTTCTCATATCTCTTATCTGTAAGCTTCTGAAGATTTTTGCTCCAATCTCTACCAGTTTCTTTCTTTAACTGAGATTGCATTTCAGCTTTTCTTTTGTTATAAAACTGATTAACAGATTTGATTGCACCACCTTTGATCACTACTGGCTGTAAACCAACATTATTAACCATTGTTACAAGATTTTCTGTTCCTAAATCAATGCTACATATTCTTATTCTCTCTTCTACTGCATCAGGAACTTCAATCTCATATACAATTTCCATCATATAGTAATCGGCTTTGGGAACAAATCTACATTGCATCAATTTACCAACTGCATGAGTATTTACCGTATAACCACCAAAAGGTTTAAATGCAATTCTGAATTGCCCATTATTTAACGAACATTGTATATTCTTCAACATAAAAACCTGTCTGCCATCTTTAGGAAGATATTTTGGAAGCTTTGGCATACCCAAATATTTTGAAGGATTTTTCTTCCAATCTTTGATAGTCTTAAAATAAGACTTCCACATTTTATCTACTAACTGAATTGTTTTCTGTGTAGCTTGAGAACCACATTCCTTATAACAATCCATTGACTGCATAAGTTTCTGCACATCATAGGCACTTAGTTTGTTATTATTGTTTATAAATTCCTGTCTTATAATGTAGTTCGCTTGATTATATACGTTCTTAGAATAGAAACAATACTGATCAACTACATTGTATATTGGGTTATTCTTTCTTATAATTTGTTGTTCAACTCGATTAACTTTCATAGGGGGGGACACCTCCTTACGTATTACAATATAGCACGTATATACGCATAAGTCAACAAAAATAATAAGTTTTTACGTATTGACTTATATACGTATACATGGTATTATAATCGTGAGGTGAATAGATATGGCAAAATCAAAATTTACAACAACACTTGATTCAGAATTATTAAAGAAAGTTAAGATTGAAGCAATTCAATTAGATATGAGTGTTGCACAATTTCTCGAAAAACTTATCGAGAAATACTTTGAGGATAAAGATAAGGAATAATCCTTATCTTTATCCAAAGGTATTCCCAAACGCCTAACGGCAATGGGATAGAGGCTATGGTTCTTAGCCATTTATCAAATAATTTGATAATAAACGGTTATGAAAAGCCGATGAATCTGCTCTTTCTAAAACATATTTATTTAATTTTTTACATCGCTAATTGCATAGGATATAATTCCCACTTACCATTAGGATATTTAGTTACATTATCCATAACAACCTTATGTACTTCTTCTAAGCTTCCCACATTTTCATCAACATGAATCACTTTACCACCCAAAATTGAAATTTCCTCACAGATTACATTAAAGTAACATCTTTCCATACTTATTCCTCCTCATTTAGATATACAAAATAACTCGTATATATCAACTTTAAGAACACGAGATAATGTGATTGCATTAGTAAGAAGTATATCACTTGTATTATCATTTTCTATTTTGTTAATAGCCGCAACCGATAAACCGGTAAGTCTTGATAGCTCTTGTAATGTGAATCCTCTTTGATTCCTGTAATACCACACTTTGTTCTTCATAATGTTAATATGTACAAATGTATTTTATTTATGTACTATATTATAATATGAGTAATTTTTACTGTGGCAGAAATATTTAATCATCCTTAATTGGCAAACTTAATACTTCTGGTTTCAATTTTTCGTGGTAAATATCATCGCCCCCGGCGGCTTCGTAAATTTTCCCTAACTCCGTAAAAGTTTTTAATCCAGAATTGTCAACATAACCTTTTTCAGAAAATTTAGCATGTAATCCATATAACTGATTTCTTAATGTCGCAACTGTACGCTCTTTATCAGCTCTTTCTTTTTCAGTTAATTGACATTTTATATCATCTATACCCTTTGACATTTTAGATATTTCTTTGTATTGCCAATTATCATGTTTTTCTAATATTGTCAATCGGTTCTCAATTGACTCCCTATCTTGTTCGGAACCTGTTTTGATTTTGTATCTCTTTTTGAAGTATGTATATACATCTAAACATTCTTTAATAGCAAACAGAAATAAAAATATAGCCAATATAACATTGACATAATTTATCTTCAAAGCAGCTTCTAAATATTCCATTCAAGCCACCTTTCTAAGAACATAGATTCTTGAATGTTGATTTCACTGCTTTAGAAACTCCACAGGCTGCTTTCAATCCGCTACCAAATGTACCAGGATATTCAATCCCTTTTGGGTCTTTTCCTTTGAGTGCACATAATATCTCAAGTGCGGTTACTAACCACTGCCTTTCACCTACTTTAACATAGTGTGATCCAAAAGCTTTGTCTGTAGCAGAACCCCAAATTCCGTCAACTGACAGTTTTGCTCCATAATCCTTATTTAAAGCGGTCTGAACAACCTTAATGGCAGCTTTCTTTGTTTTATTTCCCCAGATACCATCAGCAACAATATTACAACCCACAAACTTATTAGCTGCTTTTTGCCCATTTGCCACGATCTTCTTTTTTGCATGATTAGATGTAGAAGTAGAAGATGGGGTTGTCGTAGATGCCGATGGTGTTTTTGAAGTAGTATTAGAAGATAATTTATTATAAAACTCTGTTTTCCATAAATTATTTTTTGTTTCATTTCCACACCAATATGCCGGACATGCTTTGCCTGTACGGTCGAAATGCCTAAGAACATGGTCTTGTGGGATATGATACTTTTTCATTAATTTCTTCGTAAGTTCAATAGCATTTTTGATAGTAGCTTTTGATGGATAAATTGTTCCATCTCTTTTTGTATCACACAATTCAATACTAATACTATTACTGTTAGTACAAAGAGTATAATATTTTCCTCCCCCAGTTATATTACAGTTGCTATATCTTGTACCACCAACAGACCATGCAACATAATTATCTGGGACTGATTGTGTTACAGAATCATCATCAACAAAATAATGTGCAGATGCCTCTACATAATTATTAGAAAAATATCTGGCATTCGATTCATCAGAATCTCCATCATTACCTGTGTAATGTATGAAAATATATTTAATTGCAGATGTACTTCTTTTTGCTCCGTAATTTCTTTTATTAGCTAAATTCTTTTTCATTTTGTAGGACATTAAATCACCTCCTACTTGTTCTTTAAGTCAAATAAACTGGATTCAATTAAAGAATCTAAATATTCGTCAAAATCTGCATTTGCCGTTTTAAGGCATTCAAAAGCAGAAGTCGATAACGCAAAAATAATCTTACTCTTTGCAATCTGACGAACTTCTTCTTTTTTATCCTCCGTCCATGCATCAGTACCCTTAACTCCCTTAACTTCTGTTTCATATACATCTTTAACTACAGATAAAACATTTTTCTGTAGAATTTCGGTATATTTATCAATCTTTTTTGCCTCTGTATACTTCTTAATTTCGTTTCCAATATAAGTCAGTACAGGAAGCAATATAACTGTCCAAATTGTCACAATTACCTCGTCCCAATTTAATGAATTTAATAATTCTTTCATAATTCTTTCTCCTTTCCAAACAAAAAAGAACGGGTTTACCGTTCTCGTCATAGTTACTTATTTAATTGTCTTAATATCTCAACACATCGTTTCAGATTACTACATAAATAATCCAATTCGTCCTTTGTCTCATATCCACTAAATGTCATACGAATACCACTATGTATTAGTTTTTCATCTAATCCAATAGCTATGAGTGTAGAAGATGGAGTTAAGTCACCTGATGTACATGCAGAACCAGTTGATACCTGTATATCTGCCATATCTAGTAATATCATTAATGACTCACCCTCAATGCCTTCGAAACAGACATATAGATTGTGTGGTAAACGGTCTTTAATATTTGTACCAATAATATGTGAGTCTTCTATATTATTGATAATGTAATCATGAACATAATCTCTATTCTCAGATGTAATAGAAAAGTAGTTATAATCCTCAATTGCCTTACTAAGTGCTGCAATGCCTATCATGTTTTCAGTACCACCAAATAATCCTTGTTCTTGCGAACCATATATAAGTGGTTCTAATTCAATTGATGATTTCTTGTATAGAACACCAGTACCTTTTAATGCTCCAAGTTTATGTGCAGAGAATCCTAAACCATCAACATTCAGTTTCTTTACGTCAACAGGAATTTGACTGATAGATCCTGTACAATCAACATAAACAACAGCATGATAAAAATGGCATATATTAATAACCTGTTGTATATCCTGAATTGTCCCTATCTCAGAATTAGCGTATTCTATGACAACAAGTTTTTTCATAGGGTTCATAGATAAACACTCTTTGAGATCCTGAAAATCAATTTTTCCTGTATGATCAACTCTAATAGGGCATTTATATTTGAGAGAATCTACACATTTTAATACTGATTTGTGAGAAGTAGGAGAGTATAAAACCATACAATGATGTTTATTTGTATAACCTTTAATAAATAACGTATTATTGGCTGAACCGCCTGATGTAAATATAATATCTTTAGAATCTGCATTGATGAATTTTGCAACATTATTTCTTGCAGTAGTAATAATTTTCTTTGCTTCAACACCCGATTGGTACATTGACGATGGATTCTGATATGTATCCAAAAGAGATACCATATAATCTTTAACTTGTGGTAACAATGGGGTAGTAGCTGCGTAGTCAAGATACATACAATCACCTACCTAATCTAACTCATAATTACACCACTTTTTATACACTTCAGTAGTGTCTGCTTTAAGAAATACCATTGCCAAAATTACATTATTTGTTTTATCGTCTATACTTGTATACATATCAACTGGATATACATTATTTTTAATATATAGTAGATACTGTTTTGGGTTGACAATCCTAACTGCTTCGTGTGGAGAATAATCTCTTGTTTTTAAATTCGTTTCTATCATTTTCCCTTCATTCCTTTATTTGTATTACCGTAAAAAAAATGGGAATATAACATTTGAATAGTAATGTCATATTCCCATCAGAATTTTCTAAAATCACTATTCAAATTGCATCACCCTTTCTTTTTAGGTGAATACTTAATCTTTTCATACTTATTTATATTTTCCTTGACTAAATTATTAGTTGTATCTGTTGGAATGGAATCCTGTATAGTGTCATTTTCAATTTTGTCTGACATTGAGTTTGCTCTTATATCAGCGATAACGTTCTGATAACTTCCACCAAAATTATTTAGTCCAGATAAATCAAGTTTATCTAATTTGTTTTTTGCTTTATTTGCTGTAAGTTTATGATTTGCATAAGAAGATGTAGTAAGATAAATGTCATGGCAATTTTCGCTACAAAATGTAAACATCCATGTAGGTTTATCCTTATCTTTCCCACAGACGGGACAATACTCATATGGCTTATAACAAACAGCACATATCTTTTCCTTGCTCAAGGTAGACCTCCTTTAGAAAAGCAGAGTGGTAGAAAAACTACCACTCTTATAGTTTATTAGATTGATATCAGATTAGGCTTCCTCTGGCTCGTCAATAAAATAGATTTCAACCATCATCTGCTCAGTTGTACATGTGTCAGTAAGGATTGAACCCTTATAATCCATAGTCTGTGAGTCGCCACCCTCAAGTGCGATTGTTACCTCTGGGCTTGGAATAAATGAAGCGATGTGAATTACTACAGCACGGAAGCTTTCCTTATCACATGGATCAACTGCAAGTGCCTTAACAAACAATTCGTGAGCTTTAGGGAACTTGCTACCAGTAATAGATACTTTTGCACCACTCTTAACCTTTTTCTTGTATTTGATGAAGAACTCTGTTTCATCATCTGCCTTTGGTGGAGTAAGTACATGTGTCGCAATACCAAACTCAGTCTTTGTAGCGGTTTCAGGGGTAGCAGCAAGCTTATATTCCTTACCAAGAGCACCATTTGCAAGACCAGATACAACTGCTGAACCATCAACATAATCTTCTGAAAGATCAAGTGTTTCGCCAGCTTTCAGAGTTGTAAGAATCGGCATCTCAATAGCATTATCACTTGTTGCGATTTCTGCGTCTGTTGCAGCAATAGTTGAAACGACAGCAAGATTAAGAAATGCGTTTGTTGCAGTAACATCACCCTTCTTACCTGTATACTTTCTATATACAAGATTACCTCTTGCGTCATTAACGTCTGTTGAATCAGCAGTAATGTCAATATTAAAATTATTAAGCTGAGTAAGAGCATACAGTGGGACACCAGCTTTAGTAGCACCATAACCAAACTGCGCTCTATCAATAATTACGTCACCAATCTTAAATGCCATAATTTTATTTCCTCCTTAAATTATTAAAAATTTGTATAAAAAAAGAACATCCAAATAGATGTTCAAATTAACTATATTTCTCTCATAAAATTAAATTGTTCTTTATCAATTTTACTTGTGTCACAGAATCCAGAATAACTTCCACCCATCAATGCATGGGTTTGCTCATATATTTGAAGTCTTTGAACTGCATCGTAAAATTGATATATTTTTACTTGTTTTAATTCTTCAAGTTTGTATTTAAATCCAGGGTGATTTGTCAATGCTGAAATAATAGGTAGAAGATTAGACTCAGAATTATCATCTGGTTTTTTCATAGATAAGTTCATTTGGTCTTCTTGCCTCATCCAATCTCTAGTAGTTCTTCCTTTTGCTTTTTCTACTTTAGGATGAATATTCATAATGGTTCTGATATACTCAGCAATTTCCATATATTCATTTTCTGACAATAGAATATTAGACTCTGGATTATATAACCCAAATTGTTCTTCTGAATTTTCATCAGTATAAGGAACAATTTTATAGTCTAGGAAATTTACATCATGAAATATCAAATGAAGTGGAGAATAATCTTGTTCTGGAATTTGAGATAATAGATTATATACCTCTATATCTTTTACCTTGCACCAATTTTCTACACCGAGATTAAATAGCATAAGACGAATCGAAGTGGAATTATTAATAAACGGGGAGATAGCAGTATAAAATTTTGATTCACCAATATCTAAAATATCACCTATAGTTGGCTGGGATATTTTAATTCCGTGTACATAATAATCTTCACCAAAGAAAAGTTTTAATTTATCAAAATGATATTTATCATTAGATGATTTTTGTTTCTTTTGGTTGTCTTCAATAGTAGCGGTTTGAATTGCATCCAATGCACCAGATGATATATTAGCCATTAAATCACCGCCTTAACTGATAGTTACCCAAATTTGTTTTTCCATTGGTTGTATTTACAATTCCATTAGTGTCAATAACTTGGAATACGAGAGTACGAACAAGATAATTATTATCTGTTGTGGACTCTTTTGATGAAATAAGATGTGTTTGCATTCCAAATATATTAGACCAATTAAATCGCTCTCTTATAATAGAGGCAATAAGATCATGTCTTGGAATCCTTGTTAATTTATCCATTCTATCGTTTCCATGAACAAATATTGTAAATGTGATAGTTGTATATTTTAATGTGTCTTGATATCTCGGTGTTTCATCAAAAGACACCTGATAACAAATATAATGTTTTACCTCTGTTTGAGTATCTGGAATAAATAAAAAAGGACGGATATTTGAATTACTTCCAAAATATCTATCCCATTCTCCAAGAGGTTCATATTCCTTGGTATCTTCATTCCATTCCCAGTTAATATTACCATCTTCATCGAAAAGTTCAGATTCTAATGATTTCTCGTTAAGTGCATATAAAAGACATGGATTGAGCATAAGTGCTTTCTCAATCTTTTTCTTATACTGAATATTTTCATCATCAGGAGTTGTCTTATACGCACGAAGTTTGTTTAACAAATCATTCTTTGTAACCAATTTTTCTGCCATACAATACCTCCTATTCAGTTAATTCTAACGGCAAAATTTCAGATTCAATCGGCAAATTATCCTTAACAATTTCACACTTAACGGACAGTATTTTGCCGATAACGGAAGTGTCATTTGGAAAGTTTACTTTCTTTCGGTTGTACTCTGTACCAACTCTCCATGTTACTTTGTCAGTCCAATCTTCATTATCAATAGAACAAGTCCATGTAAAGGTTGCATCAGCATATTCAGTTGTAATATCTTCATTGGAATCATTAAATAGATTTACCGTAAGATTTTTATAAGAGCCACCAACTTTGATTGTAGAAGTGGATGCTGAAATTCTTGCTGTAATAGAAGATGGAGGAGTAGTTGGAGTATCTGGATCTGTTGGGGCGATTTCTGAATCGAAATAGTTCGCATACATTTCACCTGTTTCAAGATTAACATAATCGGTATGCTCATTCCAAAATGCTGTATATATAGTAAGTTTTTGAATACCAAATGGCATTGAATTTTCAACTTTGGTCACTGTCCATACTGTAGGATGCTCTGTTAAAGCACTTACTACAACTCGCATATTTTTAGAATCTTCAGAAGTGTACCAAAACTTCTCTGTAATAGAGTTCATTGGCAACCATATCTTATCCTGATTATCTGTGTGCGTAAAATATCGGTCTGTGTAAGTTCCGATCGTGTAAGAGCTTTGCTGTCTTAAACAACACCACATACGTCTCTTGATGCGCTTATCATTAGATTTTTCAATCCATGTAAGTTCGTAATTTACTGGTAAAATCAGATACTTTGGAAACTGATTTGCAGGTTCATCACGACAGACAATCCACTTATGATAAATTCCTCTGTCATCTGGAACGTCCACGAAAAGCCCTATCGGAAATGTCGCTCCATAGCGTTTCCTAAAATCAGTCTCATAATAATAAAGGTCATCGCCCTCATTAAATCTTACAGGATGACTTGGATGAAACATAAGATAATATTCCACTTGATCTTTATCCATTGACTGATAAGATTTGATAATAAACTTTGCATCTATCTTTGTTTTATTGGTATTTTCATAAGTCATACCTTCGGCAAGGGAACGTGTGATTCCATGTTCGTCTGTAAAAAAGTCGTCATGAAAATGGTCATAGATATAACAAGTCTTTGTAGCAATGTCATTTTCAAATGTTTGTTCCATCGCCCAATCGGATTGTTCCTTGTAAATCTGACCAATCGTTTTAGCACCATTGTTCTTGGCGTTTGCGACACGCCTAGCTGCTTGCAGACTCGGCATCGCAACCCACCTCCTCAAACATCTGCTTAATATATCCGTGAGAATCTAAGATTGCCCTACGGAATTGTTTATAACTGAAATGATCGCTCTTGAAATTATCCATAGCACCTTGTAAGGTTGCCATAAGAGTTACCATAAGTCCGTTATCATTAAATAAGGTTTTTGTGCCACCTAATTTAAACATAACATTCTCAAAGAAGACGAGAAATGCATCATCATCTTCAAATATTTTCTCTTCAATTGTCTTGTCCTTATAGAGCAGTAGTTTGTGAATATCACCATGCATTGCACGAACTGCTTCATTGATTTGCTTGTCTGTGAAGTTACCATATATGTATTGCATATTAGGACTCCGTGTTAATATAGGAATTGTACATATATCCGTAATCACGAATACGTTTATTCAATTCAGTTTTCATGGAATCAAGACGGTCAATCATATTTTTATGATTGTCGAGTAGCTTCTTTTCTTCCTTGCCGCCTATCATTACTGATGTGTGCATAATAGAATCAACCTGTGGCTGTAACCACTCAATCGTCATTCCAAGTACAAGAATTCCTACGACAAAATTCATATCAGCCGTTTCATCTACTGAATTATTCAGTGTGAAATCCAACTGTTGAATTTCATCATCGAGTGTGAGAGAAGAGAATAGTCTACGCACTCTTGGATTAGCAATTACATTGTTTAATCGCTCTGTATAAATTTCAAGCAAATCGTTTTCGTCAAGAGAGAGTTCTTTCGGATCTGAAATTCGTCCTCTTGTTCGTGAAAAAATTGTTTCATATGGAAGCGTCATTGTGAGCCTCCTTTACTATTCCTGAACTAATGTAAGTAACATTTTTGTACCAAAAATTTCATCAAGAGCCTTAATTCTGTGAACTGAATCAAGTGCATGAGATTCAATCATTGTAGAAGCAATACCTTTAATGGCTTCCTTTGCTCCCTTTGGAAGCTTTTTAATTGTTTCTGACATCTGCGGAACAGGAAGATTTAAAATCTCATTTAAGTCACTTGTTTCATACATGGACTCATATAAATCTTTTACAGACTTATTCTGTTCAACAAAATCTTCATCCTCAATAATAATTCTTGGTGAATAAATGTTTACATCTTCACGAGTTCTAACGAGATAAATTAAATCTCTATATTCAACATCAACTACATCTCCACAGTCAGCCCAACTATAAAGAATATGTGAACGTGCTCCCTCAATATACAGCCCACCACTTACTAATGAGCGACATGGAACAGTATCTTCAGGTAAAAATGTTTTTACATCTTCTTTAACCTCTGTAGTTTTTGTTACCTTTTCTGTACTACCAGTAGTAGCAGTAGTTTTCTTTGTATATGCCATTTCCTTTTAATTCCTTTCAAAATAGGAGAGTGGCAATCCACTCTCCATATAATTAATCTATAAGTAAATCTTACAGATCCCACTCACCATGATAACGAGTCATAAGAGTTGCAACACCCATACGTCTCTGTACTTCATAAGACTGCATATCATCCTTAGTAGCACCCTTTTCGTTTACTTCAAGTTCAGTCTCTCCATAGTCAACAAACTTGATAAATCTATCATCAACTGCTGGCATGATATAGAGCTTCTTGTTATCAACGATAGGAGTAGCAAGAGACTTATCAGTAAACTTCTGTGGAATCTCCATAAGAGGTGTTCCTTCGTAGCCACCGATAATACCTGTGTTTGCTACAGACTCCTTGATTGAATTAGCAGGATCAGCCCAATCAACCTTTGTAAGAGCATTAAGAGACTTTAATGCTGTCTTAGTACCCATGATTACAACACCGCTTTCGTTAGCAGCACCAACCTTTTCGATAATTGCATCAAACTGAGCCTTTGTAGAAGCGGCTAAAGCACCAGTACCCTTGAGAGTAGCAGGAACAGGAATAAGGTTTACACCATTTGCAAACTGAGAAGAAATGAGTGTCTGAACCTTCTGGATATAAGCCTTAACAACCGCATCCACGAAAGCACCCCAATCCTTACGACCAGTTAAGAAGAGACGAATATCTCCACCAACCTTGATACCATATACTGCTGTATCAACATGATAAGACTGACCAGAACCTAAACGCTGAATGGATAAGTCATGTGCGTCACCGCTGACCTTGCTTACAGTAAGTAATACTTCATCATCAGCCCAGAATTCATTTACGTCTCCATCTTTCATATTCTTTGACTCAACATAATTGTTGAAAAACTCATTCTCAGAAAGACCATGAGCAATCTGAGTATCAATAATTTCCTCAATTACCTCGAAGAACTGTGTTCCTCTCTCAGAATTTAATGCTCTCTTAATCTGCTTATTAGAAGAATCCTTAGTAAGTCCAAGGTATTCAAAACAAGCCTTTCTAATTGTGTCACTAGCTTCTGCCTTAGAAATTACACGATTAGAATCGGCATCATAAATTTCACGACCTGCACCGAGGTCAAACATAAGATTTTTTACACTTGTATCTAACATTTATTTATTTCTCCTTTCTCAAAAATTAGGCTTTCTTTGTAAGCTGCATAGCGGCAGTTACGCCAGAAATGGCTTTGAGTTCAACACCGTCTTTAACAGCGATGTCACCAGAAAATCCATCTGCTGAAATCTCAACTACATCACCAACTGCCAGTTCATAAGCTCTAACTACCTGAATAGGAGCATTTGTATAGTTGCTTTCTTTCTTAAATGTGTTGCTATATGTCTCCTCGATCATTGGCACCTGGTATACAAACAGGGCATCTCCAGGAGTTACTACTTCTACATAGAAATTTCCATTATTTGCCTTACCAACGACCTTTCCTTCAAATGAAGTAGGAGCAACAGCTTTATAAAGGTCTAACTCAATAAAATCGCCCTTACCAACGAACCATCCGTTGTCTACATAAGCACTTGCTGCTTCTGCTAACTGAATGTTATAAATATGCTTTCCACCATCTCTTGCGAGAACTTTAGAAGGGAAAGCCACTGCATGTTTTGCAATAGTCATCTGAATCATTTATTTTTCCTCCTTAAATTTTTGCATTAAAAAAGACACTCAATTTGAGTGTCATTACATTGATTTATATTTCTTGTTTTATTTGCTAAAAAGATTTCCGTAACGGTTATCCTTCTTAGACTTGTTTACATTAGCAAATACTTTTACGGTTGACTTTTTCTGAGTTTTATCAGTGGTAGCTGCAAAAGTTTTCATATTAGAATCCGCATAGATAAGTTTTGCTTCCTTCTCTAAATCTTCGAGAGAGTAGTTATCCATATTTGTATACAGTTTCTCAAAATCCTTATTAATGAAATTTCCTTCTTCATCTTTTTCAGAAATAGAAGCAAAGTTTTCATTTGCAAGAATTTTCTCACGTTTTGCATGAAGTTCATTCTTTTCTGCTGTCTCCTTAAACTCTTTGAGTGCAGCGTAGTTTGAACGCATAGACTGTAACTCTGCAAATTCACTATCTGTTAAAAGTTCACGATGTAAATTGTATCTTTCTCCATCAAAAGCTACATTATCACCGTCTTTTGTATAGTTCTGACCGAAGATTTTATCACCATTCCAGTTCTCATATGTAAAATGATCATCGTAAACAGCGTTGATAAAGTACCACTCATTATCAGCATCTTCATATTCAGATAAAAGCTGGTAAAGTGCATATCTTGTATCTTCATGACTGATTTCATATGTACGAACAATCTTTTCAAAAGTCTGACTTTCTCCTTCATTACCATCTGGATCAGAAACTCCTTCACCATCACCTTCTCCATCATTGGAAGGCTCACCAGATTCTCCGCTACCTGAGTTGTCTCCTTCTGAATTGTCATCATCGAACATCTCAGCGAATTTTGCTTCAAGTTCCTCATCTGACATTTCTGTATAGTCGAATGTTACATCTTCAGCAGTCTTACCATATTTGGCAAGTAACTCTTCAAATTTTGTCATTTTGTTATTTGTTCCTCCTTCCTTTGATTTTTGATTTATATCAAAACTCTCAAGAATATTAGTTAATTTCTCTAAAGTTTCAACCAATTTGTTGTCTGTGTTAAATGTTACTGTTTCTGCATTTACAGCGAAATCTTCAATTTTAAAATTACTTCCTGCCATACCAGGGGATACATCCTTTGACAGAAGAGTAAGACCTGATACATAAAAATCATCTAACTGCAATGTTTTATTAGCAGTATTAAATGATAACTCCCTAATGCATAATTCCACCGAACAATCTACAGTTCCACGTCTATTAAGAATCTCAATAGCGTCCTGACAATACTCATCGTATAAATAACCATGCAAAACTGCACGATTTACGCCAGCATCTTCATCATATTCAATAGTAGTCTTTGTGCCATCAATAACGCCGATAGGCTGTTCTTCGTATACAACTTTGTCGTTACCATCTTTGTCAGTAGTCACATAATAATCATGGCTACCGAAGTCTAATTCATTATCTGAATTGGTAGTGATATGTGCTAAGATTGGACGAAAGTTTGCTGATGGGACATTTTCATTAAAAGATTCTTCGGAGATTTCCGATTTATTGAGATTGACATGATCGTGAAATGCACGACTGACGAATGGAGTAAGAGACTCTTTATGTTTATCTTTATCTTTAGAAGTTTTTTCAAAATTACCATTCATACGAACCATAAGTTCTTTACCGAATTCATTACTATCAAAATGAGCAAAATTATTTTTTAGACAGAACTCATACAGCTCATCAATAGACATAATTCGTCTTTTCTTCTTTTTTGGCATTATTTAACCTATTCCTCCTTTCTTTGTTGATATACCACTCAAAGCAGGAGAGTGGTTAGAATGTAAGCATATTGCTATACTGAATTTTTGTTATATCTATATCATTTGAAAACCGAAACTTTTCAGCATTCAAAAATACATAAATACCATTAGAATTTTGCACCTGTTGATATCCTTGCTTAGATAAGAGAGTAGCAGTAGGGATATCTTGGGTTGTTATAAATTTCTTTTTCATAATCCATCTACTCCTTATTTATTGTTCTTATCTTGGTCTTTCGTCTTGAGTCCTTCATCACTTAAATCTGATTGGTCTTTCTCTTGACCACCACCTTGGTTATCACCAGATTGTGTATATGATGTGCTAAATGGTTTAAGCCTTTCGCCAAGATTCAGACAGTCTTCCTCTAAGAAATTCATAGCAAGAGTATCTTTTTCAGATACACCGTTTAATGTGTTGTATAAAATCTTGTTTGGAAGTCCATTTTGGCAAGACTCAAGGATTGATTTCTTAAAATCATCCTTCTGATAAATAGAGACATCAAAGAATTTAACTTTACAAGGTTCGGATATCCAAGTCGATAAAAGTCGATTTACAATCGCTTGAATCTGTGGAATAAGAGTCGAAATAGAAAATGTAGAATCTGCAAGTACGCCATATTTAAAGGCAGTAGAGTTAGAAGCGGAGTTTAGATTTAATATCTGAGCACCACCAGCCGTATTGAGGATTTCTTTTGTAGCTTTTTCAACTTTTGTAACATCGCCAGTTGCATCATCTGGAAAACTAATTTCATGTAATTCACCAGGAACAATAGCAGCAGAGATATAGGGTGGCAATGCCTCTTCAAGCATACGATTGAAATACTGGATCATTATATCTGGATTAACTGCCCAATCATCTACATCATTTCCCATAGTTTTCATTTCAAGCCATACTAATTTATAAATATTAGCTGCCTGTTGAACTGCCTGATAATCAGAAGCATCCATAAGGTCAATTAGTGATAAGAATATAGGAGTGAGCACAGGAACAATTGTTTCCCAATCCTCTGACCTGAATTTAATACAGACATTATATTCTTCTGGAATTAGCTGATATTTTTCGTTTGTACTCTGATATGTGTTCCACATAGTATTGAATGGTTCACCCCAATATTCTAATAACTCTGAATTTCGCTTAAAGTAACTCATATCCATTGCACATGCGAATGAGCCATCAGGAAATACACCTGCAATTCTCATATACGATGGATCAAGTGGAAGAATAAACATTCCCTGTCCCTCTGTGTAATAAGCACATCCATAAAATGCATCTTCTCGAAGTGTTATAGAAGCAGCTTTACGAAACTCATAATTTAATCCGAGAGTATCTACAACATCGACTGTTTCCTGATACTTTTGTAAAGTGGATTTTACATCGTTATTATCTGAAATTATAAATGGAGGAACGATATTTCGAATTGATAAATCAATCTGATTTGCATAATATTTGCAAAGACGATAGTAGATTTCTGAACGATAATAAAGATAGCGAGATAAACTTCTAAGACTTGCTTCATTGGAAGAAATATTCTTAATATAATCTTTTACATCTTCCTTTGAATAATTACTGATTGTAGTGTATGTTTTAGATTTCTGAATATCTCGAAGACTTGTAATTGCACTTGTTGCATCTTCGTAACGTTCAAGTCTACTTTTATTTTTCTCATACCATTCACGCATTTCATTTGCGGTTGGCTGTTTTGGAGTAGAAGAAGTAGTTTTCTTCTGTGAATTATTTACTTTAGCAGGTGCATTAGAATTTGCATCTACTTTCTTAGGTCTAGGCATATTTGATAATGCACCTCCTTAATTGTATTTTGCTTTACGGATTGTAAGCTTGTTTATAAAACTTGTTGCATCCTCTATTGGACGTTTTTTATTTGTAATAGCTTTCCTACGTTCACACATGAGAGCGTAAGAAGCCATACACGCCGTATACGCACGATCATCGTGGAGCTTATTAGCTTTCTCAGGCGTAAGTTCAAATGAATCTTTTCCAGAATCTCTTTTCTTACGAACCATATTTACAAGTTCTTCTTTTAAAGCATCAATGTTAGCAAGTGCAATTTCATCTTGCCAATCAAGCTTTATAGTTTTTGTATTAACTGATTCAATTTTCTCTAATTCTTCATTAAGCTTAGTTTCAAATTCTTTCTCATTAACTTTTTGCTTCCTGAGTTCGGTAGAAATTCTTTCTTTCTCTTTAGCCAGCTTCTTTTCATCAACATCGAAAACAGTGAGATAGCCTTTGTGATCATATTGTGCGGTAAAGCTGATTTTATCTTGATTCATTAATTCAATCATTGCTTCATACATTTCAGATTTGTAACCAGCAGGAGACATAAGATGCACTTTGTCTACTGCATTAGGAAATTTCTTAACATAATCAGCAGAGTATTCCTTATCAATTAATCCTCTGTGAACAATACCAGCAGAATCCGTCCAATCTGGCATCAAATAATCTGCTATATTAATCCCTGATCCGCCGCTACCTGCATCAATGTATATACCAACAATATTCCCATATGCGTCAGCTCCACCATTGTAATCAAGAATTACTTTTTTTAAATATTCAATCTGATCTGGTGTCTGCATAGGAGATTTTATTTTTTTACCAACATCAACAAGATTAATACAATTTACCAATCTCATTCTTGTATCAATGCTTCCATCAACTTGTTCATATTCATAAATTTCTCCAACAAGAATTACTGAATTATCACGACTTCTAGCAGGATCATATGTGATGACGAATTTTTTATCACCTGTATCATTGTAAAGAAGAGGTTTTCTTGTTTCTTCGTTTCGTGTAATAACACCTCTACGAATAATTGCATCAGTGCCAGCATCTGTAGTAAAAATACAATAATACTCACGTCTTGCTTTTTCTGGATTTGTTCTCATTTCCGATTCAACAGTATTTCGAGATAGAAGAGGGGTGACTAATTCTCCCCTAAGAGTTGGTTTAAATGCTTGTTCGCAATCTATATGTAAAACACAATAATCTGGATTTCCCATAATTTGCTGTTTAGAAAAGTCACGATACAGTCTCCAAAATTGAGTATCAGTTGAAGAAGCTGAACTTATATAATATTTCTGATATGACAAATCTCGTGGTAAGCACCTTTGACGAATAGGATCTATTGAATTACCATCTACATCTTTACCAGTTTTTAAACTTTTATTTACAACGGCAAATGCACCATATACATTCATCATTTCATCAGATAAGAAACCACTTTCATCAAAAATTACTGTGCCTCGCATACCTCTCTTGGCATCTATATTTCCGTTCAATGTCCTAGTCATAGATCCGTTATAACATGAATAGGAAAAACCATTGGACGAGTGTGAGAATCCGTCACCTGCTGCATTTTTGATTTCTATCTCATTCTTGAATAAAGAACCAGTTGAACCATAAAATGTATCAATATTATCATTAGCGAGTCGTTCCAAAGTAGTGAAAGTTTGTTCAGCCTGACCACCTGTACCGCTTGCAATATATGTCCATACATTACAAAAACACATATCTTTAGACATAATCTCAAGGTCAATAACTGTACTTTTACCATATCCACGAGTACATACTGCAAGTACATTTGGGCAAACCCAACTTCTTTGTACAAGAAGTGCTTGCCCATCTAAAAGTTCTATATTGAAAAAGAGATCTATAGCTTTTACTGGGTTGCATTGCAGATATTTTTGGATTTCAGCGATTTGAATATAAGATTCAATTTTACGAGAAGAAATAGAGTAACCATGTGGTTTTACATATATTCCGTATTGATTATAAAAATCCTTATCATAATCAAAAATTTCATTCTGATAGTAATTCATAATCATTTGTTTATTCTGATTCATTTTCAACAACCTCCTTTGATTCTTCATCAGGAGATTCTTTCTCTTCGTCAAATTCCGCAAAAACAGAATAAACATCTTTTAAATCTTTTAACTGTTCTTCGTTTAGTAAATTATTTTCTTTTAATGTATCCCTCAAATCAAGATTTTCTCTCAATAAGATTCTATTAATTTCTTGATAAGCATCCTTTTCTTTACGAAGACCAGTATTTACAACACGCATTTCAGAAACCATATCTGACCATTCAGATTCGTCAAGTGCCAATTGCTTCATAATAGAAGCATCACTGATTTCCTGAACTTGTTGCATACCTCTACAAGTATCAATGTCAAAACCATTGACTTCACCACTTCGTAGGTTAAGACTCTTAATTTTTTTGATTTTACCAGTCCAAGTATTTTCACCTTTTTTAGCATTTTTATTGTGCTTTAATGAAATACAACTGTCTTGAGCAAGACTTGTAATAACCGAAGTTATTTTACCTTTACTTTCTTGTAGGGATTTAATTGTTGCAGAATTGCGTTCAATATTAGAAATATCACACATTAATTTTGATATGGTATCATCAATTTTAGATTGTTGTAAGAATCCACGAACAATAGAGATAGCGGAAGAGGTACGCATCATGTCTTCATTTGCATCTTCACTAGAATCTAATAGACCTAATAACTGAGAATATAAAAATGGTTGGTCGGCTATATCCTCTTTTTCAAAAGGATCATAGCTGAGTAATCGAATAACATCATTCTTATTTTTTAAGAAACTATCATATGTATCCAATCCTGCGTGAGACTCAATAAGTTCCTCCTCGGTTGTTTGTTCCTTTGGTGCCTCGTCCTCGACTGCGTGATTATCAAAAATATCCGAATCTTTAAATGTCATGGTGTTATATTGTCCCATAGCCACATTCTTTACATATGAATAATAACCATTGGAACGGACTTTACCTGATGCTAAATTTTCTGATTCTTGAATACTAGCATCCCATAATTTTGATAAAAAAGGCTTATTAAGATACCTCATTGTTTCGATTACAGAGTTTTTATCAGGCTCATGTTCAACCTTGTCCTTCCCAATTTTAAGGGCTATCTTCCTTGCACAGTCTTTACAAATTGGAGTAAGACCACTTTTATTCATTGGATCTGTACTTACATAAAATTTATCCCTTGCTTTATGTGTATCACACATGTAACACCAAGCACCTTCTTTAAGTAACTTGATTTTCTCTTCCTGTGTTTCAACTTTCTTCTTTAATTGTGCAGCCGTTAATTTTGTAGGCTGTGTTTCTTTTGTCGTAACCAAACTAACGACCACCTCCTTTTATTCCAATATAAAAAAGCCACTTCATACGAAATGACTTCTCGTAATTTCCAATATTAAATTTCCAATGAAAGTGCAATTTACTTCACTTAGCACACCTTCTACGATTTGAACATAGACCTAACGATTTTGGAGATCGTTGCTCTACCAATTAAGCTAAAGGTGTATATACAAAAGAGCCATCTCTCATGAAATGACTCTTTCTTAAAAAATTATCTTTCTCTAAACTAAATGAAACTATTTTCATTACGACTTTATCAGAATAATCTGCGTAGTTGTTGCCTACGGATAATTTGATAGGGCGGTAGTAAGTGTTGAGCTTACACACCTAAGTTTCGTATGCATCCAAAAAATAGGTTTTGGCATCAGACTTACCGCACGAAACTTATATTATGGTTCGGATGGATCGGTAATCTCATCCACAGTAACTCCAACATTGTATGTCACATCCTTAATGACACGAATATTTTTATATCCATATTCTCGATCAAGCTCTTTAATTGTACTTTTCAACTCATCCAAGTCATCCGTTGAGTATTCGATTAGTTCCGATAAAGAACCTTCAGTCTGAATCTGATACATTTGATAAAATTCTCTTCCAAGCACAGAGTTATATTTAATTAATATTTTATACATATATAAATTACCTCCAAAATGATAGAATTAGAAAAGCTGCCGATAGGGTTTGAACCTACAACCTTGGCTTTAGAAGAACCATGCTCTATCCATTTGAGCTAAGACAGCAAGTTTCTGGTCTGCATGAAGCACTAACTAGCAGATCTTGGACTGTACACATCCAGTTATTTAGAATATGGTCGCTTATCCGCAACCTAATTCATGCTTCCATGCACTTGTTTTTCTTGCTAACCAACGCACAAGAAGAGTAAGTGACAACTCGTATCAACCAAACTACATTGTGCTTATGTATTGATACTCCATTAATTTATCCAGTTGCAACGCCACAACGGACTCGAACCGAAATCTTCTCTCTATAGGAGAGACGCATGATCCTTTCATGCTGGTGACCTGAATAATATATTATTTGATCATTCCTAACTCGTACTTATAGTACGTCAAATGCATGATATGTGTATGAACAACCGTTTACTTTATCATTCTCCGCATATTTTCAGTCTTCGGAACAAAGACCACTCGATAAGGTTTAATGACTCTTATCCGTCAAAATTCCAATTGTAAAAATCAGAAAAGACAATTTGCCATTTCTTACAAAACTCTGTGGACAGTTTTAATCATAATAATGGTTCTCATTAACGCAGAGAAGCACGAACATCTTCTCATTTCTGAAGGTTGAGAAATACCGATAATCCTAGATGTTGGTAGGAAAGAAGTAGGACTTACAATACTACATGAATAGCAAATGCCAAGATGTGATAGTCGTCTACTAAGGCAAGACTTCTCCATAACACCGCCAATGAGCAGTAGCAGTGGGAAGTTTTAGACCATTCCAAAGGTCAATAATTTCGCAAACCGACCTTTATATTTATGTCACATATCGGTCAGTGACAGCTCACTTGTAAAAGTCCGTCAACGGATTGACAGATCACCCTCACTTCTTTTTGGATGTGAGCAGCTTGTTATATTTATTTATTCTCTACATTGTCGTCACCTTTTTATATATGCCTTTCATGCCTGTTTATAAGGGCTTTATTTGGATAATACAGTGCTATCGGTCTGTTAGTCCGTCTGATTTTCACAGAGCCTTGTTGAGTTCTTATGGTTTCAGAGCATTCGGCTGTAGGTATATGAGTTTGTTACCCTTAATATTATTCAATCACTTTGACATAAATCATCTTAACATGCTATGATGTAAAAAAGAAAATTTTATAAGGAGTATATATTGGACACAATATTTGAAATATTTAAGACCATTTTTCCTGCTATTATTACTGGAATTTTTACATTCCTAGCCACTAAATATACGTATAATAAAAATATACCTTTAGACAAAATGGAGATAGCATATGATAAAATATACAATCCTATATATCATATACTATTACAAAATAATTCTAATAATATATGTACAAATCAAATCAGCTTAGATATATTTGTCATTTTAAATAAATATAATGATTATGCAGATCGATCGACACTTCACGCATTTGATTTATATCATAAAATAGAGATAAAGATAGTTTTATAAATTTTAAAAATAACATCAATAATAAATACATATATCTTCGCAAAAGACTTGGATATTTAGAACCTAATTTGATACAAGCGTATACATATTCTTCAAAAAATGAAAAATCTGTTTTACGATTAGTGTTAGAGTGTACTGTCGCATACATAACAATGCTCGCATATGCATTGTTGAGTGCATCAGTTCACACAGTTATAACATGGATAGCTTTTAGTTTAATATGTATCATTATAATTGAGTTATTAACTTTATTTTTTAGGAATATTTTAATTTATATCAGGAAAATTATAAAACATATAAAATCCAATAATAAATGTCGTAAAAATTGACATATTTTGACAAGAAGTGTCATATAATATATAATAGAAAGGACAAGCAGTTATTCAAACATCTTTGTTTTGGCTAGATAGAGATGGTTAGGCGGTTAAGTCACGTCAGAGTAGTGATACTCTGTTTATATAGATATCCTCATGACACAATGTAGGAAATACTTACAAAGGAGGATAATACGTGACATTTTGTGAATTACTAATTTTTACATTAGTGACTGGCATAGTAAGTGGTGTAATTGCTACATACTTAGTCAGATTGTTCGATAAACACAAAAATGACCGCCACGGCAAATAGCGATCATTTCCTTTGTGTTGATATTGTTATATTAGCCAAATAGTGTTCAATATTGGCTTAACCGTCTAACGGATAATTGCTTGTTTCTTTTGACTTGTATTGTAACACATAAAATTGTGTGGTGCAAGAGGGAATTAGACAAAGTCTTAGACAAAAGCTTCATCGGCATCCTCAGTATCTTCACGGATTACATACATCTGAGTGGTTTCGGAAGATTCGTGTCCTAAAAGTTTCTGTGCAGTTTCCAATGCACGATGGTCATAACATACCAGATTGGTCGCTCTGCTTCTTCGGAAGTTATGTGGAGTTGTTCTCCTACCAACAATTTCAGAAAATTCATTTATACACCAATCATTGAATGCACTATATCCAATCTGTCGCACCTTTGAACCATCTTTAGTTTTTACGACAAACATATAAGGGCAATCATCATCGCCACGCACTTCAAGCCATTTCTTTAATGCGTCCATTACATCTTGTCCAAACTGCAATTTTCTAACCTTACCAACGGCACTACGTCCCTTGCAGCGAATTTCATGTGTTTTATAAGATACGGATTCTACTTCTTGCTCTTTACCGTCCTCATCGACAATTGTTACAATTTTTCTCTTAGGCTCATAATTGACAACCTCTTTGAGCAACTGTAAGCTCTCTGCATGTCTGCATCCAGTAGAATATGTAAACTTTACATATGCTAATTTTTGCCATTCTTCACGTTCAGCTAATACTGAACATAAATGATCCATTTCATCAGGAGTCAATGGTTCTTTTGCGAAAACCTTGCCTGTTTTTGGTACTTGCATCTCCGCAGTTACGTAATTACGGAACGTAGGATAGTCCTCATCATAGAAATTCTCGATGAATTTATTCAATGCACTGACAGAAGACTTTTTAAATTTAATCGCAGCTTCAGATAGTCCACGATTAGCAAGAAAATTCATATAGCGAAGAAATTCTTTCTTTCTAATTTCTATGCAGTTTTTGTTATTCAGATTATTTTTAACCCATACGAAGAATATCTTTAATGCAGACCTATAAGCATGTAAACTATGTGGTGAAAGATGAGTCTGATTACTGAGGTAATCTTCAACCATATTTCTATTAAACTCATTAACCTCTGCCCATTCCTCATCTGTAACTGGATCTAATTTATCTGCTATTTTACCATTCAATAATCTCACTTCCTTTCACATATAAAAAAGAAGCAGTAGTAGTAATAACTAAACTGCTTCACTATAATCTATAACGTTTCTTCCCCATTTTATTTCTTCACTATATTTTAATTCGCCTATTTTAGACACCTTATCCCAATCTATATTATTCTTGATAAAAGCTTCAATGCTTTTTCTGAGTTCTATAGAATCATTATTTAAAATGTTATATGTATTATCTTTTGTCAAATCACAAGGGAATAAGATATAATAATGAATATTATTTTCTTTAAACATTTTTTGTTTCTTAGATAGGTCTTTACGATATGTTTCTTTAGATTTACTGCTTGTGATCTGCCTATTTGAAAAGAAATAATTTTTATATGCCTCAATTACACCTGCAATTTCAATATAAATATCATTATCTTTGGTATGAATTAAATAATCACAATTCATATTTCTGTGATAAGATGGGACAAAAGATGAATATTTTACATCTCGAAAATAATCTATTCCATATCTTAATCCAAATTATCTAAGATATTTTGAAAATATATATTCAAATTGGCTTGTAACATGTTCACCATCACTAAAATCAAATGTGATACCTCGACCTCTCTTGCCTAAAGAAATTCCTTCATTTGCCAATAATGTTTGCAGATTACAATTATAAAATTTTTTAATTGTTCTTTGTAAAGAATCTGCATTCAACCATTCATGAACACTGTCTATTTCAAATGTAGTAATAAAATTTCTATTATCGTCTTTTACATATTTACATATATCTTTTATCATTTGGTCTAATTCATCTTTTGTTAAAGTTCTATCCAACATGGACTCTTGAATTATTTCTAATCCAAGTTCCTTTTTCATATTATTAATAGTTCCCCAATAAGTTTTAATCGCTTCTAATGGTGGATGATAACAACCTCTTCCTCTAAAATCATCATACATTAAAGCTCTATCTTTTTCTGACTGTAATTTGTAAATCAGTTTTATCATTTTATCCTTTGACGGTGTTTTACCTTTTGCTACAAAACCACACCAATCAACAAAATCAGCCCAAGTTTTAACTGATTTATCTTGGCAATTATTTATATACCATCTACCATCAGGTAAGTTAAATGGCTCTTTCCGCAATAAATCATATTTTATTGGGTTGCCTAATTCTTCACTTTTTTGAATATATTCCCTTACATAATAGTCGTAATCCTCGATATTAAAATCTCTTTGTTTTGTATTTTTCACAATTTTCACCTATGCCTTCTCCTATGCCAATAACTAAAAATAGAACAGTAGAAGAGAGGCATAGGTTCTCATATACTTGGTAGCTACTCCAAGTATCTACTGTTCCATAAATCCCACAATCAGCCATGACACCAATCATGAGCACATATATTTATTCTCTGTTTCCATTCACAGAAACATTGAAAAGCACATCAGTATGGATTCGAACCATAAGCTCGCAGTTTTGGGGACTGCTGTGTTGCCAATTACACCACCGATGCATACAAAAAGAGTGTGTAGCATACACCACACACTCCATATTTCTTATTAGTTAATACCAAAACGATTCATCTAGTCTATCCAGATAACACGCATAGTTCATTAACCGCTTGTAAATCTCTGGAAATGCGTCTGCTATATCAAGCCCATCATTTAATGAATCATAAGTCTTCTGAATTTCTTTTGTCTTCTTCTCGAACTCTGCCTGAGACACCTGCTTGCCATTGATAGAATAGTAATCTTTATCAATTTCCTTGCAATCACAGTGGTCACAATCACCATCACAATTATCATCACCAATACTGACTTCATATACTACCTTAGACTGGATATTTGAAATAATTTTTGAATTACAATTATCCATTACATAACAAGCTACTCCTGTAGCATATAAGTATCCATTTTCACGTTTAGCAGGTTCACACCAAATACCTTCATGATCTAAAGCAATAAGATACTCATCATTGTAATTATCATGATCTGGTCGAGCGAAATCTGAAATATGAGCCAGATCGTGACCATTCTCTACTAACTCAGCAATGATATTCTTCGCATCTTCATACTTTGCAATAATTTCTACACAATCCAATGTTTTGTCCATATTAGAGTCAAAATATGTATTTTCAATATCTACAACTAATTCCATATAGTCTGTAAAGTTTCTTTCAACAATATCTGCTTTTATGTTAATCACGTCCCCTCAAACTAAGCATTCTTGACTGCATTTTTAAAACCTGTTAATGCATGAAATTTTGGACTCTTAGAAGCTGCAATCTCAAGTGCCTCGCCTGTTTTTGGGTTTCTGCCCATACGTGCAGCTCTCTCAACAACCTCGAAATTACCGAAACCTGCAAGAGATACCTTCTCACCTGATGCTACTGTATTAACAATTGTCTCAAGGACTATATCTACAAGAACTGCAACATCCTTCTGTGTTGCTCCATCAATCTGTCCTGCTACATTTTTTACTAACTCTGTCTTATTCATATTCTTTTAATTCCTTTCATTCACAATTATTTTTTTTATTTTTCAATCAAAAAAGAGGGTAGCGGCTCAATGAGTCCACTCCCTCACATATGGCTTCGTCAGCCAAAACCCGAAGTTATTCCCATTTATTAATCGCCTGTTGGGTTCAGGTCTGTTTACATCATAGCAGTGACTCTACGATGTTTATGTGAACCGAACTACTCAAAAGTAGAAGAGTAGCCCTATTTCACAGTCACTTATCATGTTAAAAACTATGTATCTCCGTACATAGTCTACTTTGTCTAATTTAATTTAAATACATATTCAGCCGTTCTACCTTGTCCTTGTTCAAATTCAAACATTGAACAAGAAGCATTTGATGCTGCATTTAATGTCATAGCATATGGATCAATACCAATTACTGAGCCAACAGATAATACTGCTGAATCCATCCCAATCTCTTTAAGATCATCATGGTGAATGTGTCCAGAAATTGTATAATCAATATGAATACCATATGTGCGTGACATTTCTAATAAATTATTTTTTAGATTTTTCTTCTCACCGTGCAATCCAACTACACAGTATGTAGACATCATTGAGTAAGTCATTCCTGTTGGATTTTCAAGAAGAACAATATTCTCATTATCCTTCAGTCTTTCTTTAATGAGAGCCATCATAATTTTACTTACATTCTCATCTGGAAATGTATTCTTTTTCCCATCCAATAGTCTTAACTGATTATGATTTGAATCAAAAACCATCTGGAATTTTATTGACACATATTTGCTTAATTCATTCAACCAATTTGCTAAATAATCTGCATAACGAATACTAGACTCAATTACGCCATATCTTAATCTCATAAGCTGAGACATTCTGAGACACCCATCAATGCCATCTCCAAGTTCAATAATTGACAATTTAGTAATTCCAAGTTCCTCGATTTTATCCACAACCTTATTAAATAAAATTGTCATTCTTTCCTCAAATATCTCAGGAGAGTACGCATTTATAATTCCATTATAAAAATCTTTGATTTCAAATTCACAACCATAGTGACAATCGCTAATGGCAAGTATCCAAGACTTTTTATTAGTTGTTGGCTGAATACGAATAGGAGACGATAGTTTAGGTAAAGATGATATTGCTTCACTAATTTTTTCAGTTATTAATTCATCTCTTGCATCTTCACGTAACCATCTATTGTATTCGATTTTCTCTGTCTGTAATTTTTTACGTTCTTTTTCTAATTCACGTTTCTGTATTTGTAATTCTTTTATATATTCATCATCAGAATTAAATACACCAGCATCTTTAAAATCTCTTGCATATTTACAGGCTTTTCTATAAGCCGATTCATCTCGATACTGAGATTCATCATCGTCAAATAATTCTTTATTAACCATTGGTGTAATTTCTTTCCAATTCTTATATTTTCCAGAATTAATTAATTGATCCAATCGCCATAAATAAGAGTAGTAGTTTTCATTTTCTAATTTTGTAAAATCAGATATATTGTCCACCTACTCTCTATTAAGCCTCTGTAGGCTCGTCAAGATCTTCCTCATCCTTGACTTTTACATTAATCTCAATAGCACCACCATTAAAATCTGAGAGAAGTGTAGAAAGCTTTTTCTCCTCGCCATCCACATCAATTGTCATATTATCAGTATCAAGAATTCCTGCTACCTTCATAGCAGTAGTTATAGTTTTCTTATAAGCAAAATTTGCCATTTTTCAAAATCTCCTTTTTCTCCAATATAATAGGAGAGCAGTACGCTCTCCTTAAATAATTTCATCTAAACTTGTTATATATCCATCTGCAACACCAAGTTCAATTGCTTCTTTTGCAGATAAGTACCAATCTGTAGAAAAGTGTTCTTCAAACACATCATTAGGTATCTTAGTTCTTGTTAATACAAAATTACCAAGTTCTTCAATTTGTCTCTGATAATTCAAAATAGCTGCAACAACTTCATCATAATTACCTACAAACTGACCAGCTCCCTTATGAATAAGAAATTCGGCAGTTGGGAAAGTATATCTCTTATGACAAGCAAGATATATAAAACATCCGCTTGATGCAGCCATACCTACGTTTATTCCAACTACAGGAGTTTCACTAAGCTGAATTGTATCTACAAGACAATTATTTACTTCTAAATCGCCACCTGGACTAAAAAATATAACCTTAATCGGAGTACGAGACTCTTTAGGAATATTATTCTGTTTATCTTCAAAATTCCATTGCATAATCATCTTCACATATTCCAATGTCATTGTAGTTATTTCATCATCAATCCAAAGAATTCTATTTTCATAATTCTTATAAAATTGTAACAATGATGGGTCTGGTAACTGTAAATTCTCTGCATTTTGTGGAATAGCAATATCTAAATATGCAGTTTCTAATTTCCTTTTATTCATAGGCATTTAGCCTCCAATTTTATAATATTTTCCTATAAAGAAATAATCATGTCTTTTTCAGAACATTTTACTTTATAACACTTATCATTCTTGGATATTTCTTCTCGTAAATGTTCTTTTAAACAATTTTTTGCTTCTGTAGATCCATGTACTAAAACAAGCTGATTTGTATTCAAATTACTACCGAATTTTAATAAATCGTCAAAATTGGCATGGGAGCTAAACGTGCTCATCGTTATACAATCTGCCCTATTAGGTACAGGAACTTTGTTTATATTGATTGTTTTATGGGTTTTGCCATTTTTTATTCTATATGACAAATAAGAATCATCTGTTCCTACAAATCCAGAGAAACAAATCATAGAATTGATATCACGTAAATATTTATCAAGATAAGATAATATCCTCCCATTTGTGCAAAAACCACTACTTGAGATTACAATTTTAGGTATAGGATCATTTACCCATGCTTTCGATTCTACTTTTTCACGCACATATTTTACATTTTTCCAATTATAAACTTTTGTCCATAATTCACAAAAATCTGAGTCAAGAACATCTTCGTAAGCTTGACATATATCACAGGTTAGCATTGAGTCAACAACTATATCTGTTTTAAAATCTTCATTTTCTCCAAATAGGAGATATAGTGTTGTTAATAATTCCTGAGATCGTGAAAATGAGAACGCAGGAAGAATAATAGAACCTTGCCTTTCCAATACTGTTTCTATAGCAACTCGTAAATGTTCAATATCGAATTCACGAGTTTTCTTTGTAGTTCTAGTATTTAAACCATAAGTTGATTCCATGATTGACACGTCAGAAAAGGTAGTTGGGATTTCTGTATTTTCCACATAATGATTTTTAGTATCTAACGCTCCAATATCAGAAGTATATAGAATTTTCTTTGTTTTTATTCCATCATTTAAAATAAGCTGTAACTGTGCAGCTCCTACACAATGAGAATTTTTAAACCATTGAAAACTAACCACATCATCTAATTTGTAAACATGATTATACTCATTATATACATAAATATAGTCCAGTGTTTTATACACATCTTCTTCAGTATATAGTGGTTCGTATTCTCTATTATATCTTTTTGATAAAACTCGTGCCTCATCATTTACAATAAAAGCACAATTAAGTAATAAATATTTCGACATAACCGAAGATGGGTATGTCATAATTATTTTTCCATGAAATCCTTCTTTAATAAGACGGGGTAATAATCCGATATGATCAATGTGCGAATGTCCAACAAACACGTAATCCAATTCATCAGGCTTAAATTTAAATTTTTCTGAATTTGCTTTATAAGCTGCCAAATATGAGTTATCCTGTAATAAGCCACATTCAAGTAAAATTTGTTTATTTGCAAATCTTATATAAATCATTGATCCAGTAACATCTTTTGCATTATTACCACAAAATAAGATTCCATCATCTTTCAGTTTCGCTTTTCTTGCGATTGTAAAAACCACCTTTCTGTTTTAGTTTCATCCACAAGTGAAGAAAAGTGGAAGAGTAGCGTGACTCTGACTCGAACAGACCCTCTAGTTTATGAGACTAGTGTGCACCTTTACACCTTACCGCAAATTGGAAATGTAGGATTTGAACCCACGACCTCCTGAACCCAAATCAGGCGTTCTACCACACTGAACTAATTCCCAAAAAAAAGAGTGCAGTAGTCATACCTTCAGAACAAAAATACAACTACTGCTAAAAGAAGAGTTGTTTTTATGAAATTTATTATCTGTTTGAAAACGCCTTGATTTGCTACCCGTAGGCATTAATCCATATATCTTCCACAGAATGTACATGGTACAGGCTCGCTTGCTGCACTTACCTGGTTTGGCGCACACATATACAAGTTTTTCACATAGCATCACAGCAATGATTTATAGCTATATGTTAGACGAAATATTGTAATGTCTATCGACAATTATATATTCTCTGTTTTATCAGCTAAGAAAAGCTGATTTCATTGTTTTAGCCTTTCGGCACAGCCCTCAATCAAGAGGGCTTCTATTTTGTAGTAAAACGATCGTTGCATATTTTTATTCCGCATTTGCATATTAGCGGAGAGGATAGTTGTGTTGGTATTGTACTAAAGCACACGCAAATTTACACTGTTATACATAGATAAAGTTTCATTGCCCACTTTCTCCTCATAAGGTTGGATTTGCTCAAGTCCTGAAACCGTTGATTTTACTTGATTTTAACTCCTATAAAACAATTAAGTCTGCACAAAAACCGTACATTTTTAACAATTTTTTGAAAAACATTTTAGCAAATTTGTCGTGTTTACATTATATAAAACCTTTAACAACAACGATTTGTTCTTATTAAGAACTGAAGATATTGATTTTTTGTTACGAATTGAACCAGGAAGTATTTTAAAAGAACGATCAATCATCCAAGAAAATAATCCAAGATAATTCTTTGATATTCTAATAGCTTGAATTTCAGCAATCATATCATCGAAATCTTTTCTTAGAAGTAAATAATCATCATTTTCTGCATTGTCATTTATTTCATATAGTTTTAAAGAATATTTAGATATGATGTCTTCAACCTTTCTACAAGTACGAATATTGTTACCCATTTCGTATTTAATAAAAAAATGCGACATTGGAAGAGTTGAGTCTTTATGATGAAATTCTGATAAGTCTAAATTATATAAATAATTCATAGGACATTTCAAACCTTCGTTTACATTTTTATCATTAAATCCTCGCTTAATTAATTTCCAAAATGAAGGATAAAGATTTGTCTTAATATCCATGTCGTCTTTTATTCTTTTAATCTCATCAGTTAAGTCAATATCAAATCTTCTTTTTGCATTATCAATAGCAACTTGTGCTAAAACACTCAATATGCATACATAGTCAATGTATTTTTTATCATCAAAATTGCAAGCATATGTTTGAGCAATTTGAGCCAAATTACTTGATTCGCCAATATCCAATTGTGATTTTGCTAAATTGTTGTCAATGCCAGCATAATCATCCATTGATTTACCATATATATTTTTTTCCTTTGGAATATTGTTTTTAATGGTAGGATAATTTTGATAACATTTTCTTGCATGTTCAACAATATCAGACTGATTTGTTGCATATCCGCTATCAGAATCTTGATCGCTTCCATTATTTCTATCCTGAAAATCTGTTCCATTCATATTTACTGCAATGCACTGTTTTCCAAGATTAAAATATTTTTTAAGATTTTTATGGTATACATTGTGAAGATATGTAAGATTATTTTTGCTATTGAAAGGACTTCTAAAGAAAGCTAGATATTCGCCACTATTAAATCTTTCAGTGTAACATTGGATTGTATTGTTTTCTGTAAAGAATGTATTATCATTATCAACGTCAGATTCATTCCCTGTAGCAGCATATAAAAGCATTGCATATGGAGATCCAACAATAACAAGATTTTCAGCATTTTGAATAATACGACCACTTTTCATGTTCAAAACATATGTTTTTATAATGTATTCTTTTCTTCTTCTAAAGTATGAACTTCTTACAAAATCTGGATTTTGATTACACAAAGCAATTAAAACTTCATAATCATTTGAAAAATTTTTGTTCTTTTCAAGATATTTCAGAAACTCAAAATTGTCCTGTTTGAGTTTATTAATATACTCAACACTTTCTTTTACAACATTTGGCATTATTTCTTCATCAAGCGAGTTCACCATTTGATAACTCATTCTCTGAACATCACCAAGTTTACTTTCATGTGCTGTCTTCACAATGCCAAACATACAACCATTCTCATAAACTCTGTCACACCAATATTCATACGACTTATCAAATTTCAACCATTTCATAGCATTGTCAGTTGTGATCAACTCAATATCCTTGACAAAATGCTCAACTCCAAACATGTCTTTTACAATGGCAGAGTAGTAGTTTTCTCCGAAATAATCTCTGAAAAACTGTTGAATATTTGTACTGAACGCTGCCATTTTACAAAAATGATGTCTTAATAGGATATATCCATTCCCCCAAGTTGGAAAAATACTAGAATCAATTAGAGCCTGTCCATCAAACATTGTATTCTTCAATTCATAATTATCAATATGTTTTGCGTAACAATGTTTGTTTTCATCAGTCTCAATACTGACAACTTTAGTAAAAAACGACCTGTCAACATCTTTTAATATTAAAATATTCTTGGGATTAATTTTGACTTTACCAACAATGGCACTTGATATAAGTGGGGCATATGCACTGATTTCGACTGTAGGAGAATTCCTTTTCGGAAGCCGAATGCCCATATATAAGAATTTAATTGCTTTTTTATAAAGACGATCACATATAAACATACATGATCCTTTTTTTGCTTTTCCTGTACTTCTATAAAGCATTTTATAATGAATAATTTCTCGTTTTATAATATCACCATTTTTCTTTCTGGTGATATATTCAACATTCACACCATCATTGTAAAATAACTTTCTGATTTCTTCCTTGGTATGTTTATGGTAACGATCTTTATTTTGATTTGCTTCTTGAAATAATTGTGCAAGTTTTTTGCGCTTGTTTCTTTTCTTTTGAATTTGGCTTTTGTAACCATATGATTTTGCTAATTTGTATTCAGTCCTAGCATTTTTGGCAACTTTTTGTAAATGTGCAATTTCTTCTTCATATGAACGAGAACCAAAGTTAAATTCTAAACAAATTATATCTCGTGTAGATTCTTCCTTCCATACTTTTAATCCGTTTTCTTTTAGAAAGTCACTAAAAAGGCTATTTGTAAACATTGCATCTTTATACTCATAATGATCTCTGACACCATTGTTATACTCATAAAGAGTGCTTGCTTCAATGTTTTTAATTTTGATTCCAAATTCACTCATGTATATTATATCACCACCTGTTTATTCATTTAAAATTCCTCCTTGCATTCATCATTTATTGGATTATTCTCTTCATAACACACCTGCAAAGATTCACAACCAGTACAATCAACCATATTACTCATCGGACACTCTGATAGAGGGAGAGTCGCTGCCATATTATACAAATCTTCGCTATTATATTTATTCTCCATCATCGTCCTCCGTCATTTCATAAATCCTGTAGCCTAGAAAAATAGCCATATCTTCAGTTCTATCAAAACAGTCTACATGAGCATATTGTCCAATATCATTTCGCACATATTTGTCTCCAATGAAAATTTCTTCGCCACATTCGGAGCATATAATATTGCTTTTATATTCTCTATAATTAGGGCATCCTGGAATATGATGAAGTTGTCCGCAATACTCACATGTACAGTTCATAATATTCATTTATTTAATTCCTCTCTAGTAACAATTTCCAAACCTCGATCGAAGCATTTTTGTTCAAGATCGTAGCGATTCATGTAATATTTGAATGAATCGTGATCATTTAATTTCGATACTTCCTGTAATATGTCATTACGGATAGAAGAGGAGTCTGAATCAAATTCGACATCTTCATATTTTTCCATGAGATCAAGCAAGTCTACGTTGTTTTCTTTTAAATATAATGTAGTCATATATTTTTCTGTCTCTTTATTCCATTTAGCAATAGCAATCACTGAATAATTCCTATTATGTAAGTCAATTTTTATGCAAATTGTTCCCATATTTTCGTATCTAAGCATTTTTAATACCTCTCTTATATGTATATTGATCGTAAACTTTCCCTAAACGGTATGATTGATTGAGTCGCATATCTGATTCAATTCTCTCCGCAATATTGTGGGAAGTAGCGTTAGTAGTGTCAAAATCTGACTCGTAGATCAGCCCTCTATATTCTGATGGATCTACATAAATTTTTGGTGTAGTATAATTCATATGTTTTTTGTTTCCTTTCTCTGTTAAATATTTTTTTCATTCGCATCGCTCCTTTTATAGTGTTGCGTTAATTTGTGTCATATGTTTATTCTCTTATTAAATTTCAATCTTGATAAAACTTTTTACTCATATGTTTCATATTGCGAAGATATATAATTCCATTTTCTAATTCTTTTTTTGGATCATATTCTTCCTTGGAACAAATATAAAAATGTTTATTCTGATAAATTATCTTATATGGAATAACATAAATAATGTCATCAGTATGCCAATTCCCATCAATATCCTGATAGCTTGGCATTCGATGAGTAATGATTAAACCCATCTGTTCAAGTATTTCAGTTGCTTTAGAAATCATTTTTGGTTTTATTCCTATAAATTGGGACATTATCTCGAATTGAGAATGAAAAATTTCTGGCTTAGATTTTTTGTTTTTTTCTGAATGACCAGATATAGATGAAAATCTATTCCATGTAAATGCTTTTATATATGAAAATACCAATAGAAGAATACTTTTATTCAATGGTTTATAAGGTGATTCATATTTCATGATAGTTTCATATTCAAAGTCATATACAATTCCATAATTTTGATCAGGTACAAGTTTATCTATGTTAAGCATAGAAGATTGAAACGTATTTTGTATATATTTTGTTTCATCAAAATCAATAATATATCCATTTAAAAATAAACACTGCATTGATTTAAAAAACTTATCATATATAGATTCTCTGTTTTTATGTCTATTCCAATTGGGTTGATATCCACTCCATTGAATCATGTAAATGGGAGAGTAGTTCACCATACCATCCCATGTCTGGTTGTAGTTCAAATAGAAGAGTGCTGAAATTCTATGTTCAGGATATGTATTCTGCAAAATTATTTCTTTCGGAACTCTTACATTATGAATTGGTATTCTGAATTCAACAGTTGGAATAGATGGTGATTTATTATTTTCCGTATTATCACTTCCTTTCATTTTATTATTCTCTACTTTAATATGATAAAGTATGTCACATCAGAGTGTGACATATCTTGCTCAAAAATCGAAATATATGTCACACTACAATGTGCCAAATCAGCGTTCTTTTTATAAAGTATAACTATATATATTAAAGTATAACTACTATCGTATTTATTTTTTGCTTACGCTTCAAAATAAATACTCTTTCATTTTTTGATTGATTGTTATTGGTTTGTCTAATTAGTTATTCCCCTTTTGGATTGCAATTCTGTACCAAATCAACATGTTTCTCTTTAAAAATATCTTCCACAAAGAATACTGGCATCTTATTATGATATTTTTCATATAATTCTGTTCCTGATATAACAGAGTAGATTGTTCTTCTATTATGCAATTCTGATTTTATATAATCTTTTACAATGCTATCTTTTAATCTATCACCTATCTTTCCACAGATAGTACAATAGCTGCATAATTGTGTCTGTATGTTATTTTTTCCTGCAAATGAAAATTGGTATTGAATTAAACATTCTTTATATTGATGTTTGTGCTTTGATTTACGGTTGCTCTTTGAGATATTGCTTTCTGTTGATTTGAGATATTTTGGTATATCATTTTCTTGTATCATATTTGATTTCTCCTTGATATATTATTCTCTCTTTTGGTATTGGTTTGTGATCAGTTATCTATCCCAAATTATTTTCTTGCTACGCTGCGAAAATACCGTCCCTTATCAAAGGGACTATTTTTTATACTTGTGTATACCATTACATTCTTTATATAGAGTTATGGGAACTAAATTGATCGTTTTGAGGGTAAATTTTTATTTTTATATCTTTATTGATAGATTGGTAGGGTAGAAGATAAAATCGATTTTTATGTCGATTTGATACGAATTAATCAAGTAATTATGTTTTAAATAAAAATAAGACAGTGCAATTACTGTCTTAATAGTTTTGTATGTAGTTTTATGGTAGCCCCCTATATTGGGATTATATGATTTGGAATTTTTACTGGGAGAATCGTTATCGGTGAAAGTGTTTATAAATAAGGAAGATTTTGAATTTGTGGTTGGATTTTTGGTGAGATAGGAGTTTGATTTTGGGTTGTGAAGTGGCTGAAATGCTTGATTTTAGTGGGTTTTGACGATATTGGGTACGATAAGTGGTTTTAATGGATGGAATTTGGAATTTTGCTTGATTTTGTTGGGAATTTTAATGATATCAGTAAGATGAAATTTTGAAGAAAGTCTGTGGATAAATCAGCTTATTGTAATTCCAGAAAATATAAGGCTTCTTTTAGTTTTTGCTACCCCCTATACCCTTAAAGCTACGGTATTTCTATATTTTTCCGTGATCGAACATTTGTTTTATAAAATCATCCTGGACTCTCAGAGCAGAACAAACTCGAACAAGTGTTTGAATTATAATTTTATCGTCATTTTTAAAATTTATTATTGACAATCACTTTATAAGGTGATAATATAAATACAACGAAAAGAGGTGATGTAATAATTGAAAAATTCATAATTCAAGAATTAAAGATTGTAATAGGGCTTCTACTGAATGGTAACACTCAGCAGGCTATAATATTTATAAAAGATATCATAGCATACTTAGAAGATTATACATCTAATAAGTAAAGCCCCATTGATAACTAGATAGATATAATCTAGTCCGTAGCAAGTCTATTATAGCAATTCTAGTTATCAATTACAATCCCACAACAGGAAAAAACAGTTTTATATCTTTTCTATAGGTACTCTGGAATAGTCCTAGACGTTTCAAGAAAAGACTATAGCAGGTTATAAGATTCTAGCGTAGTTACTCATTGAGTTTGACGCTATACAAATTGAATAAAAGCGGTTATAAGGTTCACCCGTAAAAACCCATGGGAACGGCTACGATAAAAGATTGAAATATCTTTTTAAGCCCTAGGATTAGCAATCCTTGTATGATACAAAAATCATATGTCCTCACCCTGCTAACACTAGCAGGAAGATAGCAGAAAAGCTATAAGTTAACCGCTCAATCGCTAGATTATATTCTAGGTGTGGTCAATGACGCGAGAGAGTAGGAACGACAGGGTGAAAAACCTTGTATGAAATAAAAATCTCAACCGATAATAGCACGGTTGACGGTGTGAAGTCGATAACCAAGCTAATAGCACCGAAAAGATAAAAGCATAATAGTTATATATTTTTAACCGGATAAAGGGTAACACCTCCGGTTATTTTTATTTTAGTAGGGTAATGCCTGCAATATAAAAATACTTGTAAAAATATATAACTCCCTTATGTGGCTATAAAAAGTTGTACATAGTAAAAAGGCTGGAATAAATCTATCTAAAAAACATTGGAATGCACTATAAAGAGCCTACTTTTTAGGATAAAAATAATAATATAGATAGTTTGCGTCATTGTAACATTAGCTCTAGTATCCAGCCTTTCATAGTGTGCACAACACATTAAAATAGATGAAAGAAGGTCGTTTATTATGAAAATGTATAAAGTATATGTTAATGGTAACTATGTAGGAAGTCAGGAGTTTACACCAAACGAAGTATCAAAAATTAATAATGATGCATCAATCATATTAAAATAGTCGAAACTAGGCTCATGCCTAGTCTATGCAAGATGGCAACTTGCATACTGACGATGACAAGCCACCACATTACACAATAATTTTATTTATATGAAGGAGGTTGTTCACTATGAAGAACACAACATTATCAATCAATTTCTATTCAGCAACTATCAACGAAGCACTCAAAAACGAGTTTATGCAGGCAATCAATCATGAGTTAGCAGGAATGAACATTGAGTCTCTCAATGACTCTATTTCACGGTTAGAGAAGCAGGCTTCATCTATTCAGAAGGATATTGACGACAACGGGGATGATGAAGCAGGCACTAAACAGAAGAAACTGGACGGTATCAATGCGACTATTGCAGACAATAAAAATGCACGGACTAAGTGCGAGAAATCACAGGCTCAGACTCTCGATATTTATAACAAGGTTGTATCTGCCATGTCTGAGAAAAACAAGGATCATTTTGGCAATAACAAGGATGTAGTGCGTACTGTCTTACGAGTATTAGCCACATGGGATAACTCTAAGTTGGTGAAGTATGCAATTATTCCTGCTTTCCAGTCACCTGCACTCTATGAAGCACTTGAGACTATTCATATCACAAGTAAAGCCAATGAAAATGGTGAATTGTCTATGACTAACGATGTTAAGGAAGCATACAAGAAGGCTTCGCAGGAGTTAGAAACAATTATTAAGACAACCTTTAGCCTGCCTTTTGAGACACCATATACAGACAAGACAAGAGTAAAGCTGACAGCGGAAGATAAGAAGTTACTTAATGATTGCTATGTACGTGGATTCTCTAACAAGTTCGATACAGACGATGACGGGAAAGTAACATTCAAGAAGCGTCAGATCAATACACTTGTAAAAGCGAAAAAGAATAAGAAAACACAGGAAGTAACATATGATTATTCAGGACTTGCAAGCACTATCAGCAACATTGTAATCAAGCATTACTTCGCATAATGTAACTCAAAATGTATAGTATGAAAGGGCAAGGGTTAAACTTTGCCCTTTTAATAGTGTGTATTTTAATACAACGTAAATATAAGGAGGTAAAATGGATATGCAAATTTATAAAGCACTTAACACGGAAGTCTTGCATAATAAAGAATTTCGTATGGGTTCTATTATTCTGCAACTTGACAATGAAATAATACTTGTATGTAATAAATTTAATCATTCACGCAAGTACGATTTAGAACTAACTGTATGGCTGCCAACCGAAAAGAAATGGGTTCGCACATATACAAAGAACAAATATACGGAAATGATGTGGGATTATTTTCATGCCCATACTAATAATAGAACTCGTAAAGCATACAAGGCAAATTATGAAAGTATGATGGATCATGATCGTAGACATAAAGGTGGTGGAGGTGGATCACGTATTTATAACGGAAGTATTACTGATTATGAATGTTCAAGTAATCCTTTACACGATTTTAGACGATGTTATAATTAAGAGAAACGGAGGCATAACAATTATGAATAACGAAAACAAGAAAAAATTTGATACAAATGTTAATGCAATCAACAGAGATTTAACCAAAATTGCAGAAGGCAAATTACCAACAGATGAATTGGTAAAAATGCAGTTTCAAGCTATCAAAATTTTAATTGATGATTGCGAAAAATTAGTAATTGAAAAATAATTATGCATTGACAAACACTTTATAAAGTGGTACGATGTAAAATAACTAAAGGAGGAAAAACATGATTGTATATTCAAAACTCGCCACTTTATTAAAAGATAAAAAAATGGCTTGGAAAGATTTATGTAAATCTGGAATAGCAGCAAATACACCACAAAAATTTTCGCAAAATAGACCAATATCAACAGAAAGTCTAAATAAAGTCTGCGAATATCTCCATGTTCAACCAAGCGAAATTATGGAATGGATTCCTGATGCAGAATATAACAAGGCAAATGAAGAAATTGCCTCAATCGAAGCACAAATAGCAGAACTTGAGGCAAAGAAAAAGCAATTACAAGGCAAATAATAATGCGTCATAAACACACCAAAAGCACCCATCATCCAATAGGGTGCTATTTTTATACCCAAAAAATAGTATCCAGTCAAAAAGGCAGAGTAAAAAATACTCTGTCTTTTTTAGTGCATACTATTAGCACAAATAAAACAAAAAGGAGAGTTGATCAAAATGGCAAAGGTAAACGTAGTATGGAAGGGAATGTATGTAGGCACAGAAAAGATGTCTACTGATCAGATCCGCAAAGCAGAATATGCAGGGTTTACAATTACATACGCAGAATAAATCTGTGTACGGATAGTGAGTTCGATTATAACTCACACAACTACGGATGCAGATTTAAAAGCAAATGTAGTTATTACATAGTAAAAGGCAGACTATTTCGGTCTGCCTCAATCCCAAGAACACAAAATGAATTGAATAAAACATATTTGTGTTGCACACAAATTATAAACGATTCAAATGCAAATTACAAGAGCGAATAATAAGGAGGAAGCAATTATGGCAAACTGGGCAAGAGAAATCATGGTGTTAGCAAATGATTTTTGCTTAAACACATCAAAGGCAAAAGAAATTATTAAACAGGTAGACAATTTATCTGTTCCAAGTGGAAAGATGGAAGATTCATGGAAATATGACAGAGCATATTCACGGCTTAAACCAATGATTATGTCTGCATAGAAGGCAAAGTTATTTTAGAAAGGAGTGATATTTATGGGATCTATGTATAGAAAGACAAAACAGATGCGTGATTTTGAACCTATTCTAAAACGGAATGGGTTCAGATATTTACGAAGTCATGGAAGCCATTTTACATACATAAATACAGTAACGCACAAACGAATTACAATTAACAAAGATCTCAATCGGATGGTAGCAGAGCGGTTGATGAAAGAATACGACTTAGTATAGGAGGAAAACAGAAATGGAAAATACAGTACGGTTATATACATATCAGGAAGCAGTACATATATATAAGAAGAAACAGGCTCGCAAAAAGGCAAAACGAAAGGCAATTATTAAGCGGAAATTAATTTGGTTGTTCAAGGCAAATTGGACATTGCTTACCATTGTGCCAATGATATTTATATCAAAATGGTGTTTTGATGGTGCACCAGATTATATATTATACATGATTATATATAGCTCCTTATGTATATTATGTTGCTACGGAAATGTAAAGGGATATTAAAATGGAAAGAAAGGATGGTTATTTTATGAATCCAGATTATGAACAGGCTAAACGTATGGCGTTAGAGAATGCAGTGCAGAAAAAGAACAGAAAAGCAGTATATGATTTTCAGTGTCGCCACGCAGGAAAACATTGCAATAGAAAACGGAAAAGAAAATAAAAGAGAGGTGTGTATATGTTTAGTGTAGATGCATATTTAGAAGCGGAAAAGGCATTACGGAAAGAATGCGATGATATGGTTGAAAACGGAGAGCTTACAGTAGACGAGGCAGAATTTAGATTTATGATGCGTAGAGATGAAATCTTAGAGGCAATGTCTGATTAAATGGATATTTCATAAGGAAAGTGAGGGAAATTATGGTAAGAGAATGTTATAAGGAAATTTATAAATTGCGGAATTTACTTGATATGGCAGGCATTCCGTATGTTTTTGAAAATGGATTTTTAAACGGAGCTGCATTAGCATATCCAAATAGAAATAAAGGAGAGTTTGTTTGTTCTGTAATTGAGCATGATGGAAGTTACGGAAGAAGCGATGACAAGTTAGAACTTATGGGACTACTTACAAATGAAGAAAGTGAATGTGATGACGTTGTAGGATGGCTTACAGCAGAAGATGTGTTTAACAGAATTTCTAAACATTATAATGCACAATAAATGCGTGTTTCCTATGGATTGGAAAGGAAGGTAAGAAATGAAATGAAATTAGTACAGGAAATTAAAAAGAATGAGTTATTAGGAAATAGTTGGGGAATCTACGAATTAAACCCTGATGAAAAAAAGAAATACGGAAATAATTACGCATTGTCTCAGGGCGTGTTTTCTGAATATGCAATACAAGAATTTGGTGCAGATGATCTGTTATCTAATCTCAAAGACTTTGCTTATGAAGGGTTTTTTGAAACACAAAAAGAAGCATATATGCAGGTAAAGTTAGTGGAAATGAAGAGTAAGATCGAAAGAATGGAACTTACCATAAAGGACATATTGAAATTACAAACACCAGAATGGTAACTAAGAAATTCGCTTTCTTTAGAAAGGAATGGTAAGCAAAATGGATTATTTATATGTTATAAGCAGAATAGAGTATGAAGATGCAATAGTTTTACAAGTAATGTGCAGAGATGGTGTACATACTTGTTATCACAGCAAAGTAAACTAAGATTTACATGGAAAAGAAGTGATAATATGTGGAATACACCACATTCAAAGACAGGATGGAATTTAGGAACAGAAGATGAATCTACAGAATATTTTACACTAAATGGCGTAACTTGTTATCATGATTTATTAACAGATAAATATTATGCTTTTCTTGGAATAACAAGTGATAGAAAAGTAGAATTTGAAACGAGAGAGGCTTTGCGAAAAGGAGTGGAAACCAAAATGGCAGATATTGAAAAGTCAAAAGAGGACGCACGGAACTTAAACGAACTCACTGATCATTTGATTAAATTACTTGAATCTGATGACAAGCGATTCTCATTTGAATTTTGTGCAGGTGGCACAATGGAGATTTACGACAAAGAAAAAGAAATCGGTTATGTCGTTCACATTGCACCAATTGAATATGATGAAGATGGAAACGCAATTAATTTATAGTAACCGCAAAGGCAGTTAGGAGAATAAATACCTAGCTGCCTATTTTATTACAAGGAGGAACACAAAATGTTAAAGATAAATGACAAAGTGAAAGTGCATATGTACGACACATGCAACAGAGAGATTAAAACACGGAATTATGGAACTGTGTTTACAGTGAAAGAAGTAAATGGAAAACTTGGTATTGACTGGAATACAGAGAAATTATCAACAACTTGCAACGGTGAAGTATTTGCACCGTTTGAAACATTTGCACCTACAGTACTTTTCGAGAATATAGAAAGCGAAAAGATATATTATTGGAGCAATATTAAAAAAGGAATTGCAGAATTGGAGGTTTAATATGAGTAGATGGTTATATGATCCTGAAACGGATTTACGGAACGGAAAAGAGTTTACTTATAACTTACCAATACATGAAAATGACACATTATTTAATGGCTTCTCATATAGAGAAGTTATGGATATTGTGATTGCAAATTATGGTCATGACATTACAGAAAAACAGTTTGATAAGGCACTCAAAAAGTTTATGGATATACGAATTGAGGATATGAAAGAAAACTTAATGATGTGCAAAGCAAATATGTTAAAAGAAATTAGAAAGGTGTGATATAGATGTTAAATATCAAATGGGATAACGGAGTTACAGGATATTTAAGCAAAAGCGAAAAAGAACTGTGTGAAAAGATTGATAGAGAAATCAGTGCAATCAATGCAGTAAGCAAAACGGAAATATCTGTAGTAATCAGTATTGAAGGTGGTAATCAATTCCATATAAAGAAAGATACTGGTTCGCTAATTGGATATATGAATGCAGAACAGTGTTGGTATGCGTTGAAGGGAATTATAACAAGTTTGTTATACATGGAAAGGCAGGTTGATTAGTATGAAATATGTTCCGAGAAATGAATATTTTGAATTAATTGGAAAACTTGGAGTAAAGAAAGTAGAAAGCGAATATGAAATTGCAGACTTAGATTTATCCGCATATTCACTAAATGAAGATACAAAACGGATTGCAAATGTAAACTTCATGGAAGAGACAGAAGATAGAAATGGTAATTACATGTTAGGTGGACATTGGATGTCCGATTTAAGTTACCAGTTCGCAAAGAAATGCAAATTCGACTTGGTTCAGGTAGACGGATATAGTTCTTATGCTTATTCAGATGAACAGATGGCAGTGTTTACATATACAGAGGGTGATATTTATCTTACATTGTTCACTGATAAAGTTAAATATGAAGCTGAAAAGGAAAGAACAATTAAATTTTATGAGGAGGAATATTGATGATTGATAATTCAACTTATAAAAAGAACCATGATGCAATAATCGAATTTGTCAAAACACAAACAAATATTGATTTAAATGATTATAGAGATGGCAACGGAGCTGATCCATATACAACAACATATTGGGATAAAGATGGAGTTAAGCTATGTATCAATTGGTCTGGTTCAACTGGTGGTATGGATAGAAACACACAATATATAATTTCAGATTTAGTGAATAAATCAAACGGAAAACTTGCTCTTGAATGGGGCGGTGCATGGTTTAAATATATTTATTTTACTGATGATATTAAGGAGGAAAAATAATTATGGCATATAAAAGAAAAACAAAGGATTGTTATGCAATTGAAGGAAATTGTGGTTACGGATGGGATATTGAATGTAATTGTGAAGACTATGCAGATGCAAAAGCGCAGTTAAAAACATATGAAGAAAATGTAAACTATCCTGTACGAATTAAGATGTGGAGAGAAAGGATTGGTGACTGATATGAGTAAATGCAAATTATACACAGCTCATTTAGCAGGTACTTCATATGACGGAAATAAGAAATATGAAATGGTGATTATTACAAAATGGAAAGATACAACAGATGATTCACCAGAAGAAGGACGCAAGGCATATTATTTCACACCTGGTAGCAAATATCTAACTGAATGTATTAAGGATGAAAATTGGTGTAAACGAATTTATGAAGCATATCCAGAAAATACGAGGTTTAGAATTGAAAGGAAGGTAGAGTGTTATGTTGAAAATTGAAATTAAAACAGGTGGCGCAGCATTTTGTGATCCATTTACAGGCGAACCAAGCGAATTTGATGAGGTTATTGAATGTAAAAGACTTCTTGAAGGTATTTGCAGTGAACTTGAAGATGGTGCAATAAGTGGAAACATCATTGATATAAACGGGAATAAAGTTGGGCAGTGGAGCAGATAGGAGCGTGATTACATGGCGAAACAGTTTATAAGAGAAATAAAACCACATGTAAATTTATATAGAGACACATTAAATGGAATTGCGTGGATTGAAGATGGTTCAACTGGTCTTGGGATTAGTGTTCATCCAAATATAGATAAAAGTGGTTCTGTTATAGGAATGAAAAATCTTGGTTATTGGGATAGATCAGATAGAATAGCACAGAGTCATGGATGGAAATATAATATTGACAGATTCGTATGTGATAAAAACGACAAATTAGAAATGATTGTAGCAAATGAATGTATGTGTCAAGGTTGTATTGAAAGGAGACAAAAGTATGGCAAAACAAATATATTACTTGCATAGTTGCAATGAATGGAAAGAGTATTCCAGCATGAAACTTTTATTCATTGGCACATCTCAGCAGAAGTTAAAAATGAAAATTTCTAAGGAGATTGAAGAAGGCAATATGGAATATAAACCTGTTACTACAAGATACGATTATGTTGATGGAGAATTTAAGCTAGTTGATAAAGAAAATACTCCAAAAGAGCAAGCGAAGTTGTTTAGGCAGGATTGGGAAACGGAAACAAGAGATACTATTAAGTCTGAATTAAAATATGGAGATTTTGATTATACATATAATAATGAAGAAATGTAATCAAAGGAAATTGTAATTTCTTGGTAAAATAATTACAAGATATAGTGGTTTATACAATGTATAGATACTATATCTTGTATATGAAAGTGAAGGAGGTATACACATGAGAATTGTAACGGTTCGGATTGAGGATAATACAGAAAAAATAGAAAATGTAAAGCGATTAGAAAAATGTAGAAGTGAGGTAATTGAAAATATTTCAGACAAAATAGATGAATTGCAAGAAGAAGGTTTTATGAAAATATTGGCATATATTAAATGTGCAACGGAAGATTATCTTGGAATAGTAGGTGAAACAACAAAAATAAATAGTGTGAGTTGGTTAAAAAATAAACTTGATGTATCCAATCTAACACGTTCGGTTAGGATATGTGCTGACAATAGTGGTGTTTTTATTGACTTTAATTATACAGGAACATCAGAATGTAAGAATACTCCACCTAGAATGAAAGCCGATTTTGTAAATGGTAATATTATTATTTCTACATCAACTAGAAAAGGAATATGTGATTTGATGCTTTATTGGAATACTATAAAACCAGAATTTCAGAATAAGATTAATGAAGCGTATGAGAAGAAAAGCAAAAATATTAAAAATGATGTAGATGAATTACAGTTTTTATTAAGAGTTGCAGAAAATTTTAAAGAGTAATACAGAGAATAATAAGGCAGACGCAAACATATGTGTCTGTCTTATTTATTGGAAGGAGAATACGAAATGAAACAGAATCAGGTTTGTTATTACATTGAAGATAGTCAGTTTGCAATGTATGTATCATATGGAATATATGAGTATAAAACAATGTGTACTCACAAAGTATCACGGTTGAAAGCACCAGAAATCAGATTAATAAATGGAGTCCCATTTGATGATTTCCAGTCAGAAACGGAATTTAAGAAAGTTCCTAAAGGATGGACTTATAGCACAGATTTATATACAGTCACAGAGGATCTGGAAAAGAAAAAGAAAATTAATGTTGCAATGAAAGGCAGATACATCAAAAATCCTTCAGATATTCAGTGGTTATTTGATAATGGTTATCTTGTAAAAATGGAAGATGTAGAACCTATTATTGAACCTGAGTTTGATCATAATACATATAGACTTGTAAAAAAATATCCTACATGGACACAGTGTTATGGAAGTCATAATGATGCATATCCAAATGAAGTGTTCGAGACTTATGAGGCTGCTGAAAAGCGAATGGATGAAATTAAGGAAAATAGGCATAGAAAAGCGGTTGAATGTGCATTATTAGACTTTTATGAGAATTTAGAATGGGCATTAGAAAAATATGAAGCTGAACATGGTGGAAGAGAAATTGAAAAAATAAGGCAGAAAATTTTAGCAAGACCACATTTAGATGACATTATGTTTAGATACTACAAGGGAGAAATTCTTGTCGTATCAAGGGAAGCACATAGAAAAGACACACATATTGAATGGGAAAAGATAGCATAGAAAGTGAGGTTGATTGATATGGTAGAAAGTTATGTTATGGAAAATGCAGATTATGCAAAAATTAAGAAATTGAATACATTGCACAATATGGAAACATTTTGGGATGACGTTAGAAAATTCACAAAGAATGTGAGATCGGATCATAGTTTAGGTAGATGGCAGATATTATCAGAAGCGAGATATGGTGAATTAATGCAAGCGATACGTAGTTTTTATGAAGATTAAAATGAGGTGATTGATAATGATATGTGAAATAAGCAAGAAAATATTAAATGAAGTATATGGTGGAGATACAAAAGAATCAAGAGAAAAAGCGATTAAAGATGGATATTTTATGGAATGGACAAAAGAAAGAATTAAAAATGCATTTAAAGCAGGAAATGGAACAGAAAAGGATTTAAAAAGATATATGAATGATAATAAACAATATTGTGTATTTGTAGAAATTTAAACCCAGTTGAAAGAATTGATTCTTGAAAAGAAAGCGAGGTAGCAAATATGAAAACAATAATTGATAAAAGCGAATGTAAGCCATTAGGTGACAATATTGAAGGCAAGTTGGTGATAATTAAACCAGATTTTTTCAAACCAGAATTTAGAGAAGCAAAGTATCAGCTTGTGATTGCAACAGGTGGTTTTGGATGTGATACAAGCAAAATGGGAAATGCAGTATATGTAGAAGAAGTCCATACTGATAATCCAGAGCATTACAGACAGGAAAGATACAATCTTATTGGTGAACCAACAGAAGAGATTATTAAGGAATGGAAATCAATGTATGGGGAATTTAATGAAAAAGTACAGAAAGCATTGGAGGTGCAGGAATTATGATGACAAGAGAAAGATTTGCGGAGACAAACTGGAAAATGAGTTACGAGGAATATCAGAAATGCTATTGTCCTGAATGTAAAAAAGAAGAATGTCCACACAGAGGAGCAATAAGAAGAGTGCCTGTCATAGATGGTGGTCTTGATTTGTGTCCGAATTTAAAGGGAGAGTGATTAAAATGTTCAAAATAGAGATTGTGGAGGTGTAGGTATGAAGTATAAAAATAGATACGCAGATAAAGCGAAACAGAATGCATATATGAATGCTTGTGATTGTTTATATTTTGGATTTGGAAAGATTTTTTGGAATGATTGTGGATGTAATGATGATTCTGTATGGGATCAAGCAATGAGAGATATGTCGAATATGTAATGGAGAATAACTTAATAGTGATAGTTAAAGCAGAGATTTAATTGTCTCTGCTTTTTCTATAAATACATACAAAGGAGGGTAGTTAGTATGAAACCATACAAAAAGTACGGAGATTATTATGTACCAGGCGAAAATATCAAATTCCCAACGGAAGATGAAGCTTGGGAATACATAAGAGAAAACTACTAACAATTAGAGGCATCGGCTGGTGACGCAGCCGTGTAAGTCCTCAACTCCTTATATGTATTATAACATAAAAACAGAAAGAGGTGTATCAAAAAATGAAATTGGATTTAATTATGGTAGATGAGTGCGGAGATGAAGTAAAAGTCAAATCATTTGATGTTTGGAATGATCTTGATGAAGATTATATGGAATTATGGAAAGATAGGAAAATAGAAAAGGCAAGAGAAAATTATCCAGAAGCACAACGGTTTTATTTTGAACGACCTTATTCAGATATGAGTTATGGAGAACTATTAGAACATGGAGATTTTGGACAAGAAATGGAGTGATGGAAATGAAGAATAATGATTATCCAATATATTTCAAAAGTAAAGGTAATGATATATATGCAAGCTATGATGGTGTGCAGTGGTTTTGGTATGGAAATATGGAATGTTGTTAGTAAGAAATAGCAATTTATTTGGAGGTGATGCAATGGAAATGAATATCAATATAACAGAAACGAAGAATGAATCACTCGCATATAGACTAATCAGAAGAAAGGCAAGAAACATGTTAGAACCTTGTCCGGATCAGGAACTTGGACAATATGTGCGAGGTATAGTTGACATGCAAAGCGAAATCTATGGAGAAGGAATTAGTCAGCAATCAATGAAATAATGTAGTTAATAACCTGTGGTAACAATTACTCGCAGGTTTTATTATTAAGGAGGAATTTTTATGGTAGATATTACAGTATTAAATAATATGGAATACGCAGATGCGGAAAATTTTGTACATAACAACGGCTATATTAATACTATCGGAGCGGATGAAGTTGCAGCTAGTAAATCCGATAGGGTAGCAGATACATACTATGAGTTATATGATAACGATGGAAACATGGTTGATATGATAAGTTTTTATCAGTATTATAACGGCGAAAACATAAATAATCCTGATTTTGAAGCAGAAATTATAGAACAGGGATGGGAAAGAATCGCCTAGTATGGTATAATAGTTATATATGTAAGAGAAAGGAGGGAAACAAATGGAAGTTGATGCAATGACAAAATGCAAAGGCTGGTATATGAAAGCATTAAATGCTTCAGAAAGACATGATGTGAATGATTTCCTGAATTATACATTAATGATTTATAATGGGACATCATTAAATGCACCAGATGATTTGTTGAAGTTGACTGAAGATGATACAGATGTAAGCAAAGATGAAAAGCAGAAAATCATGGTCAAGACATTATTAACATTACAGAATCAGTTAAAGACAAGAAAATATTTATAATTTTGTAATTAATAGTTTAATAGACACATATTGGAATGTAAAGATTAATTTATTATCAAGACATTTTTTAATAGATACATCGTGGAACGTAGTATATAAAACTATATATAAAGAAAGGAAAGAAGAATATGAAAAGATTTGGTGAAGATTTTGAACTAACACAGGATTTAATGGACGCTATCGTTGTTTATATGAATGATGAGATTAGAGAAAAATTACATCGTGCGCTTGCGCCATGTACGCCAGAAGATTTTTTAAAAGCATACGTCAAAGAAGATCCGGATTTTGAAGATTTATTGTATTCTGAATTTTCAATCGAACTGTAAAATTGTTAAAAAGGAGATGATAATATGGACAGTTTAGCATTGATTATTACAATCGCTCTTATTTGTATAGGACGCAAGATATACATTGAGGCAAAAGTAAATAGCTATGATCTTGATAAGGTGTCGATCGGGAAAATGGCTATGGATGCTGGTAAAAGCCCATCACAGATAAAAAGTAAGATGGTATCTGGTGGTTACGACAAAGATAGTAAATGGAAAATATAGGAGAACAAATGGAGATTATTAATCCTTATGAGGTATATGGATGTGATGGAACGGAAATGGTGGTTGTATCTAAGGCAGAACGCAATATAACAGATGATATTGTATTACTGATGCAGCTCGAAAATCTTGATCGGATCTATCATAAACAGAAAACGGAAATAGGTCGATACTTACGGTATTGTACAACGGCAGAAATAATGGAAATTAATAAAGCAGTAAACAGAATATTGGGATGAATAAGAGTTAATTAATGTGAACCAATAATAAATGAGAAGTAGAATTGTCAATAATGGCAATTCTATTTTATTATTATAATAATTTTTTGATAGTTGAAAGGTGGTAATTATATGAAACGTGAAAATTTTAAGAAAATTATTAAATTGCGTAGTTGTTGGAAAATTGATAAAAGAAAAGGTAATTATGAATTACCAAGTGGCAAGCATTTATTAGATTATATCTTAGATCTGGTTGAGTCTCAAATGAAGCTTGATGGTTTAGGTATTAGAGCAAATGGAGATTTATGTTTTGCATCTGGTGGTAATTGGGATGTCGAAGCAAACGAATTTAATGATTATGTCTTAATGCCAGATTTTGAATCCAACGAAGTATGTTCATATGATGAAATGGAGCAGAGAATTAGTTGTTTAATTCGTGAATTATTATATTAATTCTTTTATTTATTTCATTAATGACCTTATTAGATAATCCGTTCCATTGTGGTTTTATCGAAAAGAAATCGGTCATAACAATAGAGGCAAATGCATTAGCATCTACTTCAGCAATTTGAAGATTATATTCTTCAACTGATGAACATTTGTTAGATGGTTTATATCCTGATAAATAAAATTCCTTATCAGTTTGATATTGATAAATATGACGAAGTTCATGAGCAATGGAAAATACATAATCTGGATTTAGTTTATCTACTTTATTAAGGTAAATTGTATTAGTTACTGGTTCGCATTGAGCTAATGTTGTTTTAGTAACGAAATGAATAGTGTCATATGAAATTTTTGGCACTTTTATTTCAAGCAGTTCGCAAACATCTGTTATAAATTCTTTTATCATGATTAGTTCCTCCGATAAAGAATAGTATAACAGAACACAAGTGGAAAGAAAAGAGGTGGTTATTATGGCACAGTTAATCGGATGTTTGATTGCAGGATATGTATGTATTTATCTTCCTTGGAAGGCAAACAAAAAGAAAGAATCTCGTAAGAGACAAGATATGTATAATAACTTAAACAAGAAGTCGGTTGATGAAATGGAAAAGTGGAGAAAATAATATAAAAGAGAAAAGAGGTTGATGATTATGTTTGGAGGACTATTAGCGTTCTTAGGAATTTATGCAGGAAGTGCTGTAAAGGCAGCTAAAGATAACTATGATATGAAGAAAACTACTCGTACAGTTGATGAAAACGGGAATGTTCATTATATGGATAGACTTTGCAATGATTACATCAATGGTGAGCGAGTAAAAAGAGTGGAAACAACAGACAGGAACGGAGTTAAATTATATTCAACTGTTGGTGTAAATAGCAGTAAGGTGTACGACACTTCTTATGGAAGAGGTACACAGCAGTTATTTGCAATGAGTGAACATGATAAACAGGAAAATCTAAAATACGGAAAAAATGTATATAGTCAATACAATCCATATTTCGGAAAAACTGTTACAACTGAAATTAGTTCAGGCAGAACAATTACCTGTTTGTTTAGCGGTAAAAATAGTAAGACTGGTAAAGAGTTCTATAGAGTATGGTATTTCCGTCCAGAATGTCAAGGAAAGCTTGATTATAATACGACTGTTGATGGCGATATGGGAATTGAAATTACAAAAGAAGAATTTAATAAGTTAAATTTTGGAGCTTTGACATGTACATGTATGCCAAGTGATTATGATGTAGTCCATGCATTATGGGGTGATAGGTAATGAATAAACAGAGAAGAGAAAAGATAAGGCAACTCAAAACTCAAATTGATTTGATTAAAACCGATTTGAAGAAAGTTTCAAGTGAGTTATCTTCTATATTAAATGAAGAACAGGACGCATTTGATAATATGCCAGAAGGATTACAAAGCAGTTATAGAGGAATGTGTTCTGAAGATGCTATTGACTCTATGGAAGAAGCGAGTGAGAAACTTGATGAGGTGATTGAGTTGTTGAATGATATTGTGTAAAATAATGTAAATACAAAAGAGCATTGTATAAAAGCAATTCTCTTTTTCTTTACATAATGATATTATCGTGGTAACATCTTTGTAGAAAGGAGTGTGTCCACAATGACAAAAGAAAATTACTTAAAATTTCGATGTACGGATAAAATGAAATCAACTGTAGAATCTAAAGCAAAAGAAAATAATATGAGTGTAAGTACATATTTAGAATCTTTAATTAAAAATGATATAAATGATATGAAAATTGTTTACCTTGATGATATTGATGTAGAAATGAGAGAAAAAATAGGAAAAGAGGACAATTGTTACTTATCGAGTGATAAATCATGGTGTTTATTTACTGATATAAATATATATAATATTTATGTTAGTAATTATGACATTAAAGGAATTTCTATTGAGGAATGGATGATGATTACTTATGATGGAATTACAGAAAAATTCATAGGAAAGGAAATAAAATATAAAGATTTTATTGAGTCTACAGTTTTAATGTTGGACGAGATAGAAGATAAATTACATTGCGATAATTGGGACAAGATATTACTTTATTACACAAAAAATAATATTGTCATAGATCTGGAATTTGATATACAAATAGCTTTACAACAAATGGAGAATAAAGGTTATGATATGACACCAATTATTGAAAACTTAAATAAATAATAGCTTCTTTTGGAAGATTGGAGGCGAAAATATATGAAATATGGAGACATTGTTGTATATAAAAATCAGATTGGAACAGTAGTTAAAAGCAAAAATGATTTTAAATTCCATCCGTATAATTATGGGAGGTGTTATTTTAGCGAGTTAAATACAATTACTGACAGTGATGTAAGAGAAGCAACACACGATGAAAAGTTGGAACTGATAGAAAAAGAATTTACATGGGGCAATGTGATTAAAATACATTGCATTGGAGAATATCAGATTGTAGAGTATATTGATAAAAGAGATAAGAAAACATTTTATCACGGATATATTAACTACAACGATATAAACTGTTCATATTTATCTCTTGATTCTGCATTGATTGGATGTATTGGATACAAACATGAGGGTGGAAATGGTAAAGCTGCAATGTATTTTGAAAAAATGATTGGTTTGGAATAGATTTATTTTTATGGAATGGATATGAACATGAATATGGAAAATATAATTTTGAAAATAATAAAAAGATTGGAGGATTATAAATATGTTATATACAATAGTACATACAGTAATTAATAATAAAGGAGAACACCCAGAAGCGAACGCAAGGGTGCTTGGGATATATTCAAATGAAGATGTTGCTATTAATGAAGCGGAAAAATGGATTAAGAATACAAAGACTTCTGATATAAATGTAAAGAGAATAACAGATACAGAATGGTATTTTTGGTATGAAGAGAATGGAAATACCTATGGTGGTTATGTAGATGTATATGGGAAAGAGTTAGACAAACCAATTGAATAAACCAAGTAAACCAAGTTTTCATGTGGAATGGAGAATACATCTATGAAAAATGAAATATATTCAGTTGCTTATAACAATAAATATGACAATGGATTTTCTAAGATAGAACCGTGGATTATAAGTGACTTCGGAAATGATTTAAAGAAATGTAAAATCAAGGCAAATGAATTGATTAGACAATGGTGCAAAAATGTCACAATTTTTAAATGTAATGAACTTCCAGAAATTGTGACTTGGGATTATGTAAAAGCCCATAAAATCTAAGTTTACTATGGAAGGAGAATATCATGATGAATAATTTTTTATTAACGTATTCTGTTCCAGATCTAAATGGAATGGGTAGAATAAACATGTACAAATGGTTTGAGAATGAAGACGAACTTCATAGTTTTGTAGTCAAAGAGAAAAATTTGTATCAAAATGGTTTTATAGTTAATGAAGCAATGGAGATTTTGAATGACCGTCAAATTTTTACTGGCGGTGATTTGCCAAAAAGAAATTGAAATTTAACTTTCCTTGGAGGTGATATGCTATAAAAGAACGCAAAAAGCAATGGATACTCAATTATATGTTACAACACAAAGATGAGTTTATTGATGTTGTATCAGAGAATTTTGTAAATGCATATATAAATGAATTTAATCCGAAAGTAATAGAATGGTATCTATATGGAGCGCCGAAAGTTCCTGAAATTGGTAGGCTGCTCGCAGAATTATACAAAGAGAATAAAGTAAGCAGATATAGGCATTATTGTGAATTTTGGCAAGACGGATATCCAAAATGGTTTTATATTTACTTTTTACAAAGATAAAAAGAAAGAATGATTTACTTGGAAGATTGGAAGAGGTGATATAAATGAACAAAAAAGAAGAATTAAAAAGATTAATTGACAATCCTTTAAAACCAAATGCAGTTGAATGGGCAATGGATTCTGAAGATGTTTTGTCAAACATGAATTTACTTTCACCAGAAACTAAACATTGCATTAAAATGATAAAAGACCATGGAGGTGCATTTAAGCAATATAATGATGCTCTTGTTGCTATTTTAAAACGGGCGTATAAATCTATTGCAAATGTAATAACTCCTCCACCAATTAAGTCAAGACATCAAGTGTTTGTTGCAATGTGCTTTGATGATGAAAGAGAACGTCTGTATAAAGATGTTCTTACACCAATCGTACAAGCTGCTAATTATTCTATCGTCAAGGTGAACGACCAAGAATACGAAGGTTCTATTATTGGAAAAATTGTGGATGATATAACTGACTCAACTATTTTAATTGCCGATCTTACAGGAAATCGTGGTGGAGTTTATTATGAACTTGGTATTGCTAAAGGATTACAGCTTTGTCATCATCCAATAAGAACTATACTTACTTGTGATAAAGCATTTTTTGATGATGAAAAGGTTCATTTTGATGTACAAGGTGATAATATTATTCTTTATACATCTGACGAGGATTACAAAGAAAAATTATCTCGCAGAATTCAATCATATAAAAATGAAATGAATGGTTAAAATTAATGGTTAAAATGACGATTTCATGGTTATGGAAAGCAGGTGATATAAAGTGAAAATAACAAAATTATCAGATTTTAAAGGAGCGGAAAGATTTGGAACTTGTGCTGAATGCGGGAAGGGTTCTAAAGAAGATTCGGAAATGTTAAAAATAACGTGGGATGGAAATAGTTCTACTATATTATGTAAAGAATGCTCAATTAAATTAAAGAATAAGTTATAAGACAAAAAGTTCTTCTCTTATTAAAAGCGAATTAAATATAGAAATAAGCATTAGAAGCAGAAATTAACTGCTTCTTTTTTGTTACAAAAAATGAGGTGATAAATATGTGTAAACGACATGACAATACAAACAGATCAAGTGAATTTATCTGTTTAAGATGTCTTAGTAAAAATCAGGTTGGAGATAAAATGCGTAGACCGAATATGAGAGAAAAAGACCATGTAAAAAACTTGTGCTGTCTATGTACAAAGTTGCAAATGAGAACTAAAAATCTTGAAGTTAGGTGGTGCGATGATTTTGACGAGCGTATGGAATACGCAAAGAAAATTAAACCCAGATATTATGATGAGAATAATGAACTGTTACCTGAATGGCAAACGGAGAATATGTATGTAAGAAAGGTGGTTGGTTAATATGGCACAGACAAGAGATTATACAACTAAGAGATGTGGAGACAATGAAGGATGTGACCCTTTTTGGAAAATGGAAGATATAAAAAATGTAGTTGAATGGTTTGAAAAGAAAAATGATTGGGACAACTATTTAATTACATTGTTAGAATTACTCCTTGGAAGACGTATTGGCGACACGATTTCAATGAAATGGTCAGATTTTTATTATAAAGATGGGGCTTATAAAACGGAGATTAATAGTGTTCAAGAACAAAAAACAGGAAAAACAATTGTACTTGCTCTTAGTTCTATGGTATTTGATGCACTTGAGAAATATGCAATCAATAAACATATTGATCCAATGAAACATTATAATGAAGATATCTTTACTCACCCAAGTAAAGAGAAATGGTATAAAGTTGATCGAACATACTTTGCGACTGGAACATGTGAACTTGAACTAAAGGATATCTATGAATGGGTTGATTATTTTGGAAAAGATTGGAGTATTAACCGTATTAATGAAATATTAGATGGATTTGAAACTCAAAAAACGAAAAAATCAAAAAGATTTGGATCATATGATAATTTATTTGATTACATTCATTATGTTGTTGATTATAAAGATATGAAAAAATGGCATACAGATAATTACAGAAGTAAGTTAAAGCAAGCAGTTAAGGATTGCAACATAAAATATCGAGTCTCAACACATACGATGCGTAAGAGCTTCTGTTATTGGATATATACGACACACATGTTTGATCCAAATTGCGTACATTCATTACAAAAAATGTTTGGGCATGTAAATGAATTACAAACCTTAGATTATATGTGCGTCACAAAGATGCGAAATAAAAAATATTTGGAAGATCATGGCGAATTTATTCGTAATGTATTAGCTGGTAAGGGTGATGAGATTGTTAAGAACATGCCAGTTATCTCATTAAAGTCTGATGATTTTGGAAAAATCATTCGTATGCTCACAGATGATGTGGACAAGTATCAGAGGGCGATTGATATGGCAAACGAAATGAGAGTAATGTAAATATGTAGGGACGATGATTATTTTTCATCGTCCTTTGTACGGGTTAGATATGTCGCATAAGTGATTAGACGATTTAACTGAGGATCGTCAGTCTCCATCAATTCATTTGGTGTACAATTTAATACCTTACAGATTTTTTCCATAGTATCAAAACGGATATTGGTAGTTTCCCCATTACAGATTTTCCCAATATTGTTAGCAGAAATACCAGTTTGTTTTGATAGCCAATAAGCTGTTTTGTTTTTTTCTTGTAGAATTTGTTTTATTTTAAGACGTATCATAGACTACTCCCTTCTTTTATTAATTGATATAATATCAAAAAATATTATATTATTCAATAATATATGTTGACATATACTACAATATGGTGTATAGTATGAAATATCAAAGGAAAGGAGGATGTGAGTCATGAATATTAATACATTTGATATTCTATTAATCAATTTTGGCAAAGTAGAATTTGATGGAGAGCAAGCTGGCGTAAGACCTGCAATAGTTATACAAAATGCACTTGGAAACAGATTTAGTGATACAACTATAGTAATACCATTTACTACTAAAATAAAGAATATTGATCAATCTACACATTCTCTTTTTATGAGAGGAACTGGTGGTTTAACACAAAGTTCAATGTTATTAGGGGAATGTGTTAGACAAGTTTCTAAACAGAGAATAATAAAGAAGATTGGTTCAATTAGCGATAGGGCGACTAAATTGGAAGTCAAACGAGTATATGAATCAAACTTCGGGGAGGTGTAATGTATGGAATACGTAATGATGACAGTTGAAGAAGTGAAGAAATATGCAAAAAAAGATGCTATTGTCTTAGTAGCCACACAGTATCTTGCTTCACAGGATTGCAACATTGGATTTGTGAAAAAGAGATTTGGAGAGTGTTCTGACATAATTGGTTCGGCAAAGACAATTGCTAATATCTGTGATGAGTTTGCTAATCAGCTTAGAGTATTTTCTGATACACAGAAAGATCCAATTAATTATGAACCAGTTGGATACCTTAATACGATATTGTTTCGTTCGATGTCCAGAAAAACGGACACTCCATAAGGTATAAATAATACAGAACATATTTTCGATGCGATGTTGACATATTCGAACAAGTGTTCTATAATAAGGCAAGAAAAACAGCCTAACCGATTGATATAAGGTATTGCGAGTACCTTAAACGGATAGGCTGCCGTACATAACGTGTATACGCTACAACTGTATTGTTACATATTTTCAAATAAATGTCAAATGACATTATCTTTATTTATTTTTATCATTGTTGCGTATCGCACATAAATTCATTTACACATAATTCATTCATGAAGAATTAATAATGGGCTGTGGTGAAGCGGTTAACACCCCAGATTTTGACTCTGGTATTCGTGGGTTCAATTCCCACCAGCCTAGCTAAAATTAAATATAAGGGAGGTTGTATATGGTTGGACTATATTATCAAAAATAACAAAAAGGTGTATATCCGGCTGACTAATAATGGGAAAGCAGAAACATGCAATGAAACCAATATGGGTAGGTTCACAGAGCAAAAAGCAAAGAATATTCTAAAAGCTTTGCCTAAAACTCTGAAAAATCTGAATTTTCATGTTGAATGTATACCAGATATTAAAGTTGAGACACCTGTACAGAAAATCGTCAGAGAAGAGTCTAAACATGTAATCGAAAATACTGACTATCATCCATCGGATAATGTGACACAATGGATTGAAAAATTTGGCACATGCTACGACATATTTAAAGAGGCTAGAGACAGATATGAATACTTAGAGAAAGAATTAAAGATGTCTGATTCTAGTTTGATGGATATATTACATAGTATTGAGCTTGAAACTTCAAAGGATTTGTATTCTGCTTGGCTTCTATATAAGAAGATAAGGGAGAATAGAAGGAATAGGCGACAGCTCAAGGACGAAATGATGATTATACATAATATTCTGCGAGAAATCGATGAAACCAAGATCAATCGTGAACGGACAGAAAAGGCGATTGAAGGACTGTTCGATCGTAAATACAGATACAGGATTGTGGAGGAAGACGAAGATGACAATATGTAGAACATGCAATGTTCCAATGACAGAAGTGAGAAGATTTACATCGGAACGTAATGAGAAATTTCAGCGTTGTCCGAAGTGCTATGGTGAAACGAAGCACTTAAAGATTTTTGAGAGAGAATTATATATTGACAACTATTTACATAACAAAGGGGCAAAATGATGAACATTGATCAAATATTATTTATGTACTGCGACAACAATATGGCTAAGTTAAAGCGTATATGTCAGCCAATGATTGTTAAAATTGGTGGTGTATCCAACAAAGATTATGATGATTTTTATTCTATTGCACTTGATGTATTAAATGATACGGCACTTAGATACGATGAAGATCAAGAATGCAATTTCGATAGCTTTTTGGCTAGTAACATAAAACGTAAATTTAATACAGAGATTCGTGATCGAAATAGAGAGAAGAGAATACCTGCAAAAATGGTGGATAGCATACATAATTTAATCACAGAAGATGGACTTACTCTTGAAGATATCATCCCATCTAATTTTGACACATACGAATCTGCGTGTGGAGATCATTTCGAGGGTACAAAAATTGAACGTTATCTGAATAATTTGTCTAATATCCAAAGGGAAATAGTCCAATATCTTGTTCAAGGGTATGATGAAAAGGAGATAAGAGAATCATTACATATGAGTAAAAAAGATTACTCAAATAATTTGTCTGTAATACAGGCTTATGAAAATGTGAAAATATTAATGTAACTATATAAGGACTAATTGTTAAGTAATTAAAAACATAGAAATATGTATACAAACATAGACAAAAGTGAACACATTAAATCTTTTGTTTTATGGCTTAACAATAGGTTTCAAGTCTAAGTGACTGCTACTATTGAAAAATATGTTGCAGATATGAACTATGTTAAGTAGTAAGGTAAAAACACACCTTTAGATGTAATCTTCAGTCTGAAGCTCTGTGAGTACAAACCAAGAAACAATGCTAATGTTCTGCATTGATAACAGGGAAATACATGTCCTCTACTCGACCTTGACACGAAGAAAAATTCTCCGAAAGGAAGGTGTCAGAAATGACAAATTATGTTTTTGTATTGGATGCTGCCGGCAAACAGTTAGCCCTAACAAAAGAAACAAAAGCATGGTTTTTTATCCGTAAGGAACATGCAACATTGGTTAGTAAATATCCAATGGTAATACAACTGAATAAAGAAGTTTCAGATGACGAAATCTGTAAAGATGAGATTCGTTGTGGAATTGATGACGGTGGACTTCATGTGGGTATTGCTTTAGTTCAGAAATGTCAAACAAAAAACAAAGTGGTTTTTAAAGGAACGATTGAACAACGCAATGATGTAAAACATCTTATGGATGTCAGACGTGGATGCAGACATTATCATCGTTATCATAAACGGTATAGACAATCAAGATTCAATAATCGCTCTTCGTCAAAAAGAGGAAGAATTGCTCCAAGTATTTTACAAAAGCGTCAAGCCACAGTAAGAGTTATAAATCAGCTTAATAGATGGATACATATAACAAATTATTGGTTGGAAGATGTTTCTATTGATATACGAGCATTAACCGATGGTTATAAATCTTATAGCTGGCAATATCAAAAATCTAATAGGCTGGATGAAAACATCCGTAAAGCAGTGATTCTAAGAGATGAGTGTAAATGTATGGAATGTGGAAAATCTAATTGCAGATTAGAAGTTCATCATATAAGACCGAGAAGATTAAATGGCTCAAACACACTTAGTAATCTTATTACATTATGTGAAAAGTGTCATCAGAAAACAGAAGGTAGTGAAGAACTATTTATGGATAAATATTTCTCTCTGTTAAAATCTTCTGATAATAAAAATCTTAATTATGCTCAACATGTAATGATTGGTAAGAAATGGCTTAGAGAACAATTGTCAAATTTAGGATTATTATATCTGACAAATGGTGGAGATACAGCAAATAAACGTATTGACTGGAATATTGAGAAATCACATTCTAATGATGCTATATGTATCACTGATTTACAACCTGATACATGTGATGTAAAAGAATGGACTATTAAACCTATGCGTAGACAGAGTAAAGCAAAAACAGATAATGTTTTAGGAATCAAGCATAGGGATTTAGTAGAATATACATTCAAAAATGGTGAAACTCATAAAGGGTATGTAACGGCGTTGTATCCAAAACAAAACGCAATAAATTTTCAAAGTCCTACAAAACATTGTAAGAAAGTTAATGCAAAGAAATGTAGGTTACTTTGGAAATTTAATAAAATATATTGGTTAGATAATGTGTCTTGAACACATTTGTCTATATTTGAACACAATTACTTATATTTAATCAAGGAGGAAGATATTTATGATGGCAGTAGGAAAAATTAGAGAAGAAAATATTCCAGTAATCAATTACACAGAGGAAGTAAAAGAGGGTGATGTTAACGATAATCAGGACGTGCAGCGATACTTTTGTAGTGATGATCCATTTGTTAATGGAATTGGTGTTACTGTCTTAACAGGAGATTATCTTCCTCCATTGATTTTAGCAGAAGTTCCTATTAAAGATGGAATTGTTCAAAAATATATTGGTGATGGATTACAGCGTACCACTGCATTGATGCAAATTCGTTATGGGAATTACAAATTTACTAAAAACATTGAAGACAGCGAGATTGAGTATCAATCAAAAGTCTTCGATGAAAATGGCGTGGCAGTTAGAGATGAAGATGGGAATTTTGTATGGGAAAAGAAAATATTTGATATAAAAAATAAGACATATGATGATTTTCCAAAAGAATTAAAAAAGAGATTTGATAACTATCAGCTTCGGATTGTAACATATCAGAATTGTACTATGGAAAAGGTTAGTAAATTAGTTAGAAAACTAAATAACCACAAAGGAATGAATGCAAGTCAGAAAGCATTGACTTGGATTCCTACATATGCCAGACAAGCAAAAAGTATCGGAGAAGAAGGATTCTTCAAAAATTCAATGACATACTCAGATACAGATAGGAAAAATGGAAATTATATACAGTTGGTTTGTAATAGTGTGATGGCTCTTTTCCATATAGATGAATTTAAAAAAGATTCAAAATCGGCAAATGCTATGCTTGAAGAAAAAAGTAATCATCAGGAATTTGAAACAGTAAGGAATATCCTTCAGAGAATGGAAAAATGTTGTAGATCATCTTGTAAAGATGTTTTTGTAAAGAAAGACATATCGACATGGGTAGTTGTATTTGATAAGTTCAGCAGATTAAATCTTCCAGATTCTAAATTTGCTGAGTTTGTACAGGGAATTCCAACAAAATTACATAATGTCAAAGTAGGCGACTGGTCATACGATTTATTATATAAAGAGCCAGGTACAACAGGTAAAAAACTTGTTGCTCAGAAAATTGATACATATACGGCATTAATGATGGATTATTTACATATTACAGAAAAGCAGACAGAGAATAATTCAATAGATAATGTTGAGTTGTCAGAAGAAATTACACCATTGCAGTTCATTAGAGAGAATATATCAGAAAGAGTATCAGAAGATGATGTGGATGATTATTATACTTTAATGGATGACTTCAAAAATTTAGATGGAGTAAACAAAGAATCACCATTTTTTGACTACCATAATGAATTGGCATTTTTAGGTATGATTGCATATTCATTTAAGAGTGACAAAGATCTGGATAATTGGTTGGTTACATATACGAACAAAGATATTTCTTATAGTCATGATCAGGTGGCAAATTTGGATAATATGTTAGCTGATTTTAAAGAATTTGATAAGAAATTAATTCAAAAATTATCAGCATAAAAATGAAGAATACATGAAAGTACAAACAGAACATAGTGGTACGATAACATTTCGTCCAGATGAAGGTTTGCAGTTGTTTGGAAAATGGTTTCAAGCATTATGGTGGTGATATTAACAGGGATTATACATATCATTACCTCACCTCTTATATCTAATACATATGCCAAATCTGGCAATTCTTTGTGTATGATTCCTGTTTAATATATAAGAAAAAGAATAAAAAAGTAGATGACTTGACTAAAGTTGTCTACATAATGGGTTATCGCCAAGCGGTAAGGCACAGGACTTTGACTCCTGCATTCGCTGGTTCGAATCCAGCTAGCCCAGCTACAAGTTTTAAGATTTGAAACTTTATAATCTGTTTTTGTTTATGAGTGTGATGGTAGCACGACAGAAACGGCTGACACTGTAAGATATGGTTCGATTCCGTAATGAACAAATTGTATATATAGAAAGAAAGGAGAACAAAACATGGGAATTGCATGTAAACCAATTGGTACTTTTAAAGGTGGTCTTGTTAAGGTAGATAACAAGATTGCTAAAGCAAAAGCAGAAAAGATTGCTAAGAAGAAAACAAAGAAGAATTAATGGAGTAGGAGGTCATCGTGGATAAATTAGTTGGTACATACAAACCACACAAATTGTATTGCTATTCAAAACCGAATGTCATGGAAGGACATAAATATTCAGATGATGTGGCAATATGTTATGCAGATTCACTTAAAGATGCGATGAGTAAATTTAATAGGCTTTACGATTTGAGTTTGTTAGTGGGGAATGTCAAAGAAGTCAGATTCAATGATTTTGGTATATATATTGCCACAGATTACTAGAAAAAATTCTTTTCTTTGGAAAACTAGGAGGTTTACAGATGGAAATGTTAAAAGAATATTCAGAAAAATACGGATTAAAAGAAGTGGTAAATGATTATGGAGAGCATCGCCAGACACGAGAAAGAAGCATTGTATTTCCGAATGGATGGGTTGCTTCTATTGTAGAAAATAATGGTGTTGATACATATAAACCAAACGGAGAACATATAAAAGAATTTAAGTCGAATAAGAGCTATTCTGTTGCAATGTGTGATTACAATGGGTACTTCGATTGGGATATTCTTAATAAATATGGAGCAATTGATGGATGTATTTACTGTGATGATGAACTTGAAATATTGGTCGCTTGTGAAACGATTAGGAGATTACAGTAACAAGAAAGTTTGTTTCTTTAGATTGTGAGGTGAGAATATGTCAAAATTAAAAGACATGTCAGATTATGAAGATGAGATATTGGAAATATTTCATACAAGATTTAGTGATTTGCCTTCAAAATATTTATCTGATGATGGAAGTGCATTATTTACAAGCACCGAAGCATTGATGGTATTGAAAGATACATTGAATTGTATTTTCAAAGACAAATAAAGTTCGATTTATTTGGAAGAGAGGTGAAAGGATGACACAGGAAGAATTGGTAAATAGATTGGAGAAAGTTGGTATAAAAGGACAATGGATTAATTCAGACAAATATGGTTTCAGTAGAATATATGAATTTGCAATAAATGAGCAAGTCATTCAAATTGAATGGTACGCTAATTATTCTACTGTTATGATTGGCAATGCACATTTTTGGTTTGATAACATCTTGTTACATAGCAGTTATCCAATGCAAGGAGAATGGATCGAGTTTTCTTTGAGAGGAGAACACCCATTGCATATAAAAGTTAAGTAGCAAGAAAATATGGAAGTGAGATAGAGAAATGAAAAATATAAGAAGATGGTTTGAGCATGACCAAATGAATAATGGTCAGAATTATGAGATTGACGAATACGAAGGTCATTTAGAAGCAAGAACAGATACAGTTATTTTTATGATAGTAGAGCCTCATAGCGAAACAAAAAATAGATGGGTGCTTAGAGTTTCAACGAAAAGTGCTTTTGACAGATGGGCTAATTCCACAGCCATTGAAGAGTTTTTCGATAGTGACATTGAATTATGTAATTATTTATATGACTATCAATTAGATATTTATAAGGATTTAGTTAGATATCTTTCAAGAGAATATGATGATATAGCAGAAGAATATTAGCAAGAAAACTTCGTTTCATTGGATTTTAGAAAGGAAAGAATATATGGTTAGATATTATTGTGATTTATGTGATAAGGAAGTTAATAAATATAATGAGTATTCGTTACCGATTGCAGCCACTTCTATAAATGGTGAACCATGTGATTTAATTCAAGTTCATGGATTCAATTTGTGTAAAGATTGTCGCAGTAAGATTTATAGAACTATTGAAGACATTATTCCAAGGCAAAAGATTGAAGAATTAAATAAGAGGGCTTTGGATATAAAAATGGGAAGATGTGATGAGTAGCAATAATCGCACATTTCTTCAGGAATTTTGGAGGTGAAATATGAATATTTTAAACATTATTTTATTGATTATGGGAATTTTTAACCTCATTGTTGGGATAACATGGACGAAAAAGAATGTTATCAACTTTGTATTCAAATTATTATTCTTGGTAGGCGGTGGATATTTAGTATTCTATGCTTTATATCTGAGTAACATTCTGATTGTTTTAAATAAGTAAGGAGAATAATTATGAAATCTACAATAAGATTTTTAATATGGCTTATGATATTAAACCTATTAATGAATTTTATTTTTCCAGAACCAGTTGAGTTATGGAAATTTATATTCATAGAGATATGTTTAGGATTTTTGTCATTTATTATGGTTGATTGGAAAGAAGATAAGTGAGGTGAGAGAGTGAAATTAACAATTGATATTCCAAAAGGATATGAAAGAGATTTTATCGCTGATAAGTTCAAAGATTTCTTTTCAAGAGTAATTGCAGATATTAACTGTGATGGAATGTGTGGTTTTTATGAAAAGGAAATCGCAGAAATGTTTTTAGAAGCGTTTGATAAGGCTATTGTTGGTGATGTTAATTTGAATGCAAATGTCGTTCCAGTAGTAAACATGTCTTTTAACGAAGAAGATATACAGAAGATGATTCAAGATGAATTAAAGAAGTTTCAAGTAGAGAATAATCTAATATAGAAGCAATTCTATTCACGGCTGATCAGCCAAATTAAGCGAGGTGATAAAGTGAAGAAATATTGGGAAACAGGTGAAAAGAATGACTTTGGTAAGGAATGTTATAAATTACATTTTAGTCAATTTTATGAAGAAGATGATGAAAATGTAGTAGCTGGTTTTGTACAAGATGAGACAGACGAAAACATATTTATATATGTATCAAAAGAACTAAATGTTGAATATGATACATTGTTTGCAGACAGTATAGAAGACGCAAAGCATCAAATCGAAGACATGCTAATAGACCATTGGAATGATGAGATTGATTATTTAGAAAATCGAATTAAATCATTTCAAGGCGAAGAATAATCATATATAGAAATTTCTATCTTGGCGATTCAGCCAAATTTTCCAAAAAAAAAGAACAATGAAATATTTTTTTCTTATGGTTTTTTAGCAGACGTGTTAATTCCATAGGACTTTATAACAAAATAATATTAAAACGAAAGGATTTAACAGTAAATTCTAGGATAAATGATTGCGCAATCTCTGTAGATTAAAGGATTTTGACAGAGAATAAAGAAAAAAATAATTATTGTGAGAAGAACTGGAAGTTAGTGAACTTCTGTGAGTTTGATAAATATGCAACAAGTTCTTATTGTGCTATTCATAATGAGAACGAAAGTAAAAATCTTGGTGATATTACTAAGGTTGATGAAACAAAACTTGAACCATTTAATATGATTTGTGGAGGATCACCATGCCAGGATTTTTCGGTCGCAGGTAAGCAGAAAGGTTCTGTATGGACTTGTAAAGATTGTGAACATGAGTATAATCCACTGACAGTTCATTGGTCAGAAAGAGACAAGTGTCCATGCTGCGGAAGTAACAACATTGAGAAGACTCGCTCATCTCTTTTGGTAGAGTATCTGAGAGTTATCAGAGCAAATAAACCGAATTTCGGTATGTACGAGAATGTAAAGAATATTGTAGGAAAGCAGTTTAAAGATACATTCAAGATGTTCACAGATGAATTGGACGAGTATGGATACAATGTGTACTGGAAAGTTCTCAATGCAAAAGATTACGGCATTCCTCAGAATCGAGAACGTGTCTATCTAATTTTTATTAAGAAAGAATTGGACAATGGAAAGTTTACATATCCTGAACCATTTGATAATGGAATGAGATTAAAAGATATTCTTGAAGAGAATGTTGATGAGAAGTTCTATATCTCAGAAGATAAAGTTCAGAGATTTTTAACAAATCTCAACAACGAAGGCGCTTTATTATATGATGCTTGTCAGGTTAAAAGAGAAGGAAAATCAAGAGAATATCATGAACCAAAGATTGTTCAATTGGGAGATAAATTATCAGATGGACTAGAGAAATTAGATATTCCAAATTACAGTTACTGCATAGATGCAAATTATTATAAAGGAACTACTATTGATTATTATCTCAATAAGCACAAAAGGCAACTTATTAGTACAGTTAAGATACCACAGGCAACTAAGAAAGGATATATTGAATGTGAACTTGGTGGTGTAGCTGATTTATCATATCCAGAGTCCAAAACAAGAAGAGGTAGAGTTCAGGAAAATGGTCAGATTTGTCCAACAATTACTGCAACTGAGACAGGTGTTTGTAGAATTGAATCGCCTATTAGAATCAGAAAACTTACTCCGAAGGAGTGCTTCAGACTTATGGGTTTCTCAGATGGGAATTTTGAAGCTGCTGAGAAGATGGTAAGTAATAGTCAGTTGTACAAGCAAGCAGGGAATTCCATTGTAGTAGATGTTTTATATTACATATTGGTTGAATTGTATAAGGCTATGCCATATCTTTTTGATGATTTGAGATTAAGTAGTTTTTTCTCTGGCATTGGTGCATTTGAGATAGCCTTGAACAGATTATATGAAGGAATCAACTCTGGAAATTTTACAAGTTCACAAGCGGATTAAGTTCTGCTTGTGACATTAGAAATGTTTGCATTGATGACACACAAGGTTTTGATGGAGTAAGATTTTATAATGGTTATACTCCAACATTGAGAAGTCAGCGAAGCGGATTAAAGGTTTTTGAAGATACAAGTGAAGAATAATACAATAGATAGTTAAAAACAAAATAGCATATACAATATATAGTATTGGATAATTACAATAAATACTATATATTGTATAAAAATCAAGACCGAAAGAAAGCGGAATTTCTTGTGAGTTTCAGAGAATAAATACATATAAAAATAAAGAAAAGAGGTAACAAAATGAGTAAAACACTAATTGTAATTGATATGCAGAATGATTTTATTGATGGTTCGCTTGGAACAAAGGAAGCACAGGCGATTGTATCAAATGTAGCAAAGAAAATTAAGGAGTATAAGGATACTGGTAAGCAGGTGATTTTTACAAGAGATACACATTCTGAGAATTACTTAGAAACATATGAGGGTAAGCATCTTCCTGTTGCTCACTGTGTAAAGAATACTGTTGGTTGGCAGATTTCCGATAAGTTAGATTTTGATATTGAGAACGATATTTTGATTGATAAGCCTACATTTGGTTGGTTAAATTGGAAGGATTTTGGATTTGAAAGCGTTGAGATTTGCGGATTATGCACCGATATCTGTGTGGTTTCAAATGCACTTATTATTAGAGCAACTTATCCTGAGATTGATATTACAGTAGATGCAAGCTGTTGCGCAGGTGTGACACCTGATACTCACAAGGCTGCATTAGCAACTATGAAGATGTGTCAGATTGAAGTGATTGGAGAATAAAATATGGATAAGTACATGAGTGTGATAACCAATTTTGGATGCCACTATTCATGTCCATATTGCATTGTAAAGAATAATAATCTTCAGATTCCAAAGAGTACGATTGATGGATTGAACTCTTTGGAAGAGGAGATTAAGAAAAATCAATGTAATTGGGTATCAATATCTGGTGGTGGAGATCCATTATGGAATTTAGAGAATAACATTGAGTGGTATAAAAAGTTTTTTGATATTACATTAGGAAAAGTTAAGACAGAATTACATACAAGTATGCCAAATGTGAAGTCTGCACCATATCCTTACTTTGACAGAGTTGTATATCATTTACACGATTTTGAACAGTTAAAGTCTATTAAGCGTACTTGTCATGAAATCGTAAGAGTCGTATTCGTAGTCACGAAAAGTTTCACAGAGGATTTAATTAACAGAATAGCAGTGTATTGTCATAACTCAGATATTATTGATGAATTGAGTTTTAGACAGATGGTAGATGATCACTATCAAGAAACAGATTATTGTAGAGAATATCTTAGAGAAGGACATCAGAAGTTATGGTGGTACATTGAACAATGTGATTATAACTTGTACTACTGTGAGAACAAAGTATACACGGAGTATAGAAAGATTGGAGAGAATAATGAAGTGTAAGAATTATATCATTAATACGTTCAGACATTTTAAGAAAGTCTGTACTCATAAACGTTGGGTGTTCTACTATTGCTGTAAAGTGGGAATTCCATTTCAAGGGTTAGTACATGATTTATCTAAATTTTCTCCAACGGAATTTTGGGAGAGTGTTAAATATTATCAAGGTACTTCAAGTCCAATAGATGCTTGTAAGAAAGAGAATGGTTGGTCAGCAGCTTGGATGCACCATAAAGGAAGAAACAAGCACCATTACGAATATTGGCAGGACAATTTTGATAATGGTGGAAATCCTATTGAAATGCCAATGAAGTATAAAAAAGAAATGCTTTGTGATTATCTTGGAGCAGGTAGAGCATATCATGGTAAATCATTTAATTTTGAGAAGGAATTAAAATGGTGGGAATCTAAGAAAAGTAAACCAATTGCAATGCATCCAAATGACATGGCTTTTATTGATAAGTATATTAATCTGTTTTATGAGTACGAAAACAGAGAATATGATATTAGAACAATATTTAATCAAATCAAGAAAGAAGGAAAATAATATGGAACAGATTATTACAAGTTTATTAGAGACAGATGCCTACAAATTGTCAATGGGACAGGCTATTTATCATCAGTTTAGTGATTATAAAACCACTTGGAGTTTTAAGTGTCGTAATAAGGATGTTCATTTTACACCAGAAATGGTAGAAGAGATTCGCAGACAGATTAAATTATATTGTGGTTTGAGATTCACAGAAGATGAACTTACTTATATTGATAATATCAAATGGATGAAAGGTTCGTATGTTGATTTTCTGAGATTGTGGCAGCCAAGATATGAGGATTTTGAGATTACAACAGATTCAGATTGCGGTCTTTCTATCGAAACATTTGGTACATGGCTTAATACATCTATGTATGAGATTCCTACACTTGCGATTGTGAACGAAGTATATTTCAGAATGGCATATAACTATGAGGAATTGCTTGGTAGTTTCAAAAAGAGATTGGATGAAAAGTATGAAAATCTCAGAAGTGGTCATTGGTATGCTGGTACATTTTCTGAATTTGGTCTTAGAAGAAGACTTTCTGCTGAAGCACAGGAGTTAGCTGTTGAGAAGTTTTCACATTTGAATGATACATTGCATAGTCCATCTAAGTTTATTGGTACATCAAACGTATATCTCGCAAAGAAATTCAATTTAAAGCCGGTTGGAACAATGGCTCATGAATGGATTATGTGTTCTGGTCAGGGCAACCACAAGCACAATCCAGCATATTCAAACTGGTATGCCCTAGACGCATGGGTTAGAGAGTATGGTGTGTTAAATGGTATTGCGCTCACAGATACAATTACAACTGATTGTTTCTTGAAAGATTTTCAGTTGACATATGCAACATTATTCAGTGGCGTAAGACATGATAGTGGCGATCCAATTGAATGGGGTGAAAAGATGATTAATCATTATGAGTCACTTGGTATCAATCCTAAGACAAAGACACTTCTGTTTAGTGACAGTCTTGATTTTGAAAGAGCTGATAAGTTATTCAGACACTTCCATGATAGAGTAAACGTTGCATTTGGAATTGGTACTTATTTGAGTAATGACACAGATGTTCCTGCTTTAAATATTGTAATGAAAACCACTAAATGTAACGGTATGGATGTTGCAAAAGTGTCTGATGTAGAAGGTAAAGGTATGTGTAAAAACCCTGATTATGTTGATTATTTAAAGAGATGTATTAATTGGAGAATGAATCATGAATAAAATTTTACTTATACCAGGAAGTTTTAATCCAATTACCAACGCCCATGTTGATATGGCATTGACTGCTAAAAAAGCGGTTAATGCCGATGCTATATTGTTTATACCTGCACATGATACATATGTTGCGAAGAAAAAGACTTTGATACCTGGATATTGTCGAGTATCGCTGATTAATTCAATGCCAAATTGTGATGAAAATAATATGTGGGCATCCGAAGTTGAAACAACCAGCTTCTTTCCACAGAGGACATACAATACTATTACTCAGATAAGAGATATGAATGAAAAAGATTATATCTTCAACGAATACTATATTTGTTTAGGAATGGATAATATTGAAACACTTACAACTTGGTATAATTGGAAACCGTTTGTCGAGGAATATAATTTTGTAGCATGTGTGAGAGAAGGTCAGAATCTTGAGACTGCTTTAAGAGAAGCAAATCTTATGGAATATAAAGATCACTTCACAGAAATTCAGATACCAGAAAATCATACTTCATCAAGTTTGGTTAGAGATTTATGTGAAAAGGGTGAATTTGAAAAGGTAAAAGAATTAGTTCCTAGAAATGTATATGAATATTTAATTCGGTTCTATGATGTGATGAATCGAATGTAGAAAGGAGAATATATAATAGAAGAAACACATTTAAAAATAGATAATCCTATGTTTAAAATATCTGAATCACAAGCAAAGAAAAGACTTGGACAGGTAGTTATTAATAAACAGGGTGAAAGAATGAAAATAATTAAATATAAAAGTGCTACAGATATTGATATTCAGTTCTTAGATACGAGCAACATTGTATATCATCAGGCATATAGCAATTTTATTAAGGGTACTACATTTGATACATTTTTACCTACTGTATTTAATCACGGTATAGTAGGAAATGAAATAATAAAACAGGATAATTCATTTACAAAAGAATATTTATACTGGGTTGGTATGCTAAAGCGTTGTTACAACAAAATAGATTTATCAAGATATCCAACCTACAAAAAATGCGAAGTAGATGATGAGTGGTTTTATTTGTCGAATTTTTTAAAATGGTTTAACCAAAATTATTATGAATGCGGAAATGAAAAAATGTGTTTAGATAAAGATATATTATATAAAAATAACACAATATATTCTAAGGACACATGTATATTTATTCCTGAACGTATTAACATTCTTTTTACAAAAAATAATGCAAAAAGAGGTAATTATCCAATAGGAGTATATTTCAATAAAAGACTCGGAAAGTTTATTGCTCAAGTTTCAAAGTTAAATGAAAATAAAAAGAATACGAAAAAACCAATACATATAGGTGTATTTAATACACCAGAAGAAGCATTCCATGCATACAAAACAGAAAAAGAAAAATACATAAAAGAAGTTGCGAATTATTATAAAGAAAAATATGACAATTTCCCTATAGTCGCATATAACGCATTATGTGATTATAAAGTGGAAATAACAGATTAAATTATAAGGAGATATCAATATGCATAATTTTGACGTTAAGAAAGTAAAAAATGAGATCGTAGAGTGGATTAGAAATTGGTTTGAAAAAAATGGTAAAGGTTGTAATGTTATTGTTGGTATTTCAGGAGGTGTCGATTCTTCTGTTGTTACGGCATTGTGCGTAGCAGCCTTAGGGAAGGATAGAGTTTTTGGTATTAAAATGCCTTGTGGAGAACAGTCAGATATTGAATATGCCAATATGCTTATCAGACATCTTGAAATTAAAAGTTATACTATGAATATTCGAGAGGCTGTTACTGGAATTAATAATCAGTTCCCTGATGATATCAAAATTAGTGACCAGACGACTATTAATTTACCTGCAAGAATTCGTATGGCTACATTATATGCAATCTCACAATCTTTAAATGGTCGTGTTGTTAATACATGTAATATGAGTGAGTCTTATGTTGGGTTCGATACACGTTACGGAGATAGTGCAGGAGATTTGAGTCCACTTGCAAATCTTACAAAAACCGAAGTGATTGCTTTGGCAAAAGAATTAGGTCTACCAGACGAATTAGTTCATAAAACACCGCAAGACGGTTTGACTGGGTTAACGGATGAGCAGAGCTTTGGTTTCTCATATGCTGAATTAGATGCATATATCAGAGATGGAATTGAGCCAAGTGAGGAAGTAAAAGCTAAGATTGATTCAATGCATGAGAAAAATCTGTTTAAATTACAGCCAATGCCAAGTTTTGTGTATCAGGCGTAAACGGAATACTATATATAGTGTTTATAGAAAATATAGACACTATATATAGTAATATTTTTACCAAGAAACATAGATTTCCTTTTGGCGAATATATTAGCAGGAGGTGATGCGATGAACAAGATTTACGATTACGAAGAATATCAAAATCGGCGAGTAAAAGTTACATATACTAATAAACGAAAATACAGAGAAGAAAACATTGTTGGTCTACATGGACAAGTTGTGAAAACTACAAGTAGATCAATAGCAGTTCAGATTGACGGAATGTATAATGCAGCAAGCTCCAATGGATTATATTGGTTTGAAAGAAGTGAATTGGATATTATCAGAGATGAAAGTGAGGATAATAAAATGACAGGATTTAGTAAAGTGGCGATTGTAAAATTAGTAGATGATTATAATCAGAAGGATTATGGATTTGCTTTATACGATGAAGATATTAATGAAATTGTTAAGTATGATACCAATCATCCATTATATCTGATTGTAAATGCAAAAGGAAAAGACAACAAAGTTCTTGGAATTTTAAAAGCAATTAAGACAGTCGAAGAGTATGGTAAGGGTGTGACAGCTCAGGTTGTCGGTGTAGTTAATATGAACGCATACAATGCAAGAATTGATGAGGAAAATCGTCAGAAAGAAATTGCAAAACAGAAAGCTTCTATTGAGAAGGAGCTAAAGTCTGAGATTGAAAAGATGAATAATATTGCTTTATATGAAAAAATGGCAAAGGAGCATCCTGAGAATCCAAGACTCGCTGAACTTGTTAATGAACTAAAAGAGTTGGGAGAATAAATCATATGAAGAAGAAAATTTTAGCAGTTGCATTAGGATTGACATTATGTTTTGGAATGACTGGATGTATTTATGAAGGTAGTAAAAATTATGATGATCATTCAAAACTCATTTCGATAGAAGGTGAAAATGATTTGTATTATTATTCTACAACTCATGTCGTTTATATAGTATTTAATGAAGCTGAATATCAAGCTGGATATGGTTATATGTCACCATATTATTCATAGAATGGTAAGTTATGCACCTATGATACTAATACAAAACAGATAGTTGAAATTGGAGAATAGTATGATAGACAACAAAATACGTCACCAATATAGACAAGCTACTGATGATTTAAAAATAGCATTTAAGAAGACTTGGTTGTACAGATTTTGCGAAGAAGTTGTGAAGAGATTGAATAAAATTTTTTAAGAAATAAGGAGTAACAATGGAAAAATTACAAAACGGAACATTACAAAATTTTATTAATACTTTTATAAAAGGATTAAAAAGAGAAAACGAAGATAGAGAATATCATAGTATTAAGAAATTGAATATTCCATTTATTCTTTCCAGTTTATATCAAAGTTTTTCAAACAATCCAAACTCTTACAAGGAGATCATATCGGATTTAGAAATGTATTCAGATTACAATATTACGATTGATAATCCTAAAAATGAGTATGACGGAATCATTGATGTAGATATCAATTTAGTAAAGTACAAAGATGGAGTTGAATCTTTTCTGGATTATGATATGCCAAATTATTATTATAGGATTTGTTTTTCGTATGATAAACGAGATTGGGGATATTGTGAATGTACACCTGACATGGAAGATTATAGAGAAGACAAGAAGTGTTGTGGTCATGGTTGTGATGCTTTATTCTGTAGTTTTTCATTACATAAAATTAACAACATTATGAGTGATTCATGGCATGGTGATGAACACGATTACTGGGATTTTGAAGATAAATTCTATATGGATGACAAAGAACTTGCAGATAAAAAGAATAAAGAAGAGACTGAAATAAAAATACGAGAACTACAGGAAAGAATTAGTTCTGATAGCAAAAAGTTAGCAGAATTGACAAGTAATTTTCCAGTACATATAGATGAAGAGCTGGACAAGTATAAGAAAACTATTGAATTTATGAAAAAGATTGGAATTTGATTTCACAGTAAACCGAAGTTTCCTTCGGATGATAAGAAAGTGAGGTAAGATATGGATATTTATTTAACAGTATTAATTGGATTATTAGGAATTTGTATAGGAGCACTTATTGGGCTTGGGATTTCTTTTAAGATCAATCATGATTACATACTTGGAATGAACGATACATCTGAAAAGTTTACAAAAAATCTATTAGACAATATGGGGAATTATTTTGATAATATGATCAAGCATGAAGAAAATTATTTTATAAATACGATGACAGATTTGGCAAAAGCAGTAGACGATATTAATAAGGTTTATGAAAAGCCAATTTGGAGAAAGACAGAAGAAGAATTGCCACCATGTTCAGGATTATATTATGGCAAAATTAAAGGTAATCCACATGGAGAAAATGCTATGTGGAAAGTAGTATATAACGACAATGAATGGAGCTTATCTGGTTATCCTGATAATAAAGTGGAAATTAGTGAATGGACAGAGATCTATTAAGAGAATAATACATTGAAAGGAGCGAGAGATTTGCTGCAGCATTAAATCTGGATTTGCTCTGAGTAAGAAATGGAATTTAATAAAATTATTAATGGTGATTCTATTGAATCAATGAAATTGTTACCATCAGAAATATTTGATTTAGCTGTAACAGATCCACCTTATAAAACTATTACAGGTGGAGACAGTAATGGTAAGAATTCCGAAAGACCAAAAGGTATGTTATCTGGTAATCGAAAGTTATTCAAACATCAGAATATTAAAATATCGGATTGGATGTCGGAACTTTATCGTGTATTAAAAGAAAATACACATTGTTACATATTTACAAATTCATTAAATTTGACTGAAATGCTAAATGAATCTCAAAAAGTTGGATTCAAATTGCATAATTTACTTGTGTGGGAAAAGAATAATTGCACACCTTCTCAGTATTATATGAAGAATTGCGAATATGTATTATTCCTTAGAAAAGGTAAGGCTAAATGGATAAATGATATTGGTGGTAGTAAAACGGTACATCAATTTAATAACATTATAGGGAATAAAACTCATCCTTGTGAAAAACCAATTGATTTATTGAAGTTTTATATTGCCAATTCAAGCAATAAAAATGATGTTGTATTTGATCCTTTTGTTGGGACAGGCTCAACATTGGTGGCTGCTAAAGAATTAAACAGGATGTATTTCGGTTATGAGTTAGAAGAACAGTATTATGATATTGCCTGTAAGAGAGTGGGTGATACCACTTGTTAGAGATTAATAAAATATACAACGAAGATTGCCTTGAAGGTATGAAAAAGATTGATGATAAATCAATTGATATAATTATTACGGATCTTCCTTATGGACAAACTTCACGAAATAAATGGGATTCAGTTATTCCATTTAAACCATTATGGGAACAGTATGAAAGAATCATCAAAGATAATGGTGCAATTATTCTATTTGCGAATGGTATGTTTACTGCAGATTTAATGCAGAGTAATCGTAAGCTTTGGAAATATAATCTGATTTGGGAGAAAACACAGCCAACAGGATTTCTAAATGCTAAGAAAATGCCATTACGCTCACACGAAGATATCTGTATTTTCTATAAGAAACTTCCAACATATAATCCACAAAAAACAACCGGACATCCAAGAAAAGTTAGTAAAGCAGAACATAAGACTAACTGTAAAGAGACTACTGATTATGGAGAACATGGTTTTACTACTTATGATAGTACAGAAAGATATCCTAAGTCGGTATGGACATTTGCAAAGGATATTCAAAAGTCGGCACTTCATCCGACACAAAAGCCTGTAGCACTGATTGAAGAGTTGATCAAGACCTACACAAATCCAGGAGATTTAGTTCTTGATTCATGTGCAGGAAGTTGTACAACTGCAATTGCAGCTTTGAATACTGGTAGAAACTATATATGTTTCGAGAAGGACAAGGATATTTTTGAGGTTGGAAGTAAGAGAGTAGCTGAATATGCTAATCAAGATTTATTGATGAGTGCAACTTAATTAAGAGAATAAGAATAATGAAAGGAGACGAGGTTTGTGTACACAAGAAGGAATTCCTTACTCCAAGTAATTAAATGGTATATCAAGGAAGTAAAAACAGATTGGCAAAATTTTTAGTGCCAATTATTCAGAAGTATATTGATGATAATAATATTAAAACTTACATAGAGCCTATGGTTGGTGGAGCTAATCTTATTGATAAGATTAAATGTGACAAAAGAATTGGAGCGGATATTAACGAGGAATTGGTTACTTTGTTGAAATATGCTCAGACAGACAACAGCTTATCTATTGCACCTGAAGTATGTACATTTGAACATTATGCAGAGGTTAGAGAAGATAGAAAACTTGGAACTCATAAGTATTCACCAGAATATATTGCATTGATTGGATATATGGCAAGCTATGGTGGTAGATATTTTGATGGCGGATTTGCTAGAAATAGTAGGTCAGATGATAGGAATAGTTCTACAATTAAATATAAAAATAATCTGAACAATATAAAAGAACAAGCACCTAATTTGAATAATATTGAATTTATGTGTTGTGATTATCAGTATTTCTCAGATTATAAAAACTGTGTATTTTATTTTGATCCACCCTACAAAAATACAAAGCAGTATTCTAAACAATCAATTGACTACGATTCTTTTTACGATTTTCTTCGTAAACTTTCAGAGAGCAATATAGTGTTGGTAAGTGAATATAATATGCCTGATGATTTTAAGTGTATCTGGCAGAAAGAACGTAAAGTGTTGCAGAAGTCAGATAGAGTTACAGGTGAAAAAGCAGTAGAAAAGCTATTTGAATTAAGAGAATAATTTAGTGAGGTGAATAAAAATATGGATAACTCATTAATTATTAAAAGTGTAGAATCTATTCAGATATTAAAGCCTAATAATGTAAATGTCATATCTGAGCCACTACATCATTATAAAGAAAAGCATGGGGAAATTATAGAAAATATTCCTTGTGATAAAAACAAACTAATTATTTCAGGATATACAGAAGGTAATAAATATTTTGAAATTAAAATAGTTGGGAGATATGATATGGAGTTTATATTAATCTGATAAAACTCGCATTTTTGTTTTTATATAAGGAGAATAATCATATGAGCAAGAAAGAAGAATGGATGGTTCATATTTGGGGCGGTGCATGGAATCACGATGCCAATCCATCCATCGAGAAAGATGTAGGTATAAAAGAGGGTTATTACTATTTTAATACTGAAGAAAAAAAGAACAAGTTTATTCAGTTAATCAGGCAGGATAAATATGAGAAACAAGGACTGGCAAATGATTGTAAACATGGAATTATGACTCATAAGAGGACAATTTTTGTTGCTACTCTCAAATATAAGGATAAAACATTTGTCATTCATTATGACTTAGGATATGAATATCCAGAAGATAGTGCAATTTTCTATTTCACAGAAGGTAATTTTGGTTGTGATTGCAATAGAAGTCTTGCTATTAGATGGGAATATGGAGAAGATGCAATTCCTAAATTACCTTGTGGAGATGAGATTGAAATAACAGATTATCATGTCGAGTATCAAGATTAGTAGAGAATAATAAAAAGTAATCTCTGAAATGCCTTAAAATCAAGGGTTTTAGAGATTGAAAAAGCCAGGGAAAGCCACGTTTCTTTTGGCCATGAAAGTAGGTGAGAAAAATATATTGGGATTTAAATATTGAAGAATGGGAGTTTAAAAATAATTATGAAGACATCTATTTTTTGCTTCATTGTTTATACAATGCAAAAACTGAGTTATACGACAGAACTCTTACTGATATGAGAAGCAGGTATGATCCGACTGAAGCATTTATAGATGGCTGGAATAGAAGTAGATCGAATTGGTATTCCAAGAAATTATACAATCAATGTGTGAAATGCATTGAGTTAAAAACAAGAAGTCGTTTTATGCACAGACATTGGAAAGAATGTCTTTGGAAGTACAAAGGTCTTTCAGCACAAGGATGGATAAATTTATATCAGCAGTTGATTAAAGAAAATAAATACGACAGTTGGATATTGAAATATATAGAAGATTGGAAACAGGAATGAAGCATTTCATGTTAATTTTGTCTAAGAACATTTCTACACACGGTTTTCCAAAATAAAAGAGAGAATAACTAAATATAGGGAGGTATAGAACTTGCATATAAGAATTGTTGGTTTTAGTGACAGATATGATGATTATAAACTTCTTGGATATACAGAAGTAGAGAATGTATCAGAAGTTTTTAAGACGCTAGATTATATGAGAAAAAATGAAATTCCATTAATAATCAATACTAATGATGTCGTTGATACAGACGGAGAAGAATATTACATAGATAGTATTACAATGGTATTCCCAAAAGTGAGTGGTGAGATTGGAAGTTGTATTACTGTTTATGTGGAAGATGTTTAGGAGAATAAAGAAATGAAGATAGAATTAATCAAATTAAAATTCAATGATACTCATTCATATAAATATAAGCCATTTAAGTATTGCTGTGATGAAATTCAAAATGATAAGGCTATTGTATTTACAGGTGAAGATTTGGTATGCAACGATACTTTTGGATTAGTAGTAAGAGATTCAGATGATAATATAATTCCTCAATTTTGTAATTCATACACCGAAACATTTAACTCTTGGGGTGATGAGTATGAGCAGACAGATAATTATCCAATTCAATTTTGCCCTCACTGCGGAGAGAAGATTGAGATTTCAGTCGTAGAAGAGATTGATGTATCGGATAAATATGAAGAATTAGCTAAGCAGCGTGATGAATTATGGAAGAGGTGTCAGAGAACAGATAGTAAGAAGAAAGAATCTGAGCTGAGAGAACAGGTTAGCAAGTTAGATAAACAGATTGACAGTTTCTACTGGTTAGACGAGTGGGAGGAGAATGTCTATGTATAAGCAAATTATTATTGCCAGAAAAGATTTGGTTATGAGTTCTGGGAAGCTCGCAGCCCAAGTCAGTCACGGCTCTATGGCATTTCTTAGTTGGTTTATTAAAAACAACGCTGACTTAGATGGTCATGTTGATGGCTATATTGACGAAGATGTTCTTCACAATTGGATTGAAGGAGAATTTACGAAATGTGTTCTTCAAGCTAAAAATAAGAACCAATTATTAAAAGCTAAGAGTATGGCAGAAGATTTAGGAATGGTTGAAGGTAAAGATTTCTGGTTAATAAAGGATAATTGCCACACCGAATTAGAGCCTGAAGAAGATGGTAGAACACTTACTGTAATTGGTTTTAGACCAATGGACAGCGAGATTATTGACCAGATTGGAAGAAAATATCATTTATATATGTAGAAATGGAGAATATTAAAATGGCGAATAGATTATTACTTGAAAGAGATGTTATTAAAGCAGTTGATAGACACACAAATGACAATAATAAGCTGGACAACGATATTAGCTGTATTCTTGAAGAGGTTGGAACAGCTACGATAAAACTTCCACCTATTATGTTGCCAAATAAGTCAGAGAATAAATCAGTACAAAAACAGAAACGAGTTCAGTTATTCGAGAACGAGGATGTTGTATTAGAGCAGCGTGGTAACAGATATTATTTATCCCTCTATGATAAGGAAGGAAAATTTCAGAGAGAAGTAACTATTGATGTGAAAGACGATTACAAGGTTGGACTTGGGAATTGTAAGTAAATTCAGAATTCCTTCGACTTGAGTAAGTTCACATGAAGCAACACATTATTTGGAAAAATATAAAAATAAAAATTATAAAGGAGAATATTAAGCATGGAAACAATTTTAAGATTATTAGCAGAGAACCCAGAAAGTTTAGGAGAGGTAGTAAAGACATATATTACAAAGTACAAAGAGCCTGTATATGATGTCCTGAAGGAACTCATGATTATTGCAAAGGATTATTCTGAGAATACTGAGTATCCTGCAATTCAGGCGAAAACTAAGAAGAATATGTTTGATGCATATATAAATGTTGGTTTTACAGAGGATCAGGCATTAGCACTTATGATTAACGATAATATTCAGCTTATGAAGAACATTCAGAAGTCAGTTAATAATGCTTCTGTAAAGAAGAGTAAGTAGTGGTTTCGCAGTAAACCAATCTTTCTTTTGAAAATTTTTAATCATATCTAAGCCATTCGGCTATGGGAATCCCAGTAAATAAGAGAATATAGATACGAAAGGAGCAATAAGTGTCGGCTTAAACTTGCAAGGCTTCTATTAGTAAAATGAATAAAAAATATAATATTATTTATGCTGATCCACCTTGGGATTATGGAAATACTAAAAATCTCAACGGAGAATTTTGGGGAATGGCAGATAAACATTACGAGGTAATGAAATTTAAAGATTTATGTAATTTACCAATCGGTAATATTGCAGCAGATGATTGTTTTTTATTTTTATGGGTTACATCGCCATTCCTTGAAAAAGGATTTGAACTTATAAAATCATGGGGATTTAAATATGCAACTGTTGGTTTTGTATGGGTAAAGATGAAAAATGATATGTCAGAAGTTAGAAAAGATGGATTGGGCAAATATACTATCTCAAATGCGGAATATTGTCTAATAGCACGAAAAGGTAAATATTGGCGTGAAGCGAGAAATGTACAACAGATTATAGAATATCCCAAAACAGAACATTCTGAAAAGCCAAAAGAAATAAGAGACAGAATAGTATCTTTATGTGGTAATTTGCCAAGAGTAGAATTATTTGCAAGAGATTTATGTGAAGGTTGGGATTCTATTGGCAATGAAATTGATGGAAGAGATATTAGAGATGTAATTAAGTAACAAGAAATTTTTCTTTCCTTTGGGCAGATTGGAGGTAGACACAATGGGTAAAGCAAGAAGAAAAATGCGTCCTCAACCTCCTAGATGGTGGACATTAGATAATGATAATTGTTGGTTTTGTAAAAATAGAAATAATTGCGGAAATTGTAGATTATTGAAAGAACAACAAGCAATTAGCAATAAACAAAATCAACGAAATAATTATATTAATTATAGAGATTAGGAGAATAAGTATATGACACAATTACCAAAAACAAGTTGTAGTATTCCAATGTCAGAAGTTGCAGCTATTTATAATCCAAAAGTCATTGCAAGGATAAAGCTCTGTGGTGGTGCTGTAACGATTAATGTTAATGAAACAATGGCATGGAAGAAACCAACTGATGAGCAGATTAAAAACTTACATGATTTATTTTGTATTGATGTTGAGATATTAGACAGAGGAGAATAACGATATGAAAGCATATTTAGTAGAACGACCTGCAAGAGATTGGTGTCAAGATTATGCAATGGTAATTATTGCAGAAGATGAATTACACGCTGAAAGAAAAGCAAGAGTAAGTTCAGATGACTTCAAGAAGTGTCAAGAGATTACTATTACAGAAATTGATATGAATGAAGAACAGTGTGTTTTGACAGCAAATACAGGTGCATAGGAGAATAACATCATGAAAGGTAAATATAAAGGCTGTGACATAGAAGTAGGACTAGATAGCTCAGGTTTCTTAACCTTTGCAGTGTTCGATAATGGATACGAAGTGACAAGTGGATTTTCTGATAGTAGTGATACTGTAAAAGATTATTTTAGTTATATGAAAAGTGTAGTAGATGACTATAAAGAACATCCAGAAGATTACGAATAGGAGAAGTAAAATGGGATTAATTGATGCAGACAAGTTGAGTTTTCATTGCAACTATGAAGGTAATTGTTCAGGAAATATATCACACTGCCAAGAGTGTAGCAATTATGTGTTAGATTATAGAGATATAAAAGACCAACCAACAGCTTATGATATTGATGGTGTTGTAGGGCAGTTGAAAACGGACTCTTCTGTTAAACTGTATGGAAGTGGCAACAGCAATAATTATCTTATTCCTCTTGAAAAGGCGATTGAAATAATAAAGGCAGGTGGAACATGTCAATAGGTGATGGAGTAGTTGAAATGGCTACAGTTTGGATAAAAAGGAGAACAGCAATATGAGAACAGAGAATATAAAAGTGACATTTAAAATTCCAATTCCAGTTGATAAGCCTGATTTGAACGGTGTGATATATTCCAAAGAAGCAATTAGAAACGCTTATAAAAATGTAAAGGATATTCCAATTGAGATACCATGTAGTGATGGTCAGTTTATTCCTATTGGAGCAGCGCAAGAAGTTGAATTGATTGAAGATGAGAATAGTATGTATATTACAGGCGTTGGTCTTGTTTGGTATGGCGGCACAGAAGAAAGCGTTGAAATTGAAGATGGTAAGGTGACTAGCTTTAAAGTAAATGGTATTGGAATTGCGAAGGAATAGGAGAATAACATTATGGATAATTTAACACGTAGAGAAGAAGTAAATCTTCATGAAGCAGTTCAAAAATCGTTTCCTAAAATTCTAATCAAAGATCTTACAGAGCATGAAAGAATTTGTCCTGTATGCAATGGTCTTGGAATGAGAATTGAAGATAATGTTTATGGAATCAAAGGTGATAATTCTGAAGTTGGCAGAAAATATCATTTTCCATACAAGCATCAATCACTTTCATTCTGCCAGAGTTGTTTTAATGGAGTACAGAGGTTATGTCCTTATTGTGGACAGCCTTATAAAAATCAGGCTTATTTACATTGCGACTGTGAAGGACAAAAGAAAGTTGACGAAGAAGAGAGAATAAAGAAGTGGAATGAGAAAGTAGCAAATGCAGTAGCTGTTGATGAAAAAGATGTAGACACAATGCTTTACTGTGAAGAGTTTGACGAATATTACGACACTGTTGATGATTTCTTTGATGATTATGCATGTAATTATGAAGAAGATGGTGATGAAAAACCAGTAAGATTATGGGTAACTTCTGTTGAGACGATTTCTATTGATGCAACCAATGTCATTGAAAATGCTTGTAGTGATTTACATGAAGATGCATATGAACGGTGCGATGAAGGTTCTTTACAAAAATTATTAGATGATTGGTGTAAGGAACAAACAGGAACAACTACATATTATCCTTGTTTTAAGCAGTATGTAGAGATTGATTGGAGTAAATATTCAGAGGAATAAAAGAGAATAAATAATTGTGAGGTAGTATTTAAAATGGGTTATTGTTTTAATTTATATACACCAGATATGAAAGAACAGGATAGTGGGAAATTTGTAGCTTGTGAGAGATTGTTGTTTTCTAATGATGCACCATTTATTGTTAATACAATTGGATATTACGAACAGTATATCGGTGGTAAATATTTGGATATTTATAACAGTGTTTGTATTTTAAATGAGCAACAATGTGAAATTGCAGATGAATATACAGGAACGACATTCTTTACAGATTTTATTAAAAAGCATGACTGTAATGGAATGTTCATACAGATAACATGAAAGATTCGTTTTTTGCGAAAATTTGAAAGGAAAATATAAGATTAGGAGGTAAAATTAAATGCATTATTGTGTTCATTTACTCACAAAAGAATTACCAAGTGAGAATAAAATTGCAGAAATTATGAAACCATATAATTCAGAACTTGTATATGATTCAGATTACGAAGAAGACAAGCAGATTGATTATCCAGTTTTTACATGGGATTACTATCGAATCGGTGGCAGGTACAAGGCTGAATTAAAACTAAAAGTAGATGAAGAAGGATCTGCAAACAGTGAATATTATAATTGGGGTTATTATGACAGACAAGATAGAAACGGTAGATTGTTTTGGTCAAGCCTTTTATCAACATTGAAAGAGAATATTGCACCTGAATGGATGTATCATGAGGAAGATTGGTTTATGAATATAGGTTTTGGCGATGGATATATTCTTGTTGATGGAGCAAAACAAAGCGATGTTTTAAATATTAACAACCTTGGATGTTACATATGTATTCTTCCTAATGATTCAGCTATTGCAAGAGATTCATGGAATGGCAAAGATATTATCAAAGATGAAAAATTCGATGAGAAATATAAACAGGCTATAACAGATAATATGGATGGATTTATTACAGTGCTTGATATCCATGATTGAGGATTAATATACTTTATTTTGGAAGATAGGAGTGATATAAACGAGAGTATATAAAGATAAGCAGTATCTCATTTTCGATTATGAAGATGGTCGTACTGTAAAATATGATTTCGCAACAAAGACTGCTATTGGAATTAAAGGTAAGCCAGTAAAAAATCTATGTAGTCAGTTAAGTGGTTTTAACTTAAATGAATTATTTGATTGTTGCGATGACGAGAAATATGCAAAGTTTTTACGATTTGTAAAGAGAGAAGAGTCTGGCTATTATCCAATATATAATATAGGAACAATTCTAAATCGTGTACCACGATATTCAAACTATGAACAATTATTTTCGGCAGGAATAGATGAGATTTTAGATAGTAGGAACAAATTCAGATATACAATTAATCAAATTCCCAAAGCGTTAATTAAATTATGTAAAAACAGAGAAATAAAATTATCGAATAGCATTCTTGAATATTATAAGAAGAATCCTGATGCTCATTTAATCGCATATAAGTTGGAATATATGAGTTTGACGGATGATGATATTTACAAAATTTGGTCAACAGATAATTATGACTTCGATAATGATACATATGAACGACATTATTGGTCTTATTTTAATAAATTGATTGAAGAGTATGGATATACCGCAAAGCCACTTTTACTATATATTGATCAACTAAAAACATTTGAAGCGTTAGAAGATGTTAGATTTGTGGTTAAAGAATTATATGACTATGCAAATATGATGAAAACTATTAGTCCTAAATTTGATAAATATCCACGGCATTTCCTTACTACACATAAGATTGCTTGTAGGAATTACAACAGAATGAAGAAAGAGTTCTCAGAAGAGTTATTTAAAAAGAGAATAAATAAACAGTATGAATGCTCTTTTGGTGATTACATATTCATTTATCCAGATTCTACACAAGATATTAAAGATGAGGCTGCTCAGATGTCAAATTGCGTTGCTTCATACGTAGATAAGGTTATTGACGGTGAGTGCCACATTCTTTTCTTGAGAAAAAAGAGTAAACCAGATGAGAGTTTGGTAACGATTGAAGTAAGAAATAATCATATTGTACAAGCTAGACGAAGATTTAATGATGATGTAACAGCAGAGGATCAGAAAGCTATTGATGCATTTAACAAAAAGTTTGCGAATAAGGAGGATAAAGCAGCATGATTAAAGGCGATAAAATTAAATTAGTTAAGAAAATGGGCGTTTTTGATAACATTGGTGAGATTTGTGAAGTAACTGATATTCAGGAAGGTGGAGTAATCTGCTTTAAGTTTGGTGGTTGTCATCTTGGCTGTATGTCATATGACGAGTACGAGAAGTATTTTGAAAAGGTTGAGACACCTGTAAAGAGGACTTGGAGTAAGTGGTACTTAAATGAGATTAGGTTTACAGATATTAATGGCAAAGATGTAAGATGTAACTATCTTTATCGAACTAACGGAAAGAAAGTTCAGATTAGATGTGGAGCATTTAAAGCAGAAGCTACATGTTGTGAAGATGATGAATTTGAAATTGAAAAAGGTTTAGCACTTGCAAAAAGTCGTTTGATTGTAAAATACCTTGATAATCAGGTTAAGTCGATTGCAAAGGCGATGTAAGAGGAGAATAAATATATGACAGTCAAAGAGTTAAAAGAATTATTAGAAAACCTACCAGAAGATATACTTGTTTGTTGCAATGATATAGGTGGTAAATATCTTATAACAAACAGTGGTGTTGTTGCAGTTGATTCAGAAGATGAAGACTTTTTTGTGAGCGATGATGTCCTTGTGTTATATACGGAAGGAAAGTAAGTAAATATCGGTTTCCTTGGGAGGTGAAATAAATGAGTTGTAAATATCCAGTAAATAGTAGAAGCTATAAGTTTTGTTTAGGCTGTAGCGATATAGATTGTTGCGAAGATGCAGTTACTTCTAATATGCCTATGCCAGAAGTTCAATCACCAAAGAATGTTATTCCGTCTGCATTAGAAGCAAATAAAATGACAAACAATGCAATTGATAGTTGTACTACACAGCAATTAGCAGAGTTATCAAAATTGATTAGAGATGCGATTGCAGATGGCAAATTTTCAATCAGTGAAGATGGTTGTTTAAAACCTGAAGCACGAAAAAAATTAGAGGAACTTGGATATAAAGTCGAAATTGGTACTCAGTACAATGAATCATATTACAGTATCAGTTGGAAGGAGAATAAGTAATGGTAGAAAAATATTATAACGAGAATGATGAACTTGGCGTTTTATATAGTCCAGGATTTGGTGCAGGTTGGTCTACTTGGCACGACAAATACGAAGATGATTATGATGAGCATAGAATAGCATATGATAAGAGAATTATTGAATATTGGTTAAACAACAAACCATCATCTAAGGATATGAGCAAATTTCTTGAATCAATCGGATATAAAAATGTATATATGGGCGGTTATGAAGATTTATCAATAGCATGGATTCCAAGAGGAACAATGTTTTATATTGATGAGTATGACGGTTTTGAATCTATTAAAACACCGAGTAGTTGTGGAATGAGCATGGCATAGATTAATAATAAGTATCACATTAGAAAGAGAGAAAACATGAAATTAAAAGTACATTCATTAAGAATAGAACATATTCGTACATACAATGACAGAGATTGTAAATTTGAAGATAATAACATGTATATCTTAAATTGCATTTCAAAACATATGACAAAATATGAGTTATCTTTATGGACATTATATGGAGATTGTGATAGTGGATGGTGTTCTGCATCATGGGGGCATGGAAATATTAGACAGGTTAATAATTTTGTTGGAATGACACATCGACCGATTAAAGAACTTTCTTTTGAATTAGATATTAAGGAAAGTGATGATTATAGTAACTTATCTGATATTTCAAATGATATTTTCGGAATAGATTGGGATGGTGGAGATAGTTACTATCCAAGCGGTCATAGTTGGGTAAACGAAGAGTTGTTTATAGAGACGGATCGCATGATGGATAAAAGACCTGTTTGGATTTTTAAAGGTGACAGTGCTTTAGGGAAAAGTTATTTAGCTGGTATTATTTCAAATTCTGGAAGATCAAAAATAGTTTATGAAACAGATGTCTGTGAAACATTAACGGAAGAGATTGAAGCAGATATTATTGTTGTTGGCAATAAATATAATCACTCGCTTGAAGAAATTGAGTCAAAAATCAAAGGTGAGCATGAAATCATTTATGTTGACTTCTCAAAAAAACCTATAAAATAAGGCTTTCTGTGAGTGAAAAAGCACAGTAAATTTCGATTTCTTTTGGAGAATATACATAAGGAGGATTGATACATACGAATTTAGTACAAGCGTTAGAAAAGCAGATTGAGTTCTGTAATCAATATACAAAGTATAAATGTGGGGTATTTGTAAGAACAAAAGCACAACGTGAAATTGTAATGAAATGCATTTCAAACTTATTATTAGATCTAAGTAATATCCAATTAAGAAATTATGAATGGAAATTGGGTTGTTATTGGAATAATGGTAACTGTATTGAAGTATTACCTGTAAACGATTCCGTTAGAGGACACAGATTTAATGGTGTGATAATTGAAAATGAAATCGAAAGAGATGTTGTTAATTCTTTGATTATGCCATATTTAATGGTAAGGATTGATTCTACTGGACACAAAATTGAAGAATTTAATAATGTTAAAGAGAGAATATTTACAGTAGATATTAGCAAGAGCGATATCATTGAAAGTAAAAATTGTTCAATTTATATTTCGACTGGTTGGCATAGAGGACTAAGAAATTCAAATATATTTATTGATGATTTATGCGAAGAAAGTTTTAAGAAGGAGTATACATGTATGTTTAATAATCACACAGCAGCTTTTAGAGTTGCACAGGTAGGAACAGATAAGATTTATATTTACAATGCGATTGGTATCCCAAAGGAGAATATTAAATATGAGACAGAGTTTATTAATAGGACTAAGGAAACTTATCTAAATATCAAAGGTGAATATAAAGCTGAAGATATTGAGTTTGAGAATAAAATTGATGTTCATTTACTTATTGATACTGATGTCTATGATAAATATGAAGTCTGGTTCCATGATGGTCTTGTGCTTGTGTTTTTACATGAGATTATCAATAAAAAGCCTGTTTTAGAGGATGTTTCAAAGAATAGTTAAGAGAGAATAATATATTAAAAGAGAGGTACATATATGCCAGTACATGATGATCTAGGCGTTAGGATGAAGACATTTTATGAGCAAATCCCTAAGACAAAATTAATGAGAAGATGCCCAGTTGCCATCAGAATTGATGGGAAAGCATTTCATACATTCACGAGAGGATTCCATAAGCCGTTTGATGAAGTGCTAATTAAATCTATGCAGGAAACAATGAAATACTTATGTGAGAATATTCAGGGTTGTGTTCTTGGTTATACACAGTCAGATGAGATTACATTGATTCTCGTTGATTATAAGAAACTTACATCTTCAGCATGGTTTGATTATGAAGTACAGAAGATTTGTAGCATTGCAGCTAGTATGGCTACAATGGCATTTAATAAATATTTTTATGATAATGTATTTGTGTATAATGCGACTGCTACTGTTGATTTATCTAATAAAAAATATCCATTTAAAGAAGTATATTCTAAAGCAGTAAATAAGGGTGCAATGTTTGATGCTCGTTGTTTCAATATTCCAAAAGAAGAAGTGACAAATCTCATATATTGGAGACAATTAGACGCTTCTCGTAATTCAATTCAGATGGTAGGTCAAGCCAATTTTTCACACAAGGAATTACAGAATAAGTCATGTAATGATATTCAGGACATGCTTATGACTCAGAAAGATATTAACTGGAACGATTTACCAACTTATCAGAAGAGAGGGAGCTGTTGTGTAAGAAATAAGATTGTCATTGAATCTGATGGTGTTGTGGCAATTATACAGTTAAGAGACACTTCTAAGTCGGAAAATGAGTGGATTATTGATACAGATATTCCTATTTTCAAGGGTAAAGGTAGAGAATATATTGATAGATTGGTATTTATTGGTGAAGAGTAAATATAAAGGAGAATGTACATAAGTGAATGAAGTTTATATTGTAACGGCAGGTGATTATTCAGATTATCATATTGAAGCTGTATTCAAGGATAAAGCAAAAGCTGAAGCATATTGTAAATGCCATAAGGATTGTGAAATTGAAGACTTTGATTTCAGTGATGACAATATTTATACCATTTTTAATTATGTAAGAATACAATATAACATTTATCTTAATAGAGATTCAGATAATAATCCATATGTTCAATTTGGAAGATTATCAAAGGAAGATGATGGTTGGTATAACAAAAATGATGTAAATGTTTCAGTATATGGTGATTGGCTAACTATTGTACTTAATAGAAAATTACCAGAAGTTTATGATGAAGATGAAATCAGAGAAAAGTATACAAAAGTTTTGTACGATCTAAGAGCAGAAATTAAGTATATGTTATCTGAGCAAGATACTAGCTCTTTTGATAAAAGAGGAATTGTAGCAAATAATATTTTAAAAGCAATTGAAAGTAAGTTTGGAATTGAGAAAGAGTAATCGAAGGAAACTGACATTTCTTAGTGCAGATTGGAGAATATTATTATGGAATATATAAGAGGTCATAGAGCGTGTCTTAATTTGATACGAGATCCAGTAGATAATTACATAGAACATAAAGATGAAATCGAAGAAGTTCTTAAACCATTCACAGTAGTTCCACGAAATAAAATATCTAAAGTAGATACAGACCAATGGTTATATGTTAGTTCAGCTCGACAAGATAAAAAATATGTAAGAGCTGTCGAGATTTGTAAAGGTAGTAAGATTTACAGTACAGATGAAAATGATCTCTACGAATTAGACAAAGAGTTGAATAAACTTGGATTTAAGACAAGAATGGGTAGAAATTGTGATACAGGAACTTTAAGTATCGCAGTCTTGGAAGAACCTGAAACAGAGAATATATAGTTGGAGGTGAGAAATGTGATATATACAAGTTATTTTGCAAAACTTAAATCGTTACCAGATAATATAATTCCAATTTCAATTTGTGGAAAAGCACCTGATTGGTATACAGGCTTACAGTATAAAAAACTTGCACCAAAATACAACTTTTTTATGGAATGGAAAGAAAATCATGATAATGATTATTATATAAAGTGCTTTAATGAGCAGGTATTAAATAAATTAAACGCTACTGATGTTGTCTTAGATTTTTCAAGAATTTGCTATGGATATAATGTTGGAGAAAATGATATTGCTTTGATTTGTTATGAAAAGCCTACGGATTTTTGTCATCGTCATTTAGTAGCTGATTGGTTAAATAAAAACGGATTTAAATGTGAGGAATATTTATTTAACAAGTAAAATTTGAATTATCTATGATTCGTTCTAATCACAATTCCCAGTAAAATGAAAATAGAATAGAGAATATACAAGTGAAGCGGTTCAGTGGAAATCACTGTTTCATTCGGATTTTGAGGAGGTGAGAAAGTGGCAGATTTTAGATTTAATGAAGACTTTGCAAATAATTGGAAGTCAGGGCAGACAGTTACTTGTGAAGAAAAAGGAGATAGTTATTTAGTTGATAAAGTTGCACTTATTAAAAAGGAAGAACTTCTGAAACATGGTGAATTTATCACAATGAATGTTCAGATATTGGGACATATGGAATCAAATGGTGTATTTATGTATAACAGAGATTTCAAACCAGGAGATACTGTACAACATTTCAAAGGCGGTTTTTATAAGATTGTTACCATTGGGATTAATACAGAAACAGAAGAAAAGATGGTTGTATACCAGAGCTTAAAGGATAAAAGAGTATGGATTAGACCATATGAAATGTTTATCAGCAAAGTGGATAGAGAGAAATATCCAAACGCTTATCACCCATATAGACTTATCAAAGTAAAGATTACTGCCTAGTAATCAGTCTTGAACGATTCAGTTTAAAAATTCCAAAACAAAATGTTACGAATAATATATAAAATACGTGACAAATAAGAGAATAAATAAATGCAGAAAACATTTGTATGGGTGGAAGAACAGCATACCCTTGGGTTTTTATACTCAAAAATCACTGATTATACATAGATGTTTATATAAATTAACTTCTGTGTTCCGTCCATTTGGGCGTTTAGATATATAAGTTATCAATTAAATTTTATTATAAGGAGGATTCATTTAATGAAGACAAAGAGAGTACCAACACAGGTTCATACAAGAAAGTTAGACAGAATGGTTGCAAGAAAGAATATGGAGAAGAAGGGTGTCACACAGATTAATAAGATTAAGGGTGATGCAAGTTTCTTTTCAAAAAATTGGAGAGATTATGTAAACGCTTAATCTCAAATATAGTTATCAAAAAATTTTATTACATATTATAAGGAGGACATTTTTTAAATGGCAGAGACAACAACAAAGGAAACAAATTTAAGACAGGCAAATGCAAAGGCAACAGCAGTAGGTGTAGTTAGTGAGAAGGATCTGAAGATTGTAACAGAAGATGGAAAGAATAAGATAACAGGTCATATTACAGTCAAAACTTCTGATGTGAATTTCGTTAAGTACAACGTCAATGTAAATGAGAAGACTAAGGCTGGTACTGACAATAAGACTTATGCAGGTATTCAGACAGTAATGAATGAGTATAAGTCTATTGCAGAAGTTGGTGAGGAAGAGGCTACAAAGGTTAGAGTAACTGGTGATATTAGTCCATTCACAGGTAAGAATGGTGAGAAGATTGTATCTTACAAGAGCAATTTCTTCAAGAGATTAAAGGCTGACGAGGATTATGAGCCACACGCAGAGTTCGCAGTTGAGGTATTCATTTCTGGTATCAATCCTGAGCTTGATGCTGATGGTGTTGAGACAGGAAGAATTGTAGTAAGCGGATGGATGCCTATATATAACGGAATTGAACCAATCGACCTTGTGGCAGAGGGTGAAGTAGGACAGGCTGTTGATTCAGGATTCGAGGTAGGACAGACAGTAGAGTTCTATGGAGATATTATCAATAACAGAATTGAGACTGTTACAGAGATTCCAGTTAAGATTGGTAAGCCAAGAAAGAAGGTATCTGTAGAGATTAAGAGTGATCTTCTTATCACAGGTGCTTCTGAAGCATATGAGGAAGGTATTACACCAGAGCTTCCATATGTTGCTGAAACAATTCAGGCTGCAATTCAGGAGAGAGCAAATCGTCTTGAGGAAGCAAAAGCTAAAGCTCAGAGTGGTGCAAAGGCATCTACTGCAAAGCCAAGTGGTGCAGCACATGGTAGAAGTTTAGGTTTCTAATCTAACTTTGTTGTAGGTACGAATGAAATAGTTTGAAATATGTACCATTTTTATTAAAAAAATATTTTTAAAAATAAAGGAGAATTACATGAACGAATTAGATATTTTTAATCCACAGGTCAGCACAGTAGCAAAAGGTTTAGAAGGCAAGGTTATTCTTGTCTATGGTGGAAATAACTTAGGAAAGACTAAGCAGGCAACTCGTATGAAGAAGCCATTCTATCTTCCATTTGAGGCAGGTCTTAATGCCATTCCTGGTGTTCCATATTGTCCTATTACAAAGTGGTCTGACTTCATTAAGATTAACAAGCAGCTTACAGATCCTGCAACAGTAGAGAAGGCAAGAGAAATGTATTCAACAATTATCTTTGATGAGATTGAAGCGGCTGCAAATTACTGTCAGGAATTTATTTGCCAGAAGTATAAAGCTCCTTCAATCGGAGAAGGAAACGATGGATATGGACTTTGGAAAGAGTATGAGACTGAGTTCTGGAAGCAGATTAACAAGTTACTTGGTGCTGGATATTGTTGTTACTTTATTGCACATGCACAGGAGAAGGATGGATACATTTCACCAAAGGCTGATAAGAGGGCGTTAGCACCTATCATCAATAATACAGACTTATGTGTTTATGTTCGTTCTAACGGTGTTGATAAAGACGGTAAGGTTATTAAGTCTTCTGGTTTCTTAGCACAGACAGATGAGTTCTTTGCTCGTTCTCGTTTCGATTATCTTCCTACTACTTATATTGAGGAGTTCACTGCTGAAGCTCTTGAAGATGTAATTATTAAGGCTATTGAGATTCAGGAGAGAGAAGAGGGAATCACAGCAGTTACATACGAGGAGCAGAAAGCACAGAGAACAGTTGATGTTAAATCATATGATGACCTCATGGATGAGTTACAGAAACTTGGCGAGAAGCTTGCTGATAATGGATATCTTGAAGATTTACAGACAATCGTTGCAAATCAGTTAGGCGAAGGCAAGAAGGCTAGTGATCTGAAGAAAGGTCAGGAACAGCTTATTGAAGCAATCATTTATGATATTGAGAGTTTCATTGAGGAGAATAACTTATAAGAGGTTGATACATGGCAGCTCGAAGAAAATGCGTAATATGCAATGAGCCAATTGTAGATGAGGATGGCGTTCCATACAAGGGACGCTATGCTCATAAAAAATGTTTTAATATTGCAATCAAGACATTGCAGAAAGACAAAACTGAACAGATAGATAAGGTTGCTACAAAGAAAAAAGTCGGTAAAAAGGCTAGACCTCAAGCCGAATTAAAAGAAGCATTATCCGAAGAGGAATATGCAAAAAAGCAACAGTATTATAAGTATTTAAGAAGTCTCATCGAAGGAGAAGAATTAAGTACAAAAGTATATGCCTTAACAGAAGATTATATCAAGCGTTATGGTTTTACATACGAAAGCATGTATAAGACTCTGGTTTATCTGCATGAAATCATTGAAAAAGATTTAACTGGTGATGTAATTGGAATTGTCCCATATTATCACACAGAAGCAATGCAGTATTATGAGTCGGTTGATAAATTGGAAGAACATAATGAAAGTATGGATATTTCAAATATGTACAAAGAAAAGACCATTATTGTTCAACCTAAAAGGAGAAAAATAAAACAGATTGATATTCAGTCAATTGGGAAAGAGGTGAAATAATGGCACACGAAGGACTTGTAGATAAAAGAGCATATTTGAATACGATTGGTTGTTTAATACAAGATTCTTCCTTAATAGATGATATTGATAGACCATTAGATAGAACTGATTTTAATACAGAGAACTTCTATGAATTGCTATTTGTTGCAATTTACAATCTACATATGCAAGGTTGCACCACAATTGATGAGTTTAGTATAGATTCATATCTAAGCAATTACAAAGAACAATATTCAATTTTTCAGGAGAATCAAGGTATAGAATATCTTTCAAATGCAAGAGATATGGCTACCATTGAGAACTATGATTATTATTATCACAGATTAAGAAAATACGCATTGCTTAGATATTATGAGCAAAAAGGTCTCGATACAAGATTTATTTTTGATAGTACCATTGCAGATACCTCAAAGATGGAAGCTGAACAAATTAAGTTTGACAATTATACTGAGCAAGACATTATTGAAATGGTTGAAGCAACATTTGTTATTAATCCCAATATGAAATATTGTACCAATACACTAAGTACAGATGTCCAGGCTGGTGATGGCATGACAGATTTGGTGAATGAATTGATGGAAGTTCCTGATGTTGGTTTAGCTTTGAATAACGAGGGATTGAATACTGTATCAAGAGGTGCGAGATTAGGATGTTTATTTATGAGATCGTGTCCTCAAGGTGGTGGTAAAACTCGTATGGCTGCTGGCGATGCTTGCAAAATTGCTGTTCCGTATTTTTATGATGTTGTATCAAAGCAGTATGTGTATACAGGAAATTGTGAGCCGACTACTATTTTCTCAACTGAGATGCCAGTAGATGAAATACAGACATTATTAATTGCAGCCGTTAGTAAAGTAAATGAGGAACATATTCTATATGGTACATATGAACAAGGAGAATTAGAAAGAGTTCAACAAGCCATTTCTTATATCGAATCTAGTCCATTATATATCGTACATATTCCTGATTTTTCCATTGAAGATATTAAAAACCAGATAAAAAAATACAACCGAGAATTTTCTGTTAGGTATTTTTTCTTTGACTATATTCATACCTCATTACGTTTAATGGCAGAAGTAAATAGTAAATCTGGAATGGGATTGAAAGAGCATCAGTTATTATTGGTATTTGCAACCGAATTAAAGACGATTGCTCAACAGTTAGATGTGTTTATTTATACTGCTTCTCAGTTAAATGGTGAAGCACAAAATGCACAGTATAAGGATCAGAATTTGTTAGCTGGTTCAAAAGCATTAGCGAATAAATTGGATATGGGTGTTATTTCAATGGCTCCCACCAAAGCAGAGAAAAAGAAAATTGAATCAGTGTTACATAAAATGGTTAATATGCCTGTACCTAATATGTGTCATTGGGTATATAAAGTCAGACGAGGAAGATTAACACGAATCATTATTTGGACAAAAATTGATTTGGGTACTATGACAGAACAGTGTTTGTTTGTAACGAATTATGATTTTGAGTTAATTGATATGGATTTTACAAAGATTGAGCAGGTAGAAGAGAAGATTAAGGAACATTCTGTATTGCTATCTCAAGTACCTGATAATCCGATTGATGAAGAACAGGAAGAAGAACCAACTGATAAGAAGAGTTGGGGAAATTGGTAAGTGAGGTGAGGGTATGTATTTAGACAAGGATGCAATTCTTAACTCACTTACTAAGGAAGATATAATAAAAATTGTTACTTATTTTGGCTCTAGTTATCCAAAAACAGATAGTAATGGCGATTTAATATTCCAGTCGGTATGTCACGGATCAGATTCGTGGAAATTGTATTATTATCACGAACCAAACGAGGATAAAGGGTACAAAGGAAGAACTTTTCATTGTTACTCTAAATGTTCAGATAATTTTAACGTTGTTGAATTAGTAATTAGAGCTAATAGAGTTAAAGGAAAGACAGTTACATGGTATAAAGCGTTACATTTTATTGGGCAACTTACAGGAAAGTTAGCTATTACAAGTGCTGATGAGATTGAGAAAGAAAAGAATCGTATTAATGATTTTGAATGGATTAATCGTTTGAAGTCAGTAAAAAAGAATAGACGTGAAGTACCTACATTGTCTGAAATTAGTGAAAATATCTTAGACACATTCTACTATGCACCCCATGAAGATTGGTTAAATGACAACATTTCTCGTGAAGCTTTGAGCAGGTATGAGATTGGTTATTATGGATTGACCAATCAAATCGTAATTCCACATCGAGACAAAGACAATCGGTTGATTGGAATTAGAGGTCGTTATCTTGATGAATCTGATATTGAAAGAGTAGGAAAGTATGTTCCGCTTCAAATAAGTGGGAAGTTTCTTAGTCATCAATTAGGTTCAAATCTATACGGAATCAATGTTACCCAAAACAAAATTAAATCAATACGAAAAGCAATGCTGCTTGAATCAGAAAAAGGATGTATGCAAAATTATTCGTACTTTGGAGAAGATTCATTTGCAGTAGCAACTTGCGGAAGTAATATTACTGTCACTCAGCAAAAATTATTATTGCAATATCTCAAATGTGAAGAAGTGATTGTGGCTTTTGATAGAGAATACCAGGATGCACATTCTTTTGAGGCAGAGATTTATTATAACAAACTTGTAAAAAAAGTAGCAGGATTAGTGCCATATTGCAAAGTTTGTTTGTTGTTAGACAGTGAGAATAGATTGCCTTATAAAGCCAGTCCTACAGATATGGGGAAAGAAACATTATTGGAATTATTAGATGAGAAGATTGTTATCACAATGGATGAAGTTAATAGAGTGTTGAAAGAATCAAAGAAGGAGAAGTAATTGCAAGAATTAAAAGATAGAGTAAGACCTGTAACTGATAAGGACAAAGGTTTACCTACATTTTCATATAGTAAAATTGAGGTTTTTAAAAACTGTCCTCTTCAGTATAAGTTTAAATATATGGATAAGAAGTATTCACAGGATACTTCAATTGCACTTGAGTTAGGTAGTCTGTGCCATTATGTTTTGGAACAGAAGGGCAGGATGATTGCTTCTGGTCAAGCGGTAGATTATGACAAGTTAAATAATATTCTACAGAATGGAGTGACCGAAACAGACGAAAAAACAAAAGAAGAATTATTAGGTGTAGCACAGCTAAGAAGAAAATATTTTGAAGTATGGCACGAAACTGATAATGCGAGTGGTGCTTCATATGAAGAAAAAATAAAACTATTTGATAAAGTGTTACATGAAGAAATGGAAGATACTACTTGGCAGCCTACATATTTTGAAAAACCTTTTGAATTTGTATGGAATAACAAAGTTATTCTAAAAGGTTTTATTGACCGAATTGATGTAAAGGATGGTCAGTATAGAACGGTTGATTATAAGACTTCCAAGAAAATATATGATCAGAGTAAATTGGCAACTTCATTACAGTTTGGAATTTATGCCTTGGCAATTTTAAACGAATTTGGTGAATTGCCTATTGAATCGCAGTATAGATTCATCCTTATAGATGATGAACAATATGCTCTTACAAAAGGATGGGAAAAGCGTTTAATTAAAGCACTTGATAAAGTGTTTGGTGATATTGAAGCAAGTGAGAATAAAAATCTGTTTATTCCGAAGCCCACGCCATTATGTCATTGGTGCAATTTCTGCACAACAAATCCAGAAGCAACTATTTATAAAAATGAATGTGAATATTATTCAAAGTGGACACCAACTCAAAAGACATTTGAAGTCAATAAAAAGTGGAATGCTTTGGAGAATAATAATACAGAGAAGAAAAGAAAGTTGGTATTTTAATGACAGAAGAAAAACTAAAAATGATTGAGCCTATTTATGACTCGTTTGAAAATGAAGATATTAAAGATTTCTGTAAACTCTTGGTATCAGAACTTCCTTTGTATTGGTGGGAAGTACCTGCCTCGTCTACAGGCAAGTACCATCCTGCATACGCATTAGGCGATGGTGGATTGATGAGACACAGTATTGCAGTTGTACGATTCCTTAATTGGTTTTTCAGTCTTGAACAGTATCAGAACAAATTCACCGACAGAGAAAGAGACTTATTAAGATGTGCTGGTTTAGTGCATGATGGCAGAAAATCAGGTGCAAGTGATGATGTAAAGGAAGTATTTACAGTATTTGATCATCCGTTGTTAATGGCAGAAGCGGTTAGAAAGCACAAAGAAGATGCAGTTATTTCAGATAAAGAAATTGAACTGATTGCTAATGCGATTGAATCTCATATGGGGCAATGGACAACCTCAAACAAACCAAAAGATGCTGGAATTGTGCTTCCAAAACCATCAAATAAATATCAGGAGATTGTTCATTTGGCTGATTATCTTGCTTCACGAAAGCCGTTAGATATGGAGTTTGATGAGTGGAAGAAACCTGAGTTACCACCTTTAGATACTTATGTGTTGAATTTCGGTAAGTATAAGAATGAACGTCTTGTGGAGGTAGCACAAAAGGATAAAGGATACATTGATTGGTTGAAAGAGAATTATGGAAGAGAACCAGTTAGAAGCTTATTAAAACAGTTATAAGAGGAGGATTTGAGTGAGTTTTTTTGGAGTACATAACCATAGTGCAGAGGGAAGTAATTTAAGACTTCGAGATTCTATAAATAAAGTGCCTGAAATGATTGAGTATGCTCACTCATTAGGTCATGCTGGCATTTGCTTTACGGAACATGAGTCTATCACTTCCTCTTTAGATGCACTTAAATACTATGATAGTCACAAGGATTTAGAAGGATGGGAGAATTTTAAAGTTGTTCTTGGTAATGAGATATATTTGTGTACAGAAGATGTAACTGCCGAGAATAAATTTAATAATAGATATCCTCATTTTATTTTAGTAGCATTAAATGCTCATGGGCATCAAGGCATTAGAGAATTAAGTACAAAAGCTTGGACTAAGAACTCTTTTATGCATGTCATGATGCGAGTTCCTACCTATTATAGTGACCTTGAAGAAATGATGGTAAACTATAAAGGAGATATTATCGGAAGCTCGGCTTGTCTTGGAGGAGCTTTACCACATAGACTTTTACAATTTCAGGATTTAGAAAAAGCAAATCCAAAGGAATATGGAAAAATATGGCAATCTTGTAAAGATTGGATTGCATATATGAATGAGATATTTGGTGAAGGATACTTCTTTTTAGAGTTGCAACCTTCTCATATGATGGAGCAAATCTATGTCAATCACAAGTTAATTCAGTTATCAGAAGAGACAGGTACACCATATATCATTACAACGGATGCTCATTATCTTAAAAAAGAAGATAGACAGATACATAAAATCTTTTTGGAATCTCAAGAGGGTGACAGAGAGGTGGATGATTTTTATTCTACCACTTATATTATGAGTGAAGATGAAATTCATGAGTATATGGACGAATACTATGGTCACGATGTAGTTCAAAAGGGATTAGACAATACAATGCTTATATATGGAAAAGCAGAGTATTACAAACTCACAAAAGATCTCGATATTCCGTACATTCCATTAAATACTTCTGAACCAAACAAAGAGTTATATGAAAAGTTTAAGTATCAAATCCCTTTATTAAGTGAGTTTTATCATTCTAAATATGATTGTGATAGGCATTTAGTAAGAGATATTGTTGCTTATATTGACACAGATCCTTATTACCAAACAGACGAAGCTTATGAAAAAATAAACGAATGTCTTCATTATATAAAGGATTCATCCGAAAAAATGAAGGTTCGTTGGTCTAAATATCTTCTTCAGATTGCTATTGATGTGCAGATTGCTTGGAGTGCAGGTACATTAGTAGGGGCTGGTCGAGGTTCTGGTGTAGGTTTCTGTCTATTAAATATTCTTGGTATCACACAGATTAATCCGTTAAGAGAAAAAACAAAGACATATCCTTGGAGATTCTTGAATCCAGAACGTGCTTCTGTTTTGGATATTGATATTGATATATGTGGTTCAAAGCGTGAAGCAGTTATTCAGGCTATGAAAGATACATATGGAGAAGATAGAGTTAGCAAGGTTATGACACTATCAACTGAAAAGAGTAGAAGTGCTATCTTAACAGCAGCTCGTGGTTTGAAGATTGATAATGATATAGCTCAATATATTAGTTCATTGATTGTAGCCGATAGAGGTCAATTAAGAACTTTATCACAAATGTATTATGGTGATGATGATAATCCACCTGTACAAGAATTTGTTACAGAAATGAATAAATATCCTGAATTATGGGAAGCTGCACAGAAGATAGAAGGACTTGTCAATGGTGTAGGTTCACATGCAGGTGGAATTATTTTAGTTGATAGACCATTTACAGATACAACAGCACTTATGAAAACAAATTCAGGTGATGTTATTACTCAATTTGATTTACATATGTGTGAAGATTGTTCTCTTATTAAAGTCGATCTGCTTTGTATTGATGCTTTGGATAAAATGCAAGCAGAGTTGGAACTGCTTTTGGAGAATAATGTAATAGAGTGGCAAGGTTCATTGAAAGCTACTTATGAAAAATATATTGGCGTATATACTTTGGAACGTAATGCTAAAGATATGTGGGAAATGCTTTGGAATCACAAAGTAATGTCATTCTTTCAGATGGAGAAAGAGAGTGGTGTACAGGCGGTTGCATTGGCAAAACCTTCTTCTGTCGATGAATTAGCAACCATTAACTCAGTATTGCGACTTATGGCACAGGAAAAAGGTGCTGAAACACCATTACAGAAATATGCTCGTTTTAGAGAAAATATCCAGTATTGGTATGATGAAATGACTGAATATGGTCTGACACAAGAAGAACAAGATATTTTGAAAGATATTATTGGAGTATCATTTGGTATCTGTGAAGCCCAGGAGTATTTGGTACTTTTAACAATGCATCCGAAGATTGGTGGTTTCTCACTAGCTTGGGGTGATAGGTTAAGAAAAGCGGTTGCAAAGAAGAAACCAAAAGAGTTCTTGCAATTACAAGAAGAGTTCTTTGCTAATGCGAAAGAGAAGAATTTATCAAAGAATTTAACGAACTATGTGTGGAATGTGCTTATTTGCACCCAGAGAGGGTATGGATTCAATAAAAGTCATACACTAGCCTACTCGATTATAGGTCTTCAAGAACTGAATTTATGTTATAAATACAGTCCGATTTACTGGCAGACAGCGAATTTAATTGTAGATTCTGGCGCAGTAGATGAAAATGCAGGTGATTCTACCAATTATGGAAAGATGGCAGTAGCAATAGCGGCTGTTCAAAAAGAGAATGTTAAAGTAGAACTTCCACTTATCAACTCAGCAGACTTTGGTTTTAAAGCAGATGTTGAGAACAATCGTATCATTTTTGGACTAAAGGGTATTAATGGTATAGGCGATGATATTGTACAAGCAATTATTCAGAACAGACCATTTAATTCTATGGAAGATTTCGCTCGTAAAATGCTTGATACAAAGCTTATTACCAAGTCAAAAATGGTTCAATTAATTAAAGCTGGTTGCTTTACAGAATTGCACTCATCAGATAGAAAAGAAACAATGCGTTGGTATTTAAAAAACTATGCTTTTACTCCAAGTGACAAAATTACAATGCAACAGTTCGCAAAAATGACAGAATTGGGTATTATTCCTGAATCATTAGATTTAGCAAAACGTATGGTTAATTTCAAAAAATATGTTTTAGATGATGAAGGATTGTATGAAAAGCATATAGATGAAGGAAAGAAAGTACCAAAAAGAGGATATCATGATGGTTATTATATTCTCGACAACAATTCTCAGCCTTTCTTCAAGGAACATTTCACAGAAGACTCAGTAGTTAAAATAAAAGGAGAATATTATATCGTATCAGAAAAATTGTTTACTAAAGAGGTTGATAAATACATTCAGCCATTAAAGGATTGGTTTGACAATACTGATACATTAAATCTCTATAATGAAGCTTTATTTAAAACTGTTTGGAATCAATATGCTGATGGTACATTACCTTCTTGGTCTATGCAAGCATTAAGTTTCTATGATGGTGAGCATGAATTGGAGAATATTAATGAAGAACTATATGGCATAGTTAATTTCTTTGATTTACCAGAAGAACCAGAACCTTACGATTATTACACTCGCTATATTGATGGCTCACCAAAGAAAATGCCTAAATTTAAGATTTCAAGAATAGCAGGAACAGTTATCAATGCTGATAACTTGCATTGTATGGTTACACTTCTTACAAAATATGGTGCAGTACATGTGAAGTTTAATAAAGGTCACTATGCATTTTATAATAAGCAAATTTCAGCAAAGCTTGATCCAAATAGTGATAAGAAGACTGTACTTGAAAGAAGTTGGCTAAGTAGAGGTTCAAAGATTGTTGTGGCAGGAATCAGAAGAGATGATAGTTTCAGACCAATGATTTATAAAGACACAATTTATCAGCACACAGTAAACAAAGTTCAAGAGATACATTCAGATGGCACATTGCTACTTCAATCTGAAAGAACAAAAGTTGATTAAAAGGAAAGTGAGGACTAATGGCATCAGAAAATAGAATAAAAATTATATGTAGTGTAGAGAGAATACGATTTTATAAAAATGAATTTGGAATTGCTGTTGTCTCAGTAGATAAGGTCAAAGAGGGTAAACCTAAGACCGACAAATTCAATCAAATCATAATCAAAGGTACAATGCCACAGTTGGTTGAAGGTAATCCATATGTATTGGTGGCAGATTATGTAGAAGATCCCAAATGGGGAGGACAATACAATATCATATCAATCTATAGTGCCATTACCTTTAATGAGAATGACAAAGTTGGACAGAAGAAATTCTTGTCCACTTTGTTCACTCCACTTCAGATTGAAAATATGTATGATGCATTGGATGATCCATTTGATTCTTTGAAGAATAACAAGGCAGAAGATTTGGTAAAGGTCAGAGGTTGTGGACTAGACACGGCTGCACGATGGATTGAAAGATTTAATCGGAATATCCATTTAGCAAAAATCTTCTCAGAGTTGGAACAGTATAACCTTACGAATAATATGGTGAATAGATTAATGGAACGATATAATTCACCTGATTTAGTTGTTGAAAAGGTTAAAAATAATCCATATATCTTATGTAACGAAGTAAAAGGAATCGGTTGGAAAACGGCAGATAAAATAGCACTTGATAGTGGAATGGAAGAATTTTGTTCTCAACGTATTAGTGCCTTTATCTACAAATACCTTGAAGATTCTGGTCAGAATGGTTGTTCATGGATCACACCTGACGAGTTAATGGGTGCAATTATTGATGAACTTGGCGAAGATGTTCCTGATATGAATATTACAGAAGCAATTCATGATATGGGTGATGAGCTGTGGTGGAATGAAGATAAGACACAGATTGGTCTTAGAAAATTCTACAATATTGAAGATAAAATTGCCAAAGAATTAATCCGATTAAGAGATGCAAAATCAGAGATTACATATGGCGATTGGGAAGATACAATCAAGCATGTCGAACATAAGAATGGTTGGCAGTTTACAGAAGAACAGCGAATGGGTGTAAAAGAAGCACTTGAAAACAATGTAGTTGTTATTCATGGTGAAGCTGGAACAGGTAAGAGTTCATCCGTGTCTGCTTTTCTTGAAGCATTGAAAGATTATGTATATGTACAGTGTGCTTTATCTGGTCGTGCAAGTTCTCGAATGGCTGAAATCACAGGAGAAGAAGGATATACAATTCATAGATTGCTTAAATATCCTTGTACTGATGATGGGGGCAAGAATGGTTTCACATATCATGATGAAAACCCATTGGATGTTGACATTGTAATCGTAGATGAGATTTCAATGGTTGATGCTTATCTTTTCTATTATCTTTTAAGAGCAATTCCTTCAGGTGCAAAGCTTATCTGTCTTGGAGATATGGGACAGTTAGAGTCAATTGGGTGTGGCAACATTGCGTTTGATATGATCAATTCTCCTGAGATTCCCACTGTATATCTTAGTCAAGTACATAGACAAGCAGCAGCTTCAGCTATTGTTACAGAGGCAAGACGTATTCGTAAAGGAGTACAGATTGTAGAAAAAGATTGGGTTGGTACAGAGACAAGAGGAGAATTGCAGGATTTATCATTAGATTGTTATTCAGATAAGAGTAATACTTTCTATAAAATAATGCAGAGATTTTCAGAAGCAATGAACACAGAGAACTTCAATGTTATGGAAACTCAGATACTTGTTCCTGTTAAGAAACAAGGTGATGCTTGCACTTATAACATCAATAATACGATTCAGGATTTATATAATCCAGAAGACGACAATAAAGAACAGATTGAGGTTGTATCACAGGGCAAAGTAACAATTCTTCGAGAAGGAGACAAAGTTATCAATACACAGAATACATACAAAACCAATCCACCTATCTTTAATGGTAATCTTGGTATTATTAAAAAGGTATTTCCAGAAGATAAAGCAGTGCTTATTTCATTTATGGGTATTGGAGAGGTATACGTAGAAGGAACACAAGTTAATAGTATTGAACTTGGTTATGCGATTACAGTTCACAAGTCTCAAGGTTCTCAGTTCGATCATGTTATTTTCGGCATTGATTTTTCATCATATTCCCTTTTAACAAGAGAATTATTATATACAGGAATTACAAGAGCAAAGAAAAAATGTGATTTGGTTGCTCAAACTGGTGCTTTGAGAATGGCTATCAGTAAAGAGGGCGTAAGTAAGAAACAGACTCACTTACAGCAGTGTTTGTATGACACAGCTCATCCAAAATTAGTATTTTAAGAGAATAATACAATAGAGGATTTCTGGAATGCCCATAAATAGGGCATTTCAGAGACTTAAAAAGCCAATGAAAGACGGATTTCATACCGTTATCAACACAATATATAGTGGCTGGATAAACATACAACTGCTATATATAGTATATAACAAAGGAGGTGATTACTACATATATGAAATTTTATGAACGATTAGAACACTGGTCATATTTATTAAAATCAAAAGCATTATATCATGAGCTGAAATATTATGTAAAGAAACGACAAACACACATCAAACAATTATATGGTTTTAATAGTAGAGGGATTGGCAAAACATATAATCTGATGAAGATTAGTGGTAAGTATAAAATTCCTGTTATTGAACCGATGGGAAGCACAGCAGATTATGCATATAAAATGCACTTAAAATTCAATCCAATTGTACTTACACCAAGTCAGTTGAGAGGGAGAGTACAGCCAGGAACAATTATATTGGTTGATGAAAAACAATTATTTAATGAAAATGCTAAATCTGAATTAGATAGATATATACAAGTTGGATTTGAAACAGAGAATTAAATATAAGGAGAATACTTTATGAGTTCAACAAGAGACAATACATACACAAATACAAATAACAGAACATTTTATCTTTCTGACGATGTAGATAATGAATCTATTGGAAAATTGATGTGGGATCTTTTATATCAGATTCGAGAAGATGATCAGAAAGATGAGAAAGAGAAAGATTATAAGCGTGAGCCAATTAAACTATACATCAACTCGTATGGTGGATCTGTTTATGATATGTGGGGATTAATTGATATTATTCTAAACAGCAAAACTCCAATCTATACATATTGTACAGGATATGCAATGAGTGCAGCTTTTAAGATTTTCTTAGCAGGGCATAAAAGATTTTGCTATAAACATTCAACATTTATGTACCATCAAATGAGTTGTTGGAGAAGTGGTAAATATCAGGATTTGGTAGAAGACAGAGAAGAAATGGACTGGCTGAATAAAAAGAATGAAGAATATGTAATCGACAGAACAAATCTCACAAAAGACGATATTAAGGAGATTCGTGAAAAGAAGAAAGATTTTTATGTTCATTCTGATGAGGCAGTTAAGTATGGAATTGTAGATGAAGTTTTATAAAGAACAGGAAATAATACAGTAATATGAAGCGACAGTTTCTTTGGAAGATTGGAGGTAATTATGCATTGTTATGAATGCCCATATACATCAAAAGTACAGAGAAAATATGGAGTGACGACACACTGCAATCTTGAACCAACAAATATGGATGTCACATTTCATGTGATGAAGAAAGACAATAATAAATTATGCCCATTTGTATGCAAAAGCACAAGATTTCTAGGAGTTAATTACGAGAAATATATTGACGATAAAATGGCACTGTGGATAAAAGAAAAATAACAAGACTCCATTATTTCATTGCTGCGATTTCATAATTTTCGTTGCATTTCTTAGAGCAATTCGCTCATCATTTCACAAATAAAAAGAGAATAAATAATCAGGAGGTGGTTCTTATAGAATGGTATGTTTATTATCATGACTCTAATGCACAAAAAATTATTAAATGGAATGTATTTAATCATGGTACTTTTGCAGAAAAAGTTAATAAGTTATTACAAGAAAATTTGTCAAGAGATGAATTTGCAGATGGTTTAAAAAAATATCTTATGTATTATATGTGGTCTAAATGTGAATATGAAATAATTTTATCATCTTGGACTGGACGAGCAGATGACATTAAGATTGATGTTTATGACCAAATAATGATGAATTTTGACAGGTTTGTTGATTATTGCTGGTCATTCAAGTCAGAAAAGCCTTGAAAATAAGGCGAAATTCGAGATGAAATTTCCAAGTAAATTGGACTTTCATTAGAATTAGAAAAATAGGAGGAAAAAATTTGAAAGCAACAGTAACAAGTATTACAGGATTTTATGGGGCATTCGTTTCAATGTTTATGAGCAAAAGAACTTGGACACCTGAATTAGACAAAGAGATCAAAGAAGTTTGTGATTCTGTATTGGATAACAATGGAAGACTGCGTGAAGAGCAGGATAGTGAAAATCTCGAAAAGTTTAATAAATGGCTTGGTATGCTACTTCGTATGGGTAAAAAACATATTACAGTTCTTAGATTTTTAGATATTGAAATTATGACAGAGGGGATGCATAGGGCTGGGCAGGACGATCTTGATAGCCACGCACGTAGATTTGAGAATCGAATTATTAGAAGCAGTACAAGATTAGCAACTTTCGCAGATGGGGAAGTGTCTGATTTTTATAAAGATAAAGTCCTTACAGATGGACAGGCATGCAAGAGTTTAGGATATGAACTGCCAAATGAGATTGAATACGAAGGAAAAACATATGTTAAATCCACAAATGGTTATGTATTAAAAGAATACGAGAATAACAAGGACGTAAAACGTGGTCTATATATATTAGGAATTCCAAGTAATTTTATCTCAAAGATTAATTTGTGTGAATGGGGACATGTATTTAAAGAACGTTGTGCTGATGGTGGAGCTAATCCAGAAGTAAAAGAATGGGCTGAACAAGTAATGAAACAGATTACAGAATTCCATAAAGATATTACAAGAGATTATGTTCTATCAATTCAGAACTAGAAATGTTCATTTCATAGGAGGCGATCATAATTAGAAATCCAGCACGTATAGATAAATTTACAGCAGAATTAAATAGAATATGGAAGAAATATTTTCCTGATTGGAGATACGGACAACTTATGATGAATTTTCTTGGATGGGTATCTTGCGACAAGAAAATTGATCCGTTTTTCATTGAGGAAAATAAGATGCTTACATATTTAAAAGAATATTGTGGAGAGGAAGTGGACGATGGAAACAGTAATTAGTTTATTTAAACAGATACAATCTACGAGCAGTTTAAATGAGAAGAAAGTGATTATCAATGACAATAAAGATAATGAATTATTCAAGAAATGTTTAAAATTTCTATGTGATTCTAATATACAAACTGGTTTGTCTACCAAGAAAATTTCTAAGAAAGTTCATCCATCAAATTATATTTTGGCAGAATTTGAAGATGTTATACAATATTTGAAAACTAATAATACAGGAACAGATTATGATATTTCAATGATACAAAGTTTTATCAATGAGCAACCTAAAGAATATCGTAGTTTTTACATAGACTTAATTACAAAGAAATTCCGTCTTGGATGTGATAAGAAAGTCGTCAATAATGTTATTCCTGGCTTAATCCCATCTTGGGACGTACAGCAAGCTTATCCTATCTCTGAAAAGAACGAGCCTAAAGATGGTGAGTGGTTTGCTCTATCTCAAAAACTTAACGGATCTAATGCCGGATGGAAACACGGACAATTGATAAGTAGACAAGGTAAGCCATTTACAGGACTTGATCATATAATCAAAGACCTTAAAAGACTTCCTAATATAGATAATTTCTTTCTTAATGGAGAATTAATTCGTAAAAATTATGATAACCTTTCTGATAATGATAATTTCCAGTTAGGAACTGGCATTATCAATTCTGATGATTCTGATAAATCTTGTATTAAATTTGTAATTTATGAAATACTCCCAGTCGAAGAGTTTATACATGGTGAAAGTCAATTGACGTATCGGCAACGCAGAACTCAGTTAATTAACCCTCTTACTGTAGCCATTTCGAGACTGAATACCGACAATCTTGAAGTTGTACCTATTATATATGAAGGAACTGATAAATCAGTTATTCCATTATTACTTGATAAAGCAGATAAAGACGGTTGGGAAGGTCTTATGCTTAATAAGGATACTAAATGGAAGAATAAACGCAACAACGGGATTCTTAAAATCAAGTCATTTAAGCATTCCGATATTCGTTGTACTGAAATTATTGAGGGCGATGGTAAATATAAAGGTACATTGGGATTAATTAAATGTGATTATAAAGGGCATGAGCTTGGTGTAGGATCTGGATTTACAGATAAGCAGCGAGATTATTATTGGAATAATCCTGATGAGATTATAGGGAAAATTGTGCAAATTAAATTCAAAGCAGAAACTAAAAATAAAGATGGTGGAATTTCAGTTCAGTTCCCTATTTTCGAAATTGTGAGAACCGATAAAACAGAACCATCTTACAACTAATTGAAAGGAGAAGATGTGAGTAAATTAAAAGATAACATGTCGGATAATAAATTGGCAATAATTGCGGTTATTATCATTATAATACTTGCGTATGCTATAAGTTGGATTGTGACTTGTGGCATCATCAAACTTATTACATTATGCTTTGGGTGGACATTTAGATGGTCTGTGTCCACAGGCATTTGGTTAACGTTTATTTTGGCAAGAACAGTTTTCAAACCATCGAGCAAGTAAAGGAGGAATTTTATTTTTATACGAAAGTTAAAAGAAATATTAAAACGAGACACATTTTATTGTGTGATGTTAATGATTGTAATTATTTTACTGATTGTAAATATTATTGTTTTACATCATGTGAACAAAGCAGTAGATCAAACATATAACAAAGCATCAAAAGAAGTCGATCTTATCATTGAAGATCCAAATAATGACATTCAACCAATTCTTATTTATTCTAATCCAGTATCGAATTATGAAGTATCTAATGAGCCAAGAATTATCGAAATAGAAGATTATGGCATTTCTGAAATTAAAATTGAAGAAACAATTGAAACAGAAATCATAAATGATATTCCAACAACAATTGAAAAAGAGAATATAGAAATAACATATAACTCAGATAGTGTGCTGACAGCTTCCAAGGGAGTAAATTACTACAATGGTAATAAAGAAACATATTACAACTTAGATATGTCAGGCTGTGTATCTATTATGAGAAATATGGGGAACACTGATGAATATTGGGTGAGAGAAGATGGCTGTAAAATGCTTGGGAATTATATTATGTGTGCAGCAAATCTTGATATTCACCCACGAGGATCATTAGTGGAAACAAGTTTAGGAACTGCAATTGTCGTTGATACTGGTGGATTTGCTGACAGCAATCCAAATCAAATTGACATTGCGGTTAACTGGTAAGGAGGTATACACATATGCATAAAGTGTTTTGTATTATTGGACGAACTGCATCTGGTAAATCAACAATTGTAAGTGCAGTTGCAAAAGATATGAAGTTAAAAGTCTTGAAATCTTATACGACAAGAGCGAGACGTAAGAATGAAGTTGGAAAACATTGTGATCACACATTTATTTCTGCTGACGATGTAAATAAATATATAAATGACATGGTTGCCTATACAGAAAGATCAGGCTATTGTTCTTTCGCAACAGAGTCGCAGTTAATGAATTCTGACTTATATATCATTAATCCCAGTGGTTATTCAGACTTAATTAACACGACAAGAGATATTCCGAATTTACAGTTGATTGACATTTGGATTGACTGTGACACTGACCAGTTACAGCTTCGATCGAAGAAAAGGTCTACAGCAGATAATTGGCAAGCTAATTACATAAAAGAAGAGGAAGAGTTTAATAAGATTTATTCTAATATTGATCCAAAACATTCATATCATGTAGACAACAATGGAGATATATCAGAAGCAATTGGAAAAGTCGAAAGTATTATATTATATGAGCAGCATTTAGCTTAGAGGTGGTGAGAGAAAGATGTTTGAGAGTTTCTGTAAGCATAAATCTTACAAAATAATCAGATGTGAAAAGAGTGAACATAAATATACATGTCAGTGCATGAAATGTGGCAAGCAGTTTGAACTGCCAAAAGCACCTGATGAGATGTATACCATTGGACAGGTTGTAAAACTATGGTAAGGAGGTAAATATGTTTAAAGAGTATTGGATTGAATTAGATACCATTGATGGAGCAAAGCAATTAAATGCAATTGCGCTCAGTTATGAAGAAGATATAGATATTATTAAGGGTAGGTATGTCATTGATGCAAAATCAATTCTTGGTATCTTCAGCTTGGATATTTCGAAGCCAGTGAAAATAAAGATTCATTCTGATGATCTATCCGTATTGGATAAGTTCTATCAGGATATTAAAGATTTTGTTTTGTAAAATATTATATATAAAGAAGAGGTGATTTTAGTGAGTCGAATACGTGATTTGTATATCGATTATGACTGATGGGTGCATAGTTAATACGATTAAAGCCATATGTGAGATGTACAATGAAGATTTTAAATACTATAAAAAGTTTAGGCATATTGATTGGTGGGAAATTAATACGTGGAATTTTGAAGAGTGTAATTGTGCTAAACCATCGTATATTGATTCATATTTTAATCAGCCAAGATTTTTCCGATATATCACTTATATGGATTGGGCGAAGGAGATATTAGATGAACTGAAAGAAACTTATAAGATAAGTATTGTTTCTGCTGGGTATAGTCCAAATCTATATGGTAAATCAATTTGGATTAAGGAGAATTTACCATATTGTGATTTTATAGGAGTTAATTTGAAACAATATAAAAATAAAGGACATATAGATATGAGTAATGGTATTTTCATTGATGATTCTTACAATAATTTAATCTCATCAAATGCAATGATTAATATATGTTTTGGAGATATATATACATGGAACAAAGATTGGCAAGGTATAAGATGTAAAAATTGGCATGATGTTAATGATTTTTTAGGAGGTTTAGTTAAGTAGTGAAATATATGACAAGCCATGAGTTAGCGAAAGAACTATTGAGTAGACCTGATCATATGATAACCGCAACACATGGAAACAGAGAATATAGTATTAGAGATTATCAGATGGCAGTAGATTACCGCAACTATGATGACTCAACAACTTATTGGACTCTGAATTTGTGCTCAGAGAGAATTATATAAGAAAGGAATGTATATGAGCATTGCATTAATAGGGCAAGAATGTAGTGGTAGACATACTGTGTTAAATGAATTATTGGCTATGGGATACGATACCATTAGATATTATACGACAACTCCTGATTACGGATACGATAATAACTATCATATTAGCGACAAAGAATTTTGTGAAATGATTGATAGTGAGCAGTTCCTATATTGGGAAGCTTTTGAAACAAATGATGGCATTAATTATATCGGAACTAAATATTCTGATTATGCTGGTGGGAATAAAGTTGTCATAGTAGAAGATATGGCAAAGTTACATACATTAGTTTCGTACTTCCCAGAGTTTAAGTCTATTTATTTAAAGGTAGATAAACATGAAATTAATAATCGAATAATGTCTATATATACTACAAAAGATGCCGTTAAAAAGGTGAAAAAGCGTAACAAGAAGTTAAAGGCGAGAAACCAAGGGATGGAAACACTTGCTGATTGTATAGTTGATAATTATGGCAGATTACCTTATCAAACAGCAGTGATATGCAAGTGGTTTGATCAAGAGTAGGTGAAAAGGTTGAATTCTTGTGAAATCAGGAAAGGAGATAAAATGGACGTTAGTAAAGCAAAATATGAAGTAAAAACAGCAATGACAAACGATTTATTAAAAGCAGAAGAGTATATCAATTCACTTGGTGTTGAAACAAGAAAACCAGGTGATGATGACAAATTTAGAAGTATATACGATGTGTTGAGTGACATTGTGACAGTATGGAACAATAATCCAACCATCGGCAAAGATGTAGAAGAGTTCTTAGCTGGTAATCCTGAGACTTCTGATGAATTAGATGAATTTCTAAGCCACTATAATTTGGATGGAATTATGAGAAACAGATAGGAGGATATATATTGACAAAAGTAATTAAAAGAGATTGTACAGAAGTTAATTTTGATAAATCAAAAATCTCAGTAGCAATTCTTAAAGCAATGAAAAATGGTTCAGGTATTGTAAAACAAAAGATTGCAGAAGATATTGCAGGCGAGATTGAAAATGAATGCAAGGATAAAGACGAAGTAAGCATCTCTGATATTGAATCAATGGTTTATGATAAATTGATTACTAAAAAGCAGAGACTTACTGCAAAAGCATACGAGGGATATAGAAGTATTCGTGAGTTTCAGAGAGAAAATGAGAATACAACGGATTCCGAGATTCGTGACCTTGTAGAAGATAAAGACGAATATTGGAAGGATGAAAATGCAAATAAAAATCCAGTATTAAATCCTACCAAAAGAGATTATATTGCTGGATCTGTTAGTACAGATATGACAAAAAGATATTTATTATCTCCTGAAATAATTCAAGCTCATAATGAAGGACTAATTCATTTTCATGATGCTGATTACTTCTTACAGCATATGCATAACTGCGGATTAGTAAATTCTGAAGATATGCTTCAAAACAATACAGTTATTAGCGAAACTCTTATTGAAACACCACATAGCTTTTCAACTGCTTGCAATATTGAAACACAGGCAATTGCACAGATTGCTAGTAACCAATATGGAGGACAGAGCATTTCTCTAGCACATCTAGCTCCATTTGTTAATGTGAGTAGAAAATCAATCAAAAAGAAAGTAACAGAAGAATTATATGATAATGGATTGATTAGTGAGTATAATGAAGACCTTGCGGAAGTCATTAATATAACAAATAAACGATTAAAAGAAGAAATAGAAAAAGGTGTTCAAACAATCCAGTATCAGTTGGTCACGCTTATGACAACAAATGGACAAGCACCTTTTATCACAATTTTTATGTATTTGAACGAAGCAAAGAACAGTCAAGAGAAAGCTGACTTAGCGATGTTAATCGAAGAAATGCTTCGTCAGAGAATTCAAGGGGTAAAAAATGAAGATGGCGTTTACATTGCTCCTGCATTTCCAAAGCTTATTTATGTATTAGAAGAAGATAACATTACAGAAGATTCTAAATATTGGTATCTTACAGAATTAGCTGCTGAATGTTCATCTAAGAGACTTGTCCCTGATTACATATCCGAAAAAATGATGCTTGAATTAAAAGGTGATGTCTATACCTGTATGGGGTGCGTTGATGGAAAAGAACTTATTACATATAAGATTAAGAATAATTTATATGTAGAATCATTTGAGAGAATGTGGAGGAGGTTGTCTGATTCATTTGAAATCAAACATCAGTATTCCGAATCTAATCCTAATTTATATATGGATTTATCAGAAGTAACGATTTATGATACAGAAAAAGGATTTGTTGATACAAAAAGAATTATTCGTAATGTATCAAGTGAATGGTTGGATGTGGACTTTTCTAATGGTAGAAGATTATTGTGTACAATAGATCACCCATTAACATTAAGAGATGGTAGAAATGTACACGCATCAGAATTGAAACTTGGAGACAAAATCTTAATCAACTCAAATCAATATAATGAAGAATCAATTCTATTTAATGCTGATAAAGCATGGCTATTGGGATTTATGTTATGTGATGGATGTTATCAAAATAACCATGTGTTTGCATCTATTGCTGCAACAGGAGAAGATGAAATTGAAGAAAAATTTAGCAATACATTTACTAAGTATTTCGGTCTGAATGTTAAAACAATTCTACAAGAACGTGGTAAAAAAGGAACATACAAAGATTTATGTGCAATTTCAGATAATAACGGTGGAATTCAATATGTGACAAATTATTTTACATCAAAATTTGGAGGTATCAATAAAGCAAATAGACAAATTCCAAATGAAGTATTCTCATGGAATTATGAAGCGAAGCTTGCCTTTTTTGCAGGAATGATTGATGCAGACGGATATATCAATTCACATCAAAATGAAAATAACTTTTCTACTGTTCAAATCGGCTCTACTAATAAAGAATTAGCACTTCAGCAAATGGCGTTAGCACAATCTATTGGAATCCCAGCTAAAATTTATCATAATCATTACACAAAGAAAAATCCAGAATTAATTAGATATAGGGTTGAATTTTATCCAACTGATGAATTAGTTAATTACATTGTATGCAAAAAGAAATGTGATAACTATATTGAATCAAATGTATCGGGATATGCTATTGAATCAGAGGTCATCAAGATTGATCCGATTCATAAAGAAATGTATAGTTATGATGTGACAACATCTAGTGAGCATTTTGAAGTTAGTGGTATTTATAGCCACAATTGCCGAAGTTTCCTTACTGTAGATAGATTTACAGATAAAGTAGGGAATATTGCAAACGCAAAGAATTTTGATTCAAACAAGCACAAATATTATGGACGATTTAATCAAGGTGTTGTAACAATTTCTCTTCCAGATATTGCTTTCTCATCTGACGGAGATTTTGATAAGTTTTGGGAAATCTTTGAAGAAAGAACGGAATTATGCCATAAAGCATTAAGAGCAAGACATGAGCGATTACTTGGTACGTCTTCTGATGTAGCACCTATTCTATGGCAACATGGAGCATATGCTAGATTAAAGAAAAATGAGAAAATCGACAGACTTCTTTATGATGGTTATTCTACAATATCACTTGGTTATGCTGGTTTATATGAATGTGTAAAATTTATGACTGGTCATTCTCATTCTGATGAAGGGATTGGCGAAGAATTTGGATTAAAGGTTATGCAGGCGTTAAATGATAAATGTAATCAGTGGAAACAAGCTGAAAACATTGACTATAGTTTGTACGGAACACCGCTGGAAAGCACAACTTACAAATTTGCAAAGTGCCTAAAATCTCGTTTCGATAACGATATCTTTGAAAAATTAGATGGTTTTGATAGAAATTATATTACTAATTCATATCACATTCCTGTCTTTGAACATATCACGGCATTTGAAAAGCTAAGAATCGAATCAAAATTCCAGAAATTAAGTCCAGGAGGAGCAATTTCATATATCGAAGTGCCAAGTATGAGTCATAATATTCCTGCTATATTAGAAGTCATTAAGTTTATTTACAACAACATCATGTATGCAGAGATTAACACAAAGAGTTGTTATTGTGAAAAATGTGGCTTTGATGGTGATATTCCTCTTGTATCAGACGAAAATAATAGACTTAAATGGGAATGTCCTAGCTGTGGGAACACTGACAATACAACAATGGATATAGCATTTAGAGTTTGCGGTTATATTGGTACTGCAAAAAATGGTGGTAATCAGGGTAGATATGGTGACATTCATGATCGTGTTTATCATTTGGACGACATGGAATATACGGAGGATTAAATATGAGATATTCAAGTATACGTAATCTTGATATTTCTAACGGTGAGGGAGTTGGAGTCTCCCTCTTCGTTCAAGGATGTCCGTTCCATTGTTTCAATTGTTTCAATTCTGAAACATGGGATTTTAATGGTGGTAAAGAATGGACAGAAGAAATAAAAGATAAATTTATGAAAATAATTGATAGACCATATATTAAACGAGTATCATTCCTTGGTGGTGAGTGCCTAGCTGAACAGAATTTAGATGGGGTTTTAGATTTAATTAAGGAAATCCGTATTTCTTTTCCTGAGAAAACTATCTGGTTATATACAGGTTTTCGATGGAATTACATAATGAATTATCAACCTGTAGAAACAGATGATTTTGATTATTTTGATTATATTGAAGAATCTTATAATAACGGATTGATGGAAAAACGCAAGCAGATAATTTCTTTATGCGATGTCGTGATAGACGGAGAATATATAGATGAGCAGAAAGATCTCACACTCAAGTGGAGAGGTTCAAAAAACCAAAACTGCATTGATGTGAAGCAATCTCTCGCTCAAAGCAAAATGGTTTTATATTGTGATTAGATTAAAAGGAGGTATACTCTTATGGCAGTAGCAATTATAACATTTTTTCTTGGTTGCATTCTCGGTATAACCGTTGCATCGTTATGTAGTGCAGCCAAAACAGGTGATGATCTTATATCATCATGCACAGAAGAAGGTGAAGAACAATATCATATCTAATAGAGAAGTTTAAAGGTATTTATCGGATCAAAGCACCAATAGATATAAATACAAATGATTTCCCACGCAAAATTAATGGACAATATGAAGATATAGATTTATACATCGACTGTCAATTTGGCAATAAAGTATTCTACCAAAGTAATAGCACTTTGTTGGCATATATTCCATCGATCGGACGTGGCAGAAATATTATTCAAAAGATTCAAGAAACAAATCCGTCAATTATATATAATATAGAAGAAACAGATGAAGAAATTCTGTTTGAATTCAAATATGTCAATTCTGACAAAATTATTCCATTGTTAAAACCTAGAACCAATGGTGCAAATATATCACCATTCTCAAGCAAGAATTTACCACGAAATAATGAATATAGAATACCAGATGACGAATTGGATAAATACAAAGAAATAATCCAAAATGTACCCCAAAACAAGCTTCTCAGTATTAATGTTATACAGAATTCTTTTATTAAGTCATTGGTATCAAAGAAACATCCATTATCCGAAATAAAAGCTGATATGAGATTAAAAGGATTGCGTGGTAAGGAATACATACATTCTATTGGCAAGTGGGATAAGTATATTAAATATTTAAAGGAGAACTTATAATATGGAAACAATTAAGATAAAGTATTTTGATGATGAGATAGATAAAATTGAAAAGATTAGCAAAGGAGATTTGATTGATCTTCGTGCTGCCGAAACAGTAGAAATGAAAAAGGGTGAATTCCGGCTGATTTCTCTTGGCGTAGGCATGAAGTTGCCTAAAGGTTATAAAGCAAATGTGTATCCAAGAAGCAGTACATATAAGAACCTCGGTATCATTCTTGCAAATAGTGTTGGTCAAATAGATAATAGCTACAGCGGAGATAATGACTGTTGGAAATTCCCAGCTATTGCTATGAGGGATACCATAATTCGTAAGAACGATCGAATTTGTCAGTTTGAGATTCAGAAGATTCAGCCTGAGATCGAATTCGTAGAAGTTGATCACTTAGATGATGAATCAAGAGGTGGAATTGGATCTACTGGAACAAATTAAAGAGGTGAGCATATATAGAACAAACAGTGGAAATTAAGGATAAGATTAATCTTACCATTAAAGAAGCATCGATATACTCTAATATTGGAGAAACTACAATTAGAAAACTACTATCTTCAACGGCATGTCCTTTCTTATTAAAAGTGGGTAATAAACAGTTAATTAAAAGAAATGAATTCGAGAAATATTTAAATAGTAAGCATTTTATATGAGATTGATATAACAATAAGAATCTTTGTGTGGTATAATACATACACGCAGAGATTCTTTGCCTTATATAAAGGAGGAATTACGA